CGATAGTAAATGCAGGAACTGCATTAAAGAATGCTTATTTCTATATAGTATCTGCAGCAGGAACTACATTAGCAGAAAAACAAGATGCAACTTCTAATTATATTCCATCTGATAAAGGTGTTATGTATATTCCAGATAGTTGTACAATGGGTGATGCAACAATTACTGTTCCATTTGAAATTGCTGCACTATATGCGTGGGCAACTACTTATAATGTAAATAGATATTATGCTCCAGCCGGAGTTAAGAGAGGCGTATTAAATTTAGTATCTAATGTTATAAATAATTTAACTGACTTAGATGCTGAAGTAATCTATAATGCTGATGTTCCAGCAAACCCAGTTAAATATCTAACTAATTATGGATTTACTATATATGGACAAAAGACTATGGATGCTTCTCAAGTATTTACAAATAGAATTAATGTAAGTAACTTAGTTAATTATATTAAAATTCAAGGTAATATTATATTACAACCATATCTATTTGAATATACACCAGTTAGTACTTTCCAAAAAGTATATATGGATTTAGATAAATTATTATCTGGTTTAGCAACTCAAGAAGTATTATATGATGATTATCAAATAGTTTGTGATATATCAAATAATACCGTTGAAACATTAGCAAATCATGAATTACATGCTGCTATCGCTATTAGACCTATTAATGTAACTGAATATATCTATTTAGATTTAACTGTTACTGATAAGTTAGGAGGAGAATAATATGGAGAAGAGATTACCATTAAATATTCAATTATTTGCTGATACTCAATTAATGCCTTTAAGTGATGAAAACATTACACCAGTATTAACTCCAGACTTTTTCAATACAGATGATTATCAATTACAATTACAAGAAAACTTTATAGTAATATTTGAAAGTAAAGATGGATTTGATGGTTTTGAATTACTTGCTGCAAGTGTTACACTTCCTACTCGTAGTTATGAAGCACTTCAAGTAAATTATGCAAATAAAACTATAAATGTTGCTGGTCGTGTATCATTTAGTAATATGTCAATTGTAGTTAGAGATGTTATTAGTAAAGACACTGAATTACAACTTACTAAATGGGCTGAATCTATCCTATCTGTAAAGAAAGGTACTAGAGGAAGTATTGAAAAATACAAAGTTAATGTTGAAGTTATTCCACTAAGTCCAAATGGAGATAAAGGAAGACCTTCTATTGCTAGAGGTTGTTTCCCTGTAAGTATTAACTGGGGTGATTTAAGTTATGATAACACTGGAATCAGAACTTTAAATATTGAACTTGCAGTCGATGACTTTGCTCGTAAAGAAGTATGGACTGGCGCTGTAGACCAATCAAGCTTTGAAAGATAATTAGAATATTATAAAAAGAACTATTAATTTAGTTCTTTTTATTTTGCTTTAATAATTTCATAATATATAATAAGAGGTGGTATTAAATGAATTGATACCAAAAACATAATTATATAATAGAAGGAGAGAAAATATATTATGAATATAATTATTGAAGGACCTGATGCAACAGGTAAAACAACTTTAGCTGAAAAGCTACAAAAGAAATATGGAATGGGTTATTTACATAGCACTTCTAAAACACCTAATGATTTAAAATATCATATGGACTTATTAGATAAAGATAATATGGTATATGATAGATTTATGTGTGGTGAATTAGTATACCCAGAAATATATGGTAGAGAACCAAAAATGAATATCGATGAAATCTTACAAGTTATGCAAAAGATTGTAGATAATAATGATATTTTAATTATTATGTATGCATCTAATTTAGATACTTTAAAAGAAAGATTAGTTGCTAGAGGAGAAATAGATTATCTAAAAGAAATTGAACAACAAAATATTTTATTTCAAAAAGTTATTTATGTTTTAGATGCTTATGAATATAAACATTTCTTAGCTGTCGATGTAAGTAAAGCAGAAAATTATGATAAATTAGATAGCTATATTGATAGAGTATTTAATCAAAAAACAGTAAATATTCAATATAGACAAGCATGTAGAGATTTATTAGAAAAAGGACATGAAGTAGAAAGTCCAAACGCATCTAGAGGTAATTCATTAGAATTAAATAATTATATGTTTACTGTAGATGACATTGAAGATAATGTTGTTACTTTAAAAACTAGAGATACTTCATTAACTTATTTAGCCGCAGAATTATTATGGTATTGGCAAAGTAGAAATGATGTTGACTTTATAGGTAAATTTGCTAAATTATGGAAAAGAATATCTGATGATGGTAAAACAAGTAATTCTGCTTATGGTTATTTATTACAAGAAAAACATGGATTTAATCAAATAGAAACTATAATTGATTTATTACAAAAAGACCCATCATCTAGAAGAGCCGTATTAAATTTAAATGTTCCTAATCCTAATGTAGCAACTACTAAAGATGAAATTTGCACTATTTGCTTAAATTATTTTATTAGAGATGGAAAATTACATTGTACAGGAATGATGAGAAGTAATGATATTATATTCGGTTTGACTTATGATATTACTTATTTTACTCAATTACAAAAATATATTGCTAGAAGATTAAATATTCCTACTGGAAGTTATACTCATTTTGCAACTTCAATTCATGGTTATGATAAAGACTTTGATAAAATAAGAGATATTGCTAATGGAGATTTAACAACTATAGATAAAAGATTAGATATAGATTGGTTATTAACAGAAAAGAATATGAAAAAATTAACTGATTATGTAGATAATGAATTTGTATCTAAAGAAGATTTTACTGAACAATGTCAAACATTAGGAGTTATTAGAAGAAGATAATATGAAAGTAGCAGTAATTAAATTAGGAAGTAGAATAGCAATATCTTCTAGAGGAACTTCAGGAGGAACTGGAGAAGCATTATCAATTATAAAAATGTTGACAAATGCAAAAGTTGATGTAGATGTATATACTGAAATATTATCTAAAGATGAGATTAATGATTTAGATTTTAATATTTATAATATTGAAGATACATATAAAGATATAAATAATAAAGATTATAATGCTTTAATAGTATTAAATGGAAATGTTAATTATTTTGGAGGAGTTGATTCTCCTTCTCAAACATTAAATTATTATATAATTAATAATTTTAAAGGAAAAATATTCTATATTTTATGTGATTGTAATTTATTATTAAAACAAGTATGGAAATCTATTGAAAATAAAGATTGGGTAAATAATTATAAAAAAGATGATATAAATATTACTAGAAATGATATAATTTATATATCTCAACCTAGAGATATAAGCAAATTAAAAAACAAGCTCTCTAAGCTAGATATTATAATAGATGATATAATTCATTACCCATTTGAAAAGTTTCCTCTGGTGACATCAGAATACCTCCAGATTAATCCTAAATATGAATATGACATATCATATGGCGGAACATTTAGAGGAGGTAAAAGAGAGAAAGATATGGTTAAATTTTACTTTGACTATCCAGAAGATATTAAAGTAGAAATGTTTGGAAAAATAACGGAATCTAATTTTAATAAAGATTTAATAAAAGATTTAAGATTACCTATATTTAATAAAGCAGTTCCATATAATGAATTTAATAATAAAATGTCTAATTCATTAGCAACAATAATAATTGGAGACCCATTATATAAGCAATTAGATGACTTAGCTCAAAGAATATATGAATCTATATTAGTAGGAAATATAGTATTTATAGATAGTAGTTATGATTATAATAAAAGAGTATTTAAAAATGAAGAATTAATTAAATTTAATTATGTATCTAATAAAGAAGAAGTTATAGATAGAATAAGATTATTAAAAGAAAATGAAGAATTAAGAAATCATATAATAGAATTACAAAGACAAGATACTGAAATAGATATTAATAAATATTGTAATGATTTTGTTAATATAATAAAGGAGAAAATAAATTATGAATAAAGGAAATATAACAATTTTATCAGGAGGTTCTGGTAATACAGCAATAATTAATGCAATATTACCAAATCCAGATATTAATTTACAAATAATAACAAATGCATATGATTCAGGAAAATCAACTGGAATATGCCGTAAAATAACAAATACATTAGGAGTATCAGATATTAGAAAAAATCATTTTAAAGTATATAAAAATTTACATAAAGATGATTTAGATAATAATTTAGTAGAATTTTATAAATCTAGATTAGATTTAACTAAAGGAAAAGAATTAGAAGAGGTAAAAGATTTCCTAGAAAAAAATAATTTATCTAATCTTATTAAATATGCAGAAAAATTCTTTGAAAGAGAAGAAGCAAATAAATATGAATATAAAGATTTTAGCATAGCAAATATTATATATTCAGAGATGTATGCTGAAATTGGCTATAATATGACAAATGATTATTTTACTGATTTATTAAAAATACCTAGCTGTGTTAAAATAAATTCATTTGATGATGCATATATAAATGCAATAACTTATAATGGTAATATTATTCCAGATGAAGGAGATATTGTTGAATATAAAAATTCTGAAGATAAAATAAAAGATATTTTATATACGAATGTTACTAAATCAAATGGTTTAAATCCAGAAGTTGTAGATATAATTAATAATTCTAATTATATTATAATTTCTACTGGAACTTTCTGGTCTTCATTATACCCTACATTACATTATTTAGATTTTTATAAATTAATTAATAATTCTAATGCAAAGAAAATTTGGATTATTAATACTGAAGAAGATAAAGATTCTTATGGTGTAAGTAGTAATATGTTTATAGATAGATTAGAAGAATTAGGATTAGATTTATCTAACTTTATTATAGTAGAAAATCTAGATGCAATTGATTCATTAAAAGAAAAGAATGAAAAACATAATATATTATATAAACATTTAGGAAATATAAATGGTTTAAATGAATCAGATTTATTAAAAGAGTTATTTAGTGAAATAGAATAAGAGGTAATTATATATGATTAATTTATATGATTTTGATGATACATTATGGAGTAGAAATCCAGATGAGATAGAAAAATCTATTGAAAATATTAAATTACTAAATGAATTACCTGATACTTATATTGTGTCAGGTAATTCATATCAACATATTAAAGAAAAAATCGAGTTGGCTTTAGGAGATATAAATAATTGTAATATAAATATAATTGCGGATGCTAACACTAATTTATATAAAAATAATAAAATTATTTCAAGTATAAAAAATATGTCTATAACTAATTATGAAGAGATAATTAAAAAAATTGAAAAATTAGGTTATAAAAATAAAATGACAATATTATATAATATTAATAATGAACCTATAAATATAAAAATAAAACCTTTAGATAACGATGAAAGAGATTATTTATATTATGAATTAAATGATAATATAAATAAAGTAGTTAAAGCAGGTAAAACAACAATTGATATATTAAATATTAATAATAACAAAATAAATATTTTTAATTCTTTTAATATAGATAGAAATAACTGCATTTATTTTGGTGATGAAATTAAATATGGTAATGATAAAGATATTGCATTATTATGTAAAGAATATATTGAAATAGATTCTATATATAAAATGAATAAAATATTAAATAGAGGAAAATTAATTTATGGTTTAATAATTGCTGCCGGAAATCAAACAAGATTTAAAACAGATATTCCTAAAGCAATTATGCCTATAAATAATACAACATTATTAGATATAAATATAAAATCAATGTCAAACTATACAGATAAAATATATGTGGTTTGCTCATATAATAATAAAGATTATTTTGATAATTATAATACAATTATAATAAATTCAGGTAAAGGTTGTGGAGATGCTATTTTAAAAGCATTAGATTATTTATCTGATAATAATGATTGTTATATTAAATGGGGAGATTCATTACATTTAGACGATATTTATAATAGAATGAATATAAATAATAAAATGGTAATTCCTGTTAGATATGAAGAAAATCCATATGTTCAAATAATAGCAAATGAAAATAATAAAATAGAGAAAATATTATTTTCTAAATATGGAGAAAATATAACTGATGGTTATCATGATTTAAGTTTATTTTATGCAAATATTGGTTATTTAAAATATTATTTAAAAGAATTTGCTAATAAAATATTAGATAAAGAAACAAATTCATATATTCATAAGCATAATAATGAATTACAATTCTTAGATGTTTTTAATGAAACTGAAATAGAATGCTATATTGATATATTAAATGGAATAAATGATTATTCATTTAATACGTTAGAAGAATTTAATAAGTTATTTAATGAACAAACAAAATAAATTTCATAATATATAATAGAAAGGAAGATAATATGAAATATTTTATTGATTTTGAAGAACTAATTTATGCAAAAACAACTGAAGTTAAAAGTCCAATAAGAGGACATGAAAACGATGCTGGTATTGATTTCTTTGTACCAGATAATTTTGAAAAAGTTACACTACTTCCAAATGAAGATATAAAAATTGATTCTGGAATAAGAGTTATAGTTCCTAATAATTGGGCATTTATATTTAAAGAAAAATCTGGAGTAGCAACAAATAGAAAATTAACTTGCGGAGCAGCCGTAATTGATTCTGGTTATAGAGGTAATGTTCATTTTCATCTATTTAATAATGGAACAGAACCTCAAACAATTGAAGCTGGAGATAAAATAACTCAAGCATTAATTATTCCAGTGTCATTGTGTCAACCTAAAGAAATATCTTTAGAAGAATATGAAAAAATGTATAATGATACATCTAGAGGTTCTAAAGGATTCGGTTCAACTGGTACAAAATAAAAAGTAAGGAGATGAAATAATGGATTCAGAAAAAGTTTTTAATTATAATAAAGATATGGAATTTAAAATTTATATTAATTATATGCAATCTGGTGATAGTGAACCATATATATTTCGTGATATTTTAACAATTAATAATTTAGACTTTATAAGAAAATCACAATTAACTGGAGATTATAAAAATGATTTATATGTATATTATAAACAAGTAATGTCTAAAATTTATAGAAAATATGGAAAATTAAAACCTGGAAGTGAAGTTGCAATAGTAAATGATGAAGTATTATATGTAAATGATTTTAATCCATTTGAAAAACCATTTAGATATGAAAAAGATTTAGATAGTCCTGATAATCTTAATTATCTAGATGAAAGAAATAAACCTGGTGAATACTCTTTTATTTAGATAATAAAAATATATTATAAAAATAAAACATTCACCAGAATGTCTCTAAATAGTCAATATTAATTATTGACTATTTTAATTTAATTTATTAAAAATTTTCATTAATTATAGAAAGGAATTAGACAAATAAGGAGGTAATTTATGTTAAATATTCAATTATATAATAGAACTAAAAATACTTCTGGTTACATAGATAAATATGGTATAATTCAACACGATTTAGATGCTTATTGGGTTACTACAGATTATATGCAAGTTACTCCAGAAAGCAAATGTACTTATAATGGTCTTAGTTTTGTAGATGAAAATCAATATGGTGCATTTTATGATATAGACATGAATTTTATGTCAACATTTAATTTACAAGCAGAGGAAACAGAAATAACAATTCCTGATAATGTATATTATGTTAGATTTAGTTTATGTCGTCATACTAAAATGAACTTATTTAGTCAAGAATTAGAAGTAGGTTCAATAAATGAAATATCTGGTTCTAATGAAGCAGGAGATACATTTAGAAGAACTATTGGTTATATAGATGCTGATAATTTATCTGATATAATTCCAGGTAATAAATATACAATATCAACAACTTCTCCTGTATATCAAATGGTATTATATTATTATCGTAAAGCTCATGATGAATCTATTATTTATAATTCTTATATGACAACTCCATTTAATGAAGAAATAGATGAATGCACTTTTACAGTTCCTAATATAGAAAACCTTTATGGAATAAGAGCAAAATTTTATAATCCAGAAGGTATTGATTTTAATGTAATGTTAAATTCAGGAGAAAATTCATTACCTTATGTTCAATATACAGAAACAAATAATGATGATACAACTACATTTAATTTTTATATCTGGGCAGAAGCTTACACTGGATTTAGAGATGAGTTATATCATTGGATGAAGGAAACATTATCACCAAATTTAACTGAAGGTGATTTAGATATTATAGTTAAATTAATGTGTTATATATTTGGTGATTTATCTGGTTTAGTATATAATTTAAAAGCACAAATAGACCCAGATAAAGCAGAAGAAATATATTTAAGACATTTAGGTTCAAATATTGGTTATGAATGGAATAATGCATTAACTGCAGAAGAACAAAGAGAAGCAATTAAATTATATATTGATTTACAAAAGAAGAGAGGTACAGTATTTAGTTTACAAAACTTAATTGCTGTATTTGGACAAGATAGAGATAGTTATTATTCTACATCTGATTTAAGAGGAGTTAATATTATTGAAGGTGGAAAAGATGGAGAACCTGTTGGAACAGCAGATTCTAATGGATTATATCCTGGAGATATAATGATAGAAATTCCTCAATATAGTAATATATTAATAGATGCAATAGATAATATAAGATTAATAGGAACAAGAATTATATTTACTTATGTAATATATTGTGGACCATTTGATTTATCTATTAATACAGATGCAGGACATGAATTAAATATGTTCTTTGACCCAGCATATTGGGGATATGACCCTACAATAGAAGAATTTACATCTATTGTTGAAGATATGTATGGACAAGATTATACAATAGATAATATTAAAGATTGGCCAATTGTAAATACAAGAGTTAGTAATTGTCAAGCAAATACATGTTGTGTAGTTTATACTTCATATAAAGAACCATTTGAAAAAGGTTTTGTATGGCATGAAGCTGGAAATACTAATTATCAAGGATTTATGATGGATGATGATACATTAAAAGAAGACGATTCAATGTATGGTTATGGTCATGAATAAAAATAAACTATTTAATAATTAATTTCATATTATAATATAAATAAGGAGATTGAGATATGTACGGAGCAATAACTGATGAAGTAAATAAATTATATGATGAAGAAAAAGAAACTCAAGATATGACTTCTATTGAAGATTTATATAATGAATTATATTATACTAAAACAGCATTAGAAAATTTAGATACAAATAGAAATCATACAGAATTAACTGATGATGACTTTAAAAAGTTAAAAGAATTAGTAATACAAGGTAATTCATTAACTGAAGCATATATGAATATATTACCTAATGATGTATTAAAAGATTGTAAAGATGTTATTAAAAATTATAATGATGAATTATTAGATGCAATAGTTAATAGTAAAAATGTTAGAGATTATAATGCTAATATACAATTATTAATAGATAATTTATCAACTATATATGAAAATAAAGAATATTCTTTAGAAGAATTAAAAAATATATTAGATAATGAAAATTTTTAAGGAGGAATTTAAATGAACAGTGAAGATTATAGTGGTTATATTGCTACTCAAATAAGAAAAACTCAAGTAGTTACATTATATCAAAGACAAAAACAAATGCAAGATTTTTATAATAATGAAGGAACATCATATATAGGACTTGCAAGAACAACTCCATGGTCTGATGAAAATGATGCAGATATTTCTGATACATTCCCACCAATTCCAGATGAAACAATGACTCAATTAGATGACTTAGTTGGAATGCAAAGAATTACATGGAAGAAATATGCTAAACCTTATGTTGCTCCAACATCTGAACAAAAAGATGCTGAAGGAACAGTTTATTATAAAGGTTTATATTATGAAACTACTAATGATTTAGAATATGCATTACAAAATGGTTTTACTGCAGTAATGTGTTTAATGACTGCTGATAGAGATGAATATTTCCCAGTAGGAATAAGTATTAGACAAGTTGGATTATTTGTAAATGTAAATTCAACTAATAGATATTTAGATAATCAAGAATATGAACAATTATCAACTGATGATAAAGGTCATTTAGTAGCAGTAGAAAATTTTATGCCTATATCTAGACAAGAAGACCAATTAGAAAAATATTATTTCTTAATGCAATTTTAGAACCTTAATTGGTTCTTTTATTTTGCTTTAATTTTCATAATATATAGAAAGAGAGGTAATTTATAATGAGATTAAAATTATCTGAATCTGGTCAACCTATTAATAGATTAGAACAAAATATTTCAAAAAATATTTTACCTAAATTTAATAATTATGGTATTAAATTTAATAAAAATCCTAATCAAATAAATAAATATAAAAATATGTATACGGGTGTAGGTGAAGGTTTAATTTGTAAATTATATTTAAATACAACAAATCCTATAATAGATGATTGGAATGAAAATAATTCTGATTTATATGTTGCTGATTTATATGGTGAATTAAAAATGAATGGTAAAATAGAACAATTAGGACCATTATCAAGTAAAGATTCAAGTTCAGTAGATGAAGCAATGAAAGAGATAAATGTATCATCTAATAAAATGGCTTCTGATGAAGAAATCGAAAATGGCAAGATATATCCACCAAAAAGTAAATCTGGTAGTTTAAAACCTATGACTAAAAAACAATGGATTAATATGAAGAATGCTCTTGAAAATGAATTAAATGAAATTAAAGCTCAATTACAAAAAGCTGACGAAGAAGATGACGATGAAACTTATTATAATTTATATAAATATACTTATAAAGATAAGAGAGATTATTTTGATAAAGTATTTATGCCAAATTATCCATTTATTTAAGGTGATATTATGATAGATAATGATTTTAAAGATTCAATAAGAAATACAGATAATAAAGGATTCTTATTACCTAATGAAATGGCATTAGAATATTTTAGAAAAAACTTTGTTCAAAGTGCAAAATCTCAAGGAAGAATAGGAAAGTTTTATCAAGTTAAATCATTTAAAGCTAGTGGTACAGATAAATATTTTGAATATAAGGACCCTGTAGATGTAGCATATCATTTAGATACAACACCATCAAGAAAGTTATTAACAAGATATGGTTGGTTTGTTGAAGGTGCAGATTCAGTTCCAATAGTATTATATTTAACATATTATGATATGAATAATAATATGATTAGTATAGATGAAGGAGCTAAAATAGAATTATCAGGTAAAAGAACAATAATTGAAAATGATTTTCAAATTGAACAATTTCAAATAACCGATTTACATACTGATTTAGAATTAAATCAATGTGTATGTAAAGTAGTTCCAGTAAGAGAAGAACAAAAAGAAAATGTTAAAGTTCTTGCAGATAAGAAAGACCCTATATTAGAAAATGTATATTTAGATAGAAAAATATATTACACTGAAGATACAGGAGATGATACAGATGAAGACAACAAATTTATTAAAAGAAATTAATAATAATTATAAATCTTTTGTATTTTTAGATGAATCAGAATTTTTTAAAGAAGCAAATCTATTAGATTTATATAGTAAAGCTAAAAGAGAAGATTCATTAGCTGGTATAAATAAAACTACAGGTAAAGGTAGAATCGATAGAGGAAGAGATTTAAAAAGTAAAGTTAGGTATTTTGGTTTATCAAATGATGGTACATTAAATTTTAAAGTTGCATCAGGAACTAGAGCAGGTAAGTTCCATTATGTATTTTTAGAAACATTAATAACTGATTTTGATAAATATTATGAAGAAACTGTTATTGAAAATAGACAACATTTACAAGCAAAAGATTTAAATTTATTAATTACTAATTCAAATAATTTTAGAATAGGCTGCACTTGTGAAGATTTCTTATATTTTGCTTTTCAATATATGGCAACTCAAGGAGATTATGAAGCAAAAGATTTTGTTGAAACGAGAGCTCCAGAAAGAAATAATACAGGATTACATGGCGCTTTTTGTAAACATATAGTTGCAGTAATAGAAAATATTAGTACTAATACTAATATGAGAAATCAAATTGCTAAAGATATAGAAAACTTTATTTTATATTCTAATGATATGGATTATGAAGAATTTCAAACACAAAATGCAGCTAATATGATTAAGCAAAGAAAACATAGTTCTAAATTTAAAAAGAAACCTAGTGATTATTGTAATGAATATTTTGCTAGACTTGCTAAAACACATCCATTCTTAGATGATAAAGATATTAAACGTAGTTTAAAGATGGCAATGAATACTTATATTCATAATAATGAAGATGCTACTATAAATGGTTTCTTAAAAGATTTCTTTAAGATGACTATTGATGGTTTTGCAGATGAAATGAAATTACCTATTAGTGATGTTGAAGATTACTTTAATGAATTAGGATTTACTTCTAAAAGAGAAAAACAACAACAAAAAGTTAATAATATAATTAGTAATAATGCCGCTAATATAGATAATGAAATAGAAGATATTGAAGATATAGAAACAGGACCTATTGAAGATAATAAAGCAAATATATTAAATAATAATAGAGGAGGAAATAGATAATGAACTTATATAGCAATATTAAGAAGAAGTTAAACGAATCTGATGACTATGAAGCCAATAGAAATGATATAATTAAGCAAGCAGCAGAATATTTATTTAATGATGTTAATGGTGATTGGGATGAATCATTACCTGATTATGAAAAATTTACTGATTATTATATGGATTTAAATAAAAGAGATTATAATAAAGCAGTTAAATTAGCAGAGCAAGCATTAGGTAATTATGCTGAACATCATTATTATGATAGAGATTTTAATAATATCAATAAAAGTGGCGGGTTATTAGAATTAAATGATAATCATACTATGTGGGAATTAAATAATCCAACATTAGATAATTCTGATTCAGCTTGGTATTTATATGACGATATAGTAACTCGTAAAATTAATGATTTTAAAGAAGAAACAGGAGAAGAACTATATGGATGTGGTAGAAGTGGTAGACATATCTGTGTAGAACCAACTTTTGAAAACTGTTTAAATTTTTATAAATTACAAGAAGTTCAAGAAAGATTAGAACAAGAAGCAATAGATGAATTTAATAATTATAGACCAGAAGAATTTAATGAATCTTCAATGTTAAAAGAAGAAGTTTGGAATGATTTTGGAGATAAAGAATATAAAGGAATTAAAATATCAATTGAAAAAAGTGATAAAGGAAAGACATGTTATATTCCATTACAAAACGATAAATTTAAAGTCGAACCACAAACGCAATTCTTTAATTGGAAAGATACTAAAAAATATATAGATAAAAAGTTAAATGAATCTGAAAAATTAAAAGAATCAGATACATCTGATATTACAAATAAAATAAAAAATGATGTTGGAGAAATAATAAGAAAACATTGGTCTACTATTTATAGTGATGAATGGTTCGATAAAAACGATTTAATAATTTCATTACCTGGAGATTATGATAAACAAGAAGTTGTTATAGATTTTAAAAATAGAAAAGAACCATATTATCTTGTTAATTCTAATGAATTAAAAGAACTAAAAGAAGATTTAAAAGCTCTTGGATTAAAAGGATTACATATAAAAACTAAAATAATTAAACCTAGTTGGGAAGATAGAAAATACACAGAATTATTAAGCATAAGTTATATTTATGATGATGAACCAAGAAAAGAAATTCATGAAGCAGAAAATAAAGATAATAAAATATATTATTTTATGGTAGGTATTTGTTTAGATAAAAATAGACCAAATGCTATTAAAGAAGATTTTGCTGATTGGCCTTGGACAAAAATACCTTATAAATTATTAGATGAAAACTGGGGTGTAGATAAAACAAAAGAAGAAGCAGTCAATTGGGTTAAAAATTATATTGCTGATGGCGTTCCTGGAACTTTTGGTATTGTTACTGAAGCAACAGAACCTTATGAAGGATTTAAAGAAGAAATTCATAATGGTAATCATAATGACATGGATTGGTCAGATATTCAAAAAGGAAAATTAATTTATTCAGCTTATAAAGAAGATAAAAATCCAGAATCTATAAAAGTTATTGTTGATGAATCTCAAAAATTAGATGAATCTGAAGAAAAAGTAGTAACTAATTTAGATACTAATAATATGGTAGATGAATTAAGAAAACATTTTAAAAATATAACTAATAAAAATTATATAAAAAATTCATTAAAAATGCATTTAAATAAAGGTTTTATAACTAAAGAAGAATATAATAAATTAAAAGAAGAATATAAATTAAATGAATCTGAAAGTAATTATCAAAATGGAGAATTTATAGAACCAAAATGGTTTAAAGATAAAACATTATATAATGAATTTAAGAAATTTGTAGATTCACAATTAAGTGATGGTGCAATAGATGACCCTGATTATGTTAATACATTATCTCCAGAAGAATATGAAAGTTTATTAGTAAATACTTGGATGAAAGACCAAGAAGAAATAGATATGTTTGAAGAACATATTAAAAGTGGTTATTATGGAGAAAAAGCAAAATCTTTAGTAGAATCTGATACAGAATCAGATATTATAGATGATGTTAAAATGCCAAATGACCCTAATTTAGCTATTGGTGATAAGATTTGGGTTATAACTTATAATAACAAAAAACCAAAACTCCACATAGCAGAAGTTGTTAGTATGGCTGAAAATGGAAGATTTATTGGTTATCATTATTATTATGGTTGGAGTTCTTTATGTACAACTAATCATGGTTTTATGGCAGACCTATATAAAGCAGTAGATAATAGAGATTTATCTAAAGATTATTTACATGAATCTGAAACAGAAGATTATTGGGATGCTACTGAATTAGATAGAGTAGGATTTATGGCTTTATTAAAATTTAATAATCCAGAAGAACATTTAAATCCATCAATGCAATATATAATTACTAATGATAATAATGAAGTTTATAGATTTGCAATGCAAGGTGAAAATGAAAAGAATAAAGATATAGGAGCTAAAATAGAATTTAGAAAATATATTAATAAAGAAGAATCTGAAAAATTAAAAGAAGCAGTTGAATTATCTTATGATGATTATTATGATTTTGGAAATGAAGATAATGAAGATGAATTATTCTGTGCTCAATGTGGTAATCCAGTAAAACCAGATTTCTGTTATGTTGTTGATGAATCAGACCCACATTCAGAAGTTTATTGCTGGAGATGTTATGAAGATTTAAATGAATCTCAAAAATTAAATGAGTCAATTAGTTATGCTTCAGAAAAAGAAATTAAAGATATGACAGATGAAGAATTAGAAGATTATTTAAAATACTTAAAAGATGAAATGATTTATCACACAACAAAGAAAAAAGCAGAAATTGAAAAAGAAATTGAAAAAATCACAAAAATATTATATGATAGAGACTATTATATTGATTATAGTAATCCGGATGTTAATACAATAAAATTTGATAAAGACGGTAATGAAATAACTACAAAAGAAGACAAATAAGAAACATTCTAAATAAAGATAATAAAATATATTAGAAATATAAAAAGTGTCTCAGATGACTTAAAAATAGCTAATAATTAAATTAGCTATTTTTATTATTATTTAATAGTTTTTTTCATTATAATTAGAAGCTAAATTATACAGTAAAAATACCAATTTCTACAAATAATATTCCAAAAGTTAGTCTATTTTTATTGTATATAGATTAACTTCAGATATTTAGATGTAGAAGGAGATATTTATGGAAAATAATTTAGAACAAACTTTAAACAAAGATGATATTTTAGAATCTTTAGAAAATTCTAGAAAACAAGCGAAAGCTGATGAAATTAAGGCAAATGAAAGTACAACTACTGTAAAATTGCCTAGTAATGGATTAATTAATCCAAATATTACAGAAGTTACATTAAAAAGAATGTCAACAAAACAAGCAAAAGCATTATATACTACAAGTGATTCTAATTATTTAACTACTTTATTAATGAGTTGCATTGTAGAACCTGTTAATATTAAAACAACAGATTTGCACTCAAATGATATTATCTATTTATTATTTATTTTAAGATATATATCAAGTCCTAAACAATTAGAACAAAGAGTTATATGCGATAATCCTGTTTGTAGACATGATTATATCGAAAAGATTGATATTCAAAAATTAAATGTTACTTATGCTACTCCAGAAGAATATAAAATGACTTGTAAATTACCTGATTCTGGAGATATAATTGAATTTAAAATTCTTTCTGAAGGTGAATTAATTAATTGTGAAAATATTGCTAATAGAAAAATTAAACAAGATGGTGTAAAACCTTCTGATGAAGAATGGACTAGAGCAATTTCTAAAATAGCATATATGATTAAAACAGTAAATGATAAGGAATTTGATACATTTAAAGAGAAATTAGATTATATAGAAAATTTATCTTATTATGATTTTGAAACATTTAATAAACAATATAATGATATTATTACTTCATTTGGAGTAGATAGAAAGATAATTAGTACTTGTCCAGAATGTAATAATACTAATGAGGTAATGGTGTATATATCACCAGATTTCTTTCGTCTTATATAATACATTGCATAATATTTATATTGATGAAGAAACAAAAAGATATTGTTTAAGATATTCAAGAAATAGTTATAAAGAAATTATAAATGCACAAATATTTTTAGCAGATAATAAAATATCATTTACTTATACAGATTCAATTTCAATTAGTGAATTATTATATTTATTAGAATCTCTAAAAGATTACATAAAAGAGAAAAATAAAGATATTACACAAGGTCTAGAAGAATTACAATAAGGAAGTGATTTAAATGGCAATTTTAAATAATGATGATATTAAAATTGATAATACTCCTAATCATGATGGTAGAAGAAGTCTTTCAAAACAAGTTTCAGATATTACTGATGCTAGAAAAGAAATTTTAAAGCAAAATTCTATATTAAATGATAGAGTTAGAGATTTCAATGATAATAAAAAATCTTTAGATGCATCAATGCAAACTTTTAATAATCAATTAGATACACTAACTAAAAGTTTAGACAAGATGGATAAAGATAGTGCAAAAGCAATAAGAGCATTATTATCTAGTATTGGTTTAACTGAAAAAAGTATGGACAAGATGTCTCAAACATATAAAGAGAATAGTGAAGCTCTTAAAAAGATGTCTAATGACCATACAGCTACTGGAAAACAATTATTAGAAACTTTAGATTCATTAGATGAAGTTACTAATAATATAGGCGATATTAGTGAAATACTTGAAGAAATAATAAACAATAATTATAAATTAAATAAACAGCAAAAAGAAACCATTAAAGAATCTGCGGCTATATATAAAGCATATCAACAAGAATTAAAAGATGCACAAGAAGCAAAAAGAAATACTTATATAGATAAAGAAAAAGTAGCAAATGAAAATCTATCAACTGCTGTTAAAGAAGAAATAGGAAAACTTGGTGATAATTTACACCAAATGATTGATACATTAAATGTATATAAACTTGCTGACAAAGTTGCTGTTTCTGCTAAACAACAATTACAAGGTGAATTACAAACAAATTATAATTTATCTGGTAATGAATTTGAATCATTTAAAAGAGGTCTATATAAACAAATAGATACTTCAATATATACTAATAAAGAAGTATTTGATGCAATGCAAACATTAAATACTACTGCATTAGGAAATACTCAAACAGCTACTAAATATTTTAATGATATTATAAGAGGACAAAAAGTCCTTGGAATGACTAGTGAAACTCAACAACAATTATTAAAATTAGGAAATATAACAGGAAGAAATGAATTAGCATTTTATCAAGGTACTGTTGCTAAATTCTTAAATTCTAATTTAGGTTTAAATAAACAACAATTAAATGAATTAGTACAAATGAATGCTACATTAGCAATGCAAGCAGCAGATTTAGGAATTGCTTCAGAAGCATTTGAAAGAGCAAATTTGGAATCTCAAGCGGCATTAGAAAGAACAGAAAAGGGAGCAGGTTCTAGATTAGTTAATGCGGAATCATTCTTATTGGCAAATACTAGTGCCACTGCAAGTTTACTTGGTATGGATTCAGGTGAATTATCTAGAAGATTAAATAATGGAGAACATATTACAGATATATTAAGAAACTCAAATGGCGCTGCAAAAGAAGTAATGAATGCATTTAGAACTGGTGATACTGAATATATTACTAGAATGAGAGAACATGCTTCATCTGCATGGGGTGCTGATAATGATGCAATATGGTCTACATTAAGAATATTAGCAACTCAAGAAGAAGAGTTTAATCAAAATTATTTAACAGCTACTCAATCTCAAACGCAAGATTTAGAAAATGCATTAAACGCAGTAACAGAAAAAGAAACTGAATCATTAACCTGGTTTCAAAAAGCACTTAATAAAGCAACTAATTTCTTTGATGGAGCAATTCCATGGGCATTTGGAGCACAATTAACTTCTATTATAGTTGGAATATCTACTATAATATCACTAATGAAAATAAATAATAATTTATTAGAAATAGGAAGAGGTTTAAGTGGCGGAAAAGGAGCAAAACTATTATCTACTAAAGGACTTGCTAGTAAAATAGGAGGTCTTACTATTGGTAATGCTACTGGCAGTGCAGCTTTAGGCGGAGCTTTAGGAGTTATTGGTGGAACTGTTATGGGAATTTCTGATGCAATATCAATGCAAGGTTCTACTGGATATGGCGTTTTAGCAGATGTTGGAAGAGGCTTATTCTTTGGAACAGGTTCTAAAGAACAAACAAATGACCAAAAATTAAAATCAATTGGTAGTAATACACTTAAATATGCCGCATTTGGCGCTGGCATAGGAACATTCTTTGGACCGGGTGTTGGTACCGCTATTGGTGGTGGAATTGGTGCATTAGTTGGTTTAACAACAGGTTTAATTGGTATAAATAAAGAAAATAAAAAATTACAAGAAGAACAAAATAATAAGTTAGCTGAAGTAGAAAAAAATACAGCAACAACAGCAAATAATACTGCAAGAGATAATGTAGGAATAGTTTATAGATATAGAGGAACAGATAATTATTCAAGTGCTTCTGGTAGTGGAGCAATAGGTTCTATTGGAGGAAGTTATCATGGATATGTTTCTAAAGGTCCTATTGGAGCTATGACAGATGCTGGAAAACCTATTACATCATATTGGGGACAAAAAAGAACTTATAAAGCAGAAGATGGCAAATGGTATACAGATATTCATAATGGAGCAGATTTTGGTGTTCCTGAAGGAACAAAATTATATAGTAATGCTGATGGTTATGTATCTATGAATTTTACAGAAAAATCGGGTGCTAATATTGTAGGTATTACAGATAAAGCAGGATATACTCATTTATATGCTCATATGCAATCAAGGTCTCCATTAAAAATTGGAACTGAAGTACATAAAGGAGATTTTGTTGGTTATTCAGGTAAAACTGGTAGAGTAACAGGAGCGCATTTACATTATACAGTATTAAAACCTGGACAAGAAGCAAGAAATAATTATTGGGTATTAGGTAATACTATAGACCCTGCTCCATTCGTATCGTCTAGTATATTTAATGGAGATGCTTCAACAGTTATTTCTTCAGCAAATAAAGCATCAACAAATTCTAATGTATCTGATATATTAGGAAGAAATTCTGCTATTCTAAGTTTAGAAAGTCTTGGAAGTATTTCTGGTCCAGTAGTTAATAGTATTACAGATTTAAAACAAACAATTATAGATTTAAGTGCTAAAACAGATAGAAATGAAAAAATACTTAATATGCTAACTAATAAAATGCCAGAAAGTCCAATAGCATAAGAAGGGAGTTAGTATTATGGCAAAATCAACTTATTTAGATAATTTAATTAATGGTAAATTACCTGATACTATACACAGTACATATTTAAATAGACTATGGAGAAATCTTACTGATGGTACTATTTCTCCAGTTACTAGTTCTATTTTTACAAGTTTAACAAATGATATTGATTATATATTAATTGGTAGTGATTATTTAAATTCATTAAGTAGTAATATTAAAAATAATTTAGTTACTGATATGTCATCAACATATATGGGTAATATTACATTAGATAAAAGATATTTACCTATAGAAGCAAGACAAACTGTAGGACAAAATAAAGATAGTAATGCTCCAGGTAATAGTAGATATAACTTATCTATTAATACACCTCCAGAATATTTACCTGCAATTATTACTAGAACAACAAATGGAGAAAATAAAAATATACCTATTTTATTTCCTAAATCATTTAGTAGAAGTATTCAAGCAAATTTTGCTAAAGAAAGTCCTGTTGGTAGTACATCTCCAATAACTGCTTATAGTTATACTGGAGCTGAATCAATTCCAATTGAATTTGATGCTTTATCAGATTATTTACCAGCTGGTTATAATACATTAAATGAATATGTTGAAGATATTATTAGTCTATTAAAACCTAAAGTAACTAATTCAACAATATTTGAACCAACAGTTACTGTAACTTTTGCTGATATATCATTTTCAGGAATTTGTGAATCAGTATCAATAAGTTATGATAATTTATATGATTATAAATCATTTACTCATGCAATAATAAGTTGTCAATTTACAAAATTAAGTTAATTAGAAAGGAGTATCAATTATGGAAAAAAGACAAATGATTATACTTTGTTCAATTGGTGGAAGAGATATTAATTTTAAATCAATAACTGATATTAAAGTTGAAAGAAATTTCTCTGATGTTGGTAATAAATTTAGTATCGATTTAGTTGATAGTCCTCAAGTATTTACATATGATTTAGAATTATATATGAATGCTGGTTATAGAAATATTGAGTTTAAATATGGTGATTTAGGCACAAATAAATTGACATCTTATAAAGGAACAATTTGGGATTACACAAATACATTTGTTGGTAATATAAAAAAATTAACTATTACAGGTATTTGTGATAGATATATAAATAATTCAAGAGGAGCATCTACATATTTATATAATATTGATTGGAATAGTTATTTTAATAAAAGAGAAAATGAAACTCAGCCATATGGTGCAATACAAATAGCAAATATTAGAGAAGGTTTAAATAAAAAATATTCTCCAATATTATATGATACATATAGAAATAATTTAATTATAAATTCTAAACCTTTAAAATTAACTGGTCCTAGTGGTAAAACGATAGATTTACCTATACCAGATTCATTTTTCTTTACAACGAATATACCAGAAAATCCTGAAGATGTTGATAATATTGACCAACAAAAATATCCAGAATTTTATTCAATGATAAACGACCCTAATAATATGTATTGGGGAAAATTAAGACCAGAAAAAACAACAGATGAAGAAATTATTTGTAATTTTCCTAATCTAGGAGCAGCACATACATTATATAAAAAGAATGGAGAAATAGTTGCTTGTTTAATTAAACAAGATTCAGGTAAAAAAGCAAGTAATTCAGAATATGTGAATAATGGTGACCATTTATATGCTAATGTTAAAAAACTTATAGAATTTAAATCTGATAATGAAAATTCAGTTGCAAAAAATTGGCCAGAAAATTTTAATGCTTATACACAAGAAACAGCATTACCACAATGGTGGGTAGGTAGTCCATTAAAAAATAAAAAAGAATATTTTAATGATACACCTTATATTAATGTTTATAATAAAAATAATAATCTAATAGGTTTTAGAACTGATGGAGATGAAACAAAAACTGATAATGATGTATTTATAGATTTTACTTGTGATGATGCATTAGGAGCAGGACAATTATCAAAAGGAATGATTACAGCAAATTTAGAACAAGTTCAACAAGCAACTACTTCAGCACAAATAGTAGAAGATAGAACAGGTTATTTATATTTTTATCAAAATAAAACCCTTAGAGGTTTTGTAACAAAAAATAGAAGTACAAATCAATACGAAGCATTTTATTTACAAGCAAATCCAAATAAAGAAGGATTTGGTGGAGCTGGATTAGTTAAATCTGGTGAAGGTGTTAATATTTCATGGATAGTTAAACAGTTAGCAACTTTAGAAGGTTGGAGATATAAAGATGAATATATAGTACAAACAGAGTTAGTTCCAAATTCAGATGCATTTATAATGCAAGGTCAATCTGCTTTTGAATTTATACAAAAGAATTTAATTCCTAAAGCAGTAACACCAATAGGAAAATATACAGATTTAAATGGAAAAGAAGTTGAGGTAACAAGAGCTCAAGGTGGCTTTGGAATATTTTTTGATAATAATGGTGATTTACATTTTCAACCAATATCTCAAACAAATCTTCAAGATTTAAATATTGATAATTTAGGTTATAATGTACCTAATTCTCCTACTATATCATTTCAAGTAAATACAAAAGGAACAGCTTTTTATAATTTTCAAAAAACAGTAATTAATACAACATATATAACATCTGGAATAGAAGTAGAAAGAACAGAAGTTCTTTCAGATGATGAATCAGAAGATATTAGAAAAACTAAGGGACATAATGATACATTTGATTCTTGGTTAGGATTAAAATATAATACAGTTCAAAGAGCAATAGATAAAAGTGAATTAACTGAAGATTGTTCATCATATGGAACAGACATACAAAATATTGCTATAGGTTTAGCACAAAATGCATTAATATCTTCACCAACAACAAAATTATCTTCTTCTGGTGCTTATAATTCAATAGATGTTACTGGTAATATTAAAAAAGCAATAAAAATAATTGAAGACTTTACAGTTACTGCTAATATGAATATGTGGGGAGATTACAGAATTAAACCTGCTGGAGTAATAAATATAACTAATATGGTTAAAGGTGGAAGATATAATAACAATTTTCCAGAAAAACATCCATCATCTGGTAGATATGTAATTCAATCAGTATCAGAATCCATATCATCTTCAAGTTATACTCAATCACTTAATTTATTAAGATTTACAGAAGATTTAGAAAAATTAATAAATCCATATAATATAGATTATTCTAAAGATTTTTATATTCATGATAAAGCAGATGATAATAAATTAGTATGTAAAAATTGTGATGACCCTATTATTGAAAGTACTAAAGTACCTGAGTATTCTGTTACTGTTCAAGGTAAAAAGAGGTGATTAAATTGATACAAGATAATACTACATATTTTAATACTAATTCATTTGTAGGAAGTAATGCAGATGTAGATACAATAGATAAATTTGATTTTAATTCCTTTTATAGAGCATATGTTATTGATAATCAAGACCCTGATAAATTAGGAAGAGTTAAAATTAGAATACCATCATTACATGGAACTTCTACAACATATCCTTGGGCATATCCAGCAAGTTTAACTGGTTTTGGATTTCAAACAGGAATGTTTATATTACCTCCAGTTGGAGCAATGGTATGGGTTACATTTGAATATTCAGATGAACATAGACCAATATATTTTGGTGGTATTCCAACAACTTATGCTGAAGGTAAATCACAAAGTTATGGACCATTTATAAATAATGGTTATCCTGTAGCAGTAACAAATGATGACTTACCATTTGAATATACAGGAACTCAACAAATAATATATAAATCTCCAAAAAGTTCTATATTATATTTTGATAGCAGTGATATTAATAATTTAATAGTAATGAAAAATATTAATGGTCAAGGAATAGAAATTGCATCATTATATGATATGGAAACTGGTTTATATGATAGATATACAAAAATGTCTTATGATGATAAAAATTATATTAAATTAGAAGAAAATAAATTTAAATTAGTTTTAGATGGAGAGGAAATAACATTTGAACCTGGTAGTTTTAATAATTATAATGAGTTAACAAATAAACCACAAATAAATGGAATTACATTACAAGGAAATCTAACAGCAGAAGATTTAAATATAAATGAAGATAAAAATTTTGTATATACTCAAAATACAGCTTCTGATACATGGACAATACAGCATAATTTAAATAAATATCCTTCAGTAACAGTAATAGATAGTTCAAATTCTGTAGTTGATGGAGATATTACATATATAGATACAAATAATTTAACAATTAAATTTAAAGGCGGATTTAAGGGTAAAGCAACCCTAAATTAATAGAGAGGTGATATTATGGCAAAAAGTATTTTAGTTGATTTAAATTTAAATCAAAACGAATTACAAAATTCAGTAATGCAGAATCTTGCTAGTAATCCTGCTAGCGGCGTTGCAGGTCAAATGTATTTTAATACAGCAGTAAATAAATTAAGAGTATATGATGGAACAGATTGGGTTAATTTAGAAAGAGGTACAGGAACAGTTACAAGTGTAGCTATTGATAATGATACTGACGGTGGTCTTACTGTATCTGGAAGTCCTATTACAAGTTCAGGAACAATAACATTAGGACATAGCAATGTTTTAGGTTCTGCGCAAACTACTTCAGGAATCTATCCTATTAAAATAGATAAAAATGGACATATTACAGAATACGGTACAGCATTAGGTACGGTATCAACAACTGCTGATGGTTTAATGCCAGCAAATAAAAGTGCAAATCAATCTAGTACACCAGTTGGTTCTAATAATTATGTTTGGGATGCTACTCAAGCAAAATATGCTAAATTACCAGCAACAGCATTTAGTGATACTACTTATACAGATGGTACAGCAGGTTATACATTAAAAGCAAAACAAGACGGAAATGGAAATCAAATTGATACAACTTATGCTCCAATCGCAAGTCCTACATTTACTGGAACTCCTACTGCTCCAACAGCGACAGCGGGTACTAATACAACACAAATAGCAACAACTGCTTTCGTTACTACTGCAGTAAGTGCTATTAGTGGAGGTATGGTTTATAAAGGTACAATAGGTACTGGTGGAACTGCTGGTTCTACATTACCAACAACAGGAGTTAAAGTTGGAGATACTTATAAAATTATTACTGACGGTACTTATGCAGGTCAAGCAGCTAAAGTTGGTGACATGTTTATTGCGACAGCAACTACACCAACATGGTCATATATTCCATCAGGTGATGATGACGCAGTTACTCAAGTTACTGCCGGTGTAGGTTTAAATACTACAAGTGATGATACTTCTGTTGATGGAGGTTCAATTACTACAACAGGTACATTGTATTTAACTAAATCAGGAGTAACTGCTGGAACATATCAAGGTATTACTGTTGATAAATATGGACGCGTTACTAGTGCATCAAATATGGGTTATTCTACACTAAAGAAATATACAGGAACTATTACTGGAGATGGAACTACTTCAAGCTTTGATATTACTCATAGTTTAGGTTCTAGAGATATAACAGTTCAAATTTATGATGGAACTACTTATGAAGATGTTATTGTAGATATAGTTAGAGCAACAACATCAAAAGTTACTATATCATTTGCTACTCCTCCAGTTAGTGCAAAAACTTATAAAGTAGTATGTATAGGTTAATAATTTTATGATATAATATAATTAATAAATAAAAATAAAGAGGTGATTATATGAAGCTTCTTGGAGCAATAGATGAAGATGCTGATGTAGTTAATAAGAAATATGTTGATGATAAAGGAACTACAATAGAAAGTGCATGGTATTGCACTTGTTCTACTGCAGCTAGCACATCAGCAAAAGTTCTTACTTGTAGTGAAAATGATTTTGCACTTAAAATAGGAATTATAATTTCTGTAGCATTTGACCATAATAATACAGCATCTTCTGTTACTTTAAATGTAAATTCTTCTGGAGCAAAACCAATAGGTAATAGAGGAAGTCAATATACAGGAACAGACCCAGAAATAACAGGTTATGAAGGAAGATTACTTTATTATGTTTACGATGGAACATATTGGAGTTGGCTAAATGTATTTGCAGAAGAAGATAATAGTGCAGGTTCTTATATTCCAATAGGAACAATGACAATGTTTGCTGGTTCTACACCACCTGAAGGTTGGTTAATATGTGATGGTTCAGCAATTTCAAGAACTACTTATGCTTCATTATTTAATAAAATAGGAACTACTTATGGAGCAGGAGACGGTTCTACAACATTCAATATACCTAATTTCAAAGGTAGAGTTCCTGTAGGTTTAGATTCTAGTCAAGGTGAATTTGATACATTAGGAGAAACAGGTGGAGAAAAATATCATACATTGATTGCATCAGAGTTACCATCACAACCAAATTATTGGGGATATGCTGGTGAAAATACAGATTGGCCAATTGTAAGTAATCTCGGATTAGGAACACAAACAAATTGTGAACACTATGTAAATGTTGGGGGTACGATGAGTAGTGGTACTACTTCTGTATATACAATTCGTTCGAGTGGAGCAAACCATCCAACTACGCATGACCAAGCTCATAATAACTTACAACCATATGGAGTAACTAATATTATAATAAGAGCATTAAATACTGTAGCAGAAGAAGCTCCAGTTGATAGTTTACCTATAGGTAGTATATTAGAATATGATGGTGATACCGTACCTGAAGGTTATAGTCAAGTAGCAGATGAAATGGTTATTTTATATAGTGATGCAACAGGTTCTAATACAAGTGTAACTTTAAGTGATTCTCTTGCAAATTATACTTATGCAGAAATAATTTATCGTTCTAATGATGGTGAGGGTTATAAAAATAGTACTGGGAAAATATGGCATCCTAATGCAAATCACGTTACGATGACATATTGGTTCCTTTTTGGATATTTATATGTAAAATATTCAAATGCTTATCTAGATGGGACATCAATAACACTAACAGATTCAACAGAAATGTATTGGACATCAAATTCATTTGTACAAACTAGTTCAAATAATATATATATAGTTTGTGTAATAGGATATAGATAGGAGATATAAATATGAGAATTAAAAAAATGTATCAAAGCGGTTTACCTGCAGGAAGTGTATTAAATACAGATAGTAATAGTCAAACAAGTACTTTTAGTTGTAATTATATAAATGATAATTTCTTTAATAATATAACTAAACCATTAAAATTTAATCATGCTTCAAATTCAGTTACGTTAGGAGCAACAAGCACATGGATTCCTACTTCATTATCAGATAGAGGAGCAACTAAATGTTTTGCTATTACAGAAGAAAATGGAGAAGACTACGGTATGGCTAAATTAAGTGGTCAAATGCATGTTTATACAGACGGTAAATTTTGGCAAAATGAAGGAGCATACCCTTGTTTAGATACTTCTTCAGTTAGCCTATTATGGAGTGATTATAATAGCTCATATCAAGAGGATGTAAATCTAGATTCATCATATTTAACTAACTGGGATTTCTTACTTATAATGGCAGACCACGCAACACAAATAGTTAGTACTAGTTGGATAACTGGTGGATTAATATATTGCGATTGGAATGGTTCTGCTGATAGAGTGTTTACTAGAGCTATTAATTATAACGCTGATACACAAGGTATTAAAATTATTAAATGCTTTGAAAGAGGATTAAATGGAACTACAGGCGCTGGTTATAATGGTTATTACTTAATTGTTAGACAAGTATGGGGAATTAAAATATGGAAATAAGTATTAAATATCTTATAATTTAATATTTATTTTCATATATTATAGATATTAATTATAAAGGAGAGATATTATGGTAATAACAAGTAATCCTTATCAAAAACATTTAGAACCAACAGCAAAAGATATTTGGTATAGTTCTTTAGTTACTAATGTCGCTAATAAAAGAACAAATTCAACATTAGATAGATATGCTAATAAAAATAGAATAACTATGTATGATGGTACAACATTTATAGAATTTATTAGAAAATCTATGCTATATACAGAAGTTAAAGATACAGACCAATATTATTTTGTTGATGCTGGTAAAAGATTAAGACCTGATTTAATAAGTTATGATTTATTTGGAACTCCAATATTTTATTGGGTAATATTATCTGATAATAATTTGGTTTCTTCATTACAAACACAAACAAATTTAACATTAAGAATACCTGTTTTATCTGATATTGTTAATAATGAAAAATTAATATAATAATATTTAATATTAGCTTAATATAAGCTAATATTAATTAGTTTTAAATAAAGTAATATAAATATATTAAAAATATAAAAAGTGTCCTAGAAAGCACGAATAATGAAAGGAGCTGATTATTATAAACGTACTTGTTATGCAAGGTATGAGTACTGATAAAGTAATAAATTCTTATGGCGGAATTGGTGTTGTAATGCAACATGAAAAATTACAACAAGATATAAGAACTTTATTATTAACTAAAAGAGGTTCTGTAATAGGAAATCCCGCTTATGGAAGTAATCTTCATACCTATTTATTTGATAATTCTAGTGATAATACAATTTTATTAGTAAATACAGAAATAAGTAATATTTTAAAAAATAATTATAATTTTATAAATGATGTAGAAACAGTTTCTAGAGTTGAAGGAACGGCATTATATATTTCTATATCTTATACTACAATTAATGATAATTTAAGTACTAAATTAGAATTTAGTATTCCACTAACAGAGGAGGGAATAGTTAGATATGAATAATACTACATATGATAGAAGAAGTATTGAATCTATATTTGAATATTTAAAAGAACAAGCAACAGAATTAAGTAGAGGAAGATGGACAGATTTTAGTGCTGGTGATATAGGTTCTGTTATGTTAGGTTTAATGGCATTTCTTGCTGACCAAAATAATTTTCAAATAGATAAAACAGCATCAGAATTATTCCTAGACACTGCTGTTGAAAGAAGTTCATTAATGGCGATGTTAAAATTAGTGGGTTATGAACCTAGACATTTTGAATCTGCAAAAACAACTATTGAATTAAATACTTTATTAGAAGATATTAATAATGATATAATTCCAGCGTATACTCAATTTACAAATGAAGATGGAACAGTATCTTATTATAATTTATTACCTATTATAGTTTCTAATAATAAAGGAACTTGTGAAGAAGTATATGAAGGTACAAGAGTTTCTGCTACATATCAATATTCTAATATTACAGCAGATGGTAAATTATATTTACAAGATTATAGAGTAGGAACAAATACAGTTCAATTATATATTCCTTCAGTATCAACAGATTTAATAGAGAGAGTTAAGAATGTTAAATTTACTGCTGGTAAATTTGCTTTTAGTGTTCACGTTAATGAAGATGCTCAAGTATATATTCAATTACCTAGTTTCTGGGCAGATGTATTAAATGAATCATCTACATTAAGAGTTAGCTATTTATTAACTAATGGCGAATCAGGAAGAATTGGTAAAGGAATCTTAAATAGATTTGCTACAGAAGGTAATTTATATACTAGATATAGTGTTACTAATACAGAACAATCTACTGGCGGTTATTTCCCAGAAACAGTAGATGAAATTAAAATAAGTGCTCCTATTCATGCAAGAACTATGGACACAATAGTTACTAAAAAAGATTTAGATGAATTAACTATGGTAGATGATGCTGGTTCTATGGCAATGATTAAATGTGGTGATTATAATGATGATTGGACTGGTTATGTTCAACCAGACGATGCTTATAAATGTAAAGTCTTAGCAGTTCCACATAATTATGAAGAAATAAGTATTTATTATTATACAAATGATAATGACACAGATGATAATCATATTTATTGGTATGATGAATATAATCAAAAAATCTATGATGAAAATATGAATGAAGTTACAGGAATTTATATAGACCAATTAACAAGACATCTAACTGATAAAGCAAAAGAAATGATTAAATATATAGATGAAAATAGATTAGCAAGTTTAATGTTTACTTATGAAGATGCTAAAAGATATTTACCTAATATTAGAATGAATATTTATACAGACCCTAATGATATAAGAACTTTAACAATAGCAAATCAAGTAGAAACATTTATGAAGGAATTTTATTATAGAGATAATTTAACAATAGGACAATCTTTACCTGGTTCTGTTATTGGTAGAGACATATTAAATAATTTTGATGCAATTACTTATATAGAAATAGTTGAACCTGATATAAATATTGCAGTAGACCCTGATATGTATATTGATATGTATTATGCTAAATTTAATATTTATGTTAATGACGAGCTAATAATAAATGAATATAATAATTTATAATTATACATAATATATAATAAGAGGAGGATTTAGAATGATTACTTATAAAGGAAATAAATTAGTTATTGGAAAAAGATTTATTTATGAGAATGAAATATTAAAATATATAGGTAAAATATATGGAGATAAATATAATTTTTCTACAGAAAATACTCATAAAGAATATATTTTATCTGAAAGTGAAATAGAAAATCTACAAGATTATAAAGCAGATAAAGATAATACTATTAGTAATAATGATGAAAATGATTTATTAAAAGAAAAATTAATAGATTATACTGAAAAAGAAATCGCTATATTAAATGATTTAATTAATAATAAATCTAAAGATACTCAAAAATTAGTAGATTTATATAAAGAAGAATATAATGATTTTAGAACATTAAATAAAAATGAATATACTTCTCAAGCAATAGATACTATCTCATTAGAAGCGCAATTATATTATCTCAATTCAATATATAGAAATATATCAAGTGTAAATGTAATTAATTTATTAGCTAATTTAAAAAGTTATATAAGAAGTTTAGAAAAAGGAGATGAATAATAGTGGCAATATTTAATAGAAAAAGTAAAATTAATTTAAATGAATCTCAGAAATTAAATGAAGCAACAAAAGAATTACAATTAGATATGACTTCAATGTTTAATCTTCCTTATTATAGTTCTATTCAAAGATTACAAGGTGTAAATAATTCATTTACAATAAATAGTGCTGTTAAGCAATCTATGTTAAAAGACCCAGTTATTTCAAGAGTTATTAATATGTGGATTTCTGATACATTACAAAAAGATGTATTAACTAAAAATATTTATACTGTAGATATTACTAAAGCAGATGGTTTATTTGATAATGCTGAAAAAGTATCCGATGAAGAAATTAATGAACTTAATGAATGTATTAAATATTTAAGAAATAACTCAAATATAGATGAAGAATTAACTTCTATATTATATCAAGTAATAGTTAATGGTTCTTGTACTGTTAGACTTGGTTTTGTAGATGGCTTTGAGGATACCAAGATAAAATTATTTGAGGGTGAAAAAGGAAATAAAAGTAAATTCTTAAAAGAAACAGAAAATTTAGATAAAGAAGACTTTAAAAAATTATTAGAAGCTCCTAATTATGATGATTATTTAGATGATGAAAATGCTGATAAAAAGAATAAAAAGATTAAAAGATTATCTGGTAGATATTATATTGAAGTTCTACCAAAAAGAATAGTTCCATTAGTTTATAAAGGAATTACAATCTTATATTTAGATTTAGATAATACAAGAAAAGTATTAAATCCTAAAAATATATCTTCATTTATTAATAAAAAAGGTAATAATAAAACTATTTCTATTAAAAATGAAGAAGATGATATATTAAGTGATATTTATACACTAGAATTAGGTGAATCATTTATAGATAATGCTGTTACTCCTTGGTCTATGTTAAATAGTGTAGAAGATTGCACTATGCTAGCATTAATGACAAGAAGTGCTATTTATAGATTATTTACTATTGAAGTAGGAGCAATGAGTACTAAAGAAACAGAAAAATTCTTACAAGAATTTAAAAATAGATTAACAACAAGAGAAACTATAAATGTTAGAGAAAAATATTATAGTTCAGCAGAAACTCAATTACCATTAGGTGATAGTATAGTAATACCTTTAAGAAATGGCATTGGTAATGTTAATTTACAAACAGTAGGAAATGATTTAAAGATAGATACTGATGGACCACTTAAATATTTTAGACAACAATTATTAACTGCTTTAGGAGTTCCTGAAGGATTGATATATGGTGATACTGGTAATGGCGGTTTAATTAATACATCAGCAACTAAACAAGATATAAGATATTTAAGAACTATTCAACAATTTACTTATATTATGGAAAAAGGTTTAGAGTCTATTTATAAAGATTATTTAAAGATGATTGGTGTAAATCTAAGTAAATTAGTTATAGATGTTAATTTTGCTCAAATTAATTCTGAACAAGACCAAGAAAGAATTGAATATGAACAAACTAAACAAGAAGCATTAGATAGAGCAATTACTTCATTAAATAATTTAGGTATTTCATTTGATGAAGGTGGCTATACTGAAACAAGAGAATTATTAATTAAGAGATACTTAGACCAAGAAATCTTAGATGCTATTAAAAATGATGAAGAAAATATGGATACCGGAAAATCTGATGATTCTAATGGTGAAGGTAAAGACCACGAATCATTACCTAGTGGAAGTTTAGCTTATTCTGGTGGAGGACCTAATATAGATATTAATATGGGAGAAGAAGAACCAACTGAAGAAGGTCCTGAAGAAAATACTGGAGAAGAAAATACTACTGAAGATGAACCTATAGATTTAGATAGTCTTGGTAATGAGCCTCCTGAAGCTAATGAAGAATTATAAAACAAATAAAAAATACTAACAATTAAGTTAGTATTTTTATTTTGTAACAAGTCAATAAGTGGACTACTATTCGGAAATTCGGAATTAACACAAAAACAATAGAAAATTAATATGACATGCTACAAGAGTTGATAATTCTTACTATACGTGCGGAATAAAAATTATCATTAAGTTTAGACAGGTGTGATATATAAATAAAGACGAAAGCTTTAAATTTAAATATATATCACAATAATAATATAACATAATTTTTAAAAAATGTAAATATTTTTTAAACGTTTTGGAATTTTTTCATATTATATAATAGAAGGAGAAATAGATATGACAGAAGTATTAAATAATTATAATACTTTAGGTAATGTAATTTTACTTAAAAATAAAATATCTGAACCATTTATAAAAATAGATAAGAAAATAATGAAATCTTTATCTAAAACAAGATATGGTAGAGATGCAATATTAGTAATATCAGGTATTTTTGATTATTGTAGAAATCCAAAACATAAAAGCGATTCTAAAGCGTGGAATAAAAAAAGAGTTATGTCTTATTTTAAAGATATGCATATAACAGAATATGCTGTTAATAAAATATTTGCTGAATTAGAAAATGCTGGTTATTTACAATATAAAAAAATCTATCCACAAGAAGGATGCAATAGAATAAGACACCAATATATATTTTTCGAAAGTGTTAATTTAAATCCTGATTATAATAGTAAAACTGAAAATCTATTAAATGATTTAGAAACATCTTTAAAAGATTCAAAACCTATTAAAAAAGAAGAAAAGAAAGAAAAGAATAAAAAGAAGAAAGATAAAGATATTAATTTAAATTATTTAGAAAGAATAGAATATAATCATAATAAACATTCAGCAATTAATTTAGCTAAAAAGATATATGATAAATCTATTTTTAATATTTTAAATACTGATAATATTTTATTTAAGATTAATTCAGAAAGTAGTTTAGTATTAGATTATAAAAACGTTATTTCAGATATTGATATGGAATCATTATATAAAATAGATAATGAAGAATTAGCTAAAATTGGTTTTAATATTATATTAAAAGGAATAATGAAATATAAAAATTCTGATATAGAAAATAATTTAAAACATTCAGAAAATCTAATAAATAAATTTAATGAATATGAATCTAGCAAATTAACTATCGATGCATTATTAAGATTTAGAAATTATAATAGATTATTTACAAAAGATTTAAATAAAAATTTAAATGATAATACATTTATAAATATTAAAAATATAAAATTAATTTACCCAGATACTAAAGAAGATGATTATTTATATATTTTAGATAATACTATTGAAAATGAAATAACACAAAATATGTTAAAGAATTTATACTTCTTAAATTTCTGTTATATAATAGGTTCATATTTATATTATTCAAATAATATTATTAATAAAGATAAAAAGTTAACTTATCAAGATATAAATAAATTCGCAAATATATTTGAAAACTATCCTTATTTAATTTATTTACCAATAGATGATATATCTATGAATTTATTAGATGAATTATATAATAATTAATTAATTTATATAATTAATAATCTATTTTAAAACTTAATATAAACTATTAGGTTTATTCTTTATGCGAAAATTTAGTATATTTCTATTGATTTTTAATAATTTTAATAGAAAAATAGTAATTCTAATTAAATTTTAATAAAAATAAATTTAATTATTAATTTTTTAATTCTCAAGACGGCTATTTCAAAGTCTTTGAAATGAGGATTAAAATAATAAATTAATAAATCTTTTATAAAGATTTATATAAATAATTAGAATAAGAAATTACTTTTTCTAGTTCCTTATTTTTTAAAATAAATTTCATAATATATAATATAAGGAGGTATTACATTATATGGAAATACTTAAAATAGTAGGTTATATTTTATTAGGTATATTTATATTCTTTATATTAATATCTACAATTTTATCTTTCTTTGGAGAGATAGAAGTATTAAAAGATAGAAAGAATGAAGCTATAAAATATATAGATAAATGTTTATCTACAGATAATAAATTAGATTTAGATGCAGTATTAATAACAATTAAAAGTATATTAGACCCAGACTTAATAAAGAAGGAAGAAAAGGAATTAAAATGTTTAGAAAAAGAAGTCAAATAATGCGAGATTTAAGTAAAAGAAATTTTGAATTAAATTATGAGAATAAATGTTTAAAGAAAAGAATTAAGAAAGTATTAAAATATATAAGATTAAATAATTATATAGATTTAAATGGTTATGATATAGAAAAAATATTATATTGTAAGAAAATAAAAGAATTAGAAGGAGAATTTAAAGATGAAGAAAATTGAAAAGGACTTTAGAAATGAATTAGAAAAATATATTACTATAGAAGATAAGGTTGATTTTTTAATAAATTCTAAATTCCAATTAGTTATGATAGAACATTGGGGAGCAGAAGAAGTAGATAAAAATAATATTATACATAAATTAATTTTAGAATTGAGTGAAGATAATGAAGAAAGTAATAAAGGATTGGAAGCAATTAGCTAAATTAAAACCTAGTAAAAATTATAGACTAATTATTGGAGATTGTTGTGGTTGGATAGTACCAATTAATGATGAACCTTATCCTCATAGAGGAAATTCTGATGAGTTCCAATGTAATTGTAAAATAGATTCTGAAGAATATATAAATTTCTTTGACCATCATATTTATTTATCAACCCATACATTTTATAAAAATCATTATAAAGAATCAACTAAATTATTAAATAAATATGGTTGGAAAAACATAGAAATAGATAATTGGGATAAGGAGGAAGAAGGATGGAAGAAAATAAATTAGTAGAAGAATTAATAGAAGATAGTATTAGTTGTTTATCTAATATGCCAATAGATGATACTACTTATTCAATAGCAAGAGATATAGTAATAAATGAATTAATAAATGCAAGAGAAATAATATCTAAAGCAAATAAATATAATGAACATTTAATTAGAGATGCAAAATATCATTTAAATAAAGGTCATCTAAGAAAAATGAAAAAGATATTAGGAGGTGAATATTAATGAAAGATATGTTATTACCATTATCAATATTAATGACTGATTTAGCTGTATTATTTATATTGATAAATCAAATATATATTTGTTTAATTATAAATAAATTAACTAAAGATAAAATTAAAGAAAAGGAAGATAAAAATGGAAAAAATAACTAATGAAGATTATACTAATGTTTTAGGTTCTTTTATGGAAACATCTTTAGAATGTATAGATAATATAGATAAAGAATTAAAATTAGAAAAAGATAAAAATAATAAAGCAATAGAATATATAGAAAGAGATTTAGCTAATATAAATATTCAAGAAAATATAGTAGCAAAAAATGAATTATTACAAATAAAAAGAATACTTAAAGGAGAAGATAAATAATGAAACGTTTTTTAATATCGTATAGTATAGTAGCTAGTTTATGTTTATTTTGTTTAATTTTAGTAACATTATATCAAATGAATGAGATAAATGATTTAAATACTAATAAAGATAATACAATTAAATACATAACAGATTATAAATTAAGACAAGATAAAAAATGCGATGAACTTACAAAAGAAGAAATAGAACTTATTAAAATTATTAAAGGGGAAGATAAAAATGACCGAGGTATCAATAATCAAAAGTAATAAAAGTATAGTAATTACTAAAGATGATATAACATTTACTCAATTTGGAATTGCTGATGAAATATTAGATTTAATAAATGAGCAAAAAGAAGAAATAGAAAGATTAAATAAAGATAAGGACGATTTACAAAATAGATTTAATTCATTGATGGAAGCGCATAAGATTTGTGATGAAGAAAATGAAAGATTAAATAATATACTTAATGAATTAGAAGAATGGTTAGAAGAAGAACAAAAGTTATACGGAATAAATCAAGAAGGATTTAGTTGGGGAATTGCAGCAGATTGTTTAGATAAATTAAAAGAATTAAAATTAGAAAAAGTTAAAAATAATAAAGAAGATTGGTTTTTTAATCTTTTAAAAGAAATGGTTAAAAATAATTATACCATTACTGATGCAGGTAAAATAAAAATACTTAGAGAAAAAAGTAGTTTAACAGCATTTAATTTTCATATTCAAATTAATAAGTCAGTTTTTGAAGATGTATTATCTGAAGAAGAAAAAGCAATGCTATGGTTAGAAGGTGATGAAAATAAATAGAAAAACATTAGAAAAGACATTTTATTTAATTGCTAAATATTGGTTAGGAGAATTAGAAGGCTTTATTAAAATTGGAGATAATAAAGAAGAAATAACAAAATTATTTCAAGATAAGTATATGAGTACTCCAGAACATGATTTTGGAGTTACTGAAGAATCTTATCAATTATTAGAAGTAAATGCAAAAGATATATCGGGAGATGATTATAATGACTGAAGAAGAAAGAAATAAATTAAAACCTGAATGGTCTGACTATTCAGAATTAACTCTAAATGGAATTAAAAAGTGGGACCTAATAAAATATATTAAAAGATTAGAAGAAATAATTTCAACTTATGACGATTTATTAATTAGAGAATTTAAATTAAAAGAAGAGGCAATTACTTATATAGAAAATCATACTTATAATGAAAGAACTAAAAATCATAATTATGATTTAATGAATAGAGAAGTAAAAGAATTATTACATATATTAAAGAATAATGATTTATCTAATATAGCAAATAAAGATAGATTAAATTGGAATACATTACAAAAATTCGTTTTAACTCAATATAATTATTTTACTAATTGTGATGATATAAATCAAGATATTATTTCTTGTTATAAAATTATTATAGATAAAATGGAAGAATTAGAAAAAAATGATTCAAATTAATAAATATAAGACGAAAAGAAATAAAAAGATTATTCGTCTTTATAAAAAGATATTAAAAGATAAAAAACTTATGAAAGAGTTTAATGAATGGAGAAAAGATAATATGAAAAAAGTAGATGAAAATGGAAATGTACAACAAGAATATTTAGATTTTGTGCATAATTTAAAAAGAGAAGATTTAGAAAAATTTTATATAGGAGCTGACCTTCTTATTGAAAGAGTTAAAAAATATCTTAAAAGTAAATTAGATGAGTGGGAAACTAGTAAAAATGATGATGACTCATATTATAATGAAATACTAGAAGATACTTATATTTTAAATTTACTTAATGGAAAGGAAAATAAAAATGAAGATTAATATGGAAAAAGTAAATGAGAATAAAGAGGAAATTAAAAAGCAAATTGAGAAAGCAGAAGTAGATATAAAAGAATTATCAGAGACACAACCTGAATTAGCTAAACAATTTATGAATGACCTAAATTTATTTAAAGTATTAGTAGGAGAAAAAATAGATGACAACTCTACTGAAGAAGTTTCTTTGTAAAATAGGTTGGCATTCATTTAAATATGATTTAGTAGAAATTCCAAATGATATTCTTTATACTGGGTATTGCAATAAATATAAATGTAAATGGTGTCATGGAATAGGTATGGTAGATTCTCAAGGTAATTTATTTAATGTTAAATATGAAAAATAAATATTTTAAAGTAGATATTGATTCAAGACAAATAATTATAGATAAAAATAAAAAATATAATGTTAATATAGATATAATTAATTTAATAATAGATTTGCAAAAGGAATTAAATAAAGTAAATTTAAATTGGGAAGAATTAAAGCAGGTTACTAAAAATTATAAATATACTAATACTTGTCATTGTTATAATTGTAATAAAGAATTATGTGATATTTTATTAGATAAAATGGAAGAACTAGAAAGAGATTAAAATGTCAGAAGAAATATTTTATGAAGTTCTTATTAGACTTCAACAAGAATTACAATATAGAAAATATACAATTACAGATTTAAAAGAGATAGAAGAAATTCTTAAATCTCTTAATTATAAAAATGAAGAAATACAAGTTAAGAAATTAACTTTAAGAAAGGAAAATAAAGATGAGTAAAAATGTATTAATAGTTGGTTATGGAATAGTAGGTCATAATCTACATAAAGAAATACAAAAGCTTAATCCAGACATTTATGATAAATATAAAGTAGAATTTAATACTGATAGAGATATTAAATATAATTTAACATTTATTTGTGTCGATACTCCATTAGAAGATGGAACTTTAAATACATCACAAGTATTAGTTGCAATAAATGAACATGATTCTGATTTATATATTATTAAATCAACGTGTCCTATTGGAACATTAGACCAATTAAAAGAAGTAACAGATAAAAGAATTATATTTAGTCCAGAATATTATGGTAATACTCCACATTGTAATAATTTTGAATTTAACTTTACTATCTTAGGTGGAGATAAACAAGATTGTATTGATGCAATTCAAATATTACAACCTTGTTATGATGCTAGACATACATTTAGAATAACTGATGGTAAAACAGCCGAATTAGTTAAATTTATGGAGAATGCATTTTTAGCTACTAAGGTGTCATTCTGTAATCAATTTTATGAGATATGTATAAAATATAATCTATCATATGAAGAATTAAGAGAGCTATTTATATTAGACCCCAGAGTGAATCCATCACATACGTTTGTATATAAAGATGCTCCATATTGGGATTCTCATTGTTTAAATAAAGATGTTCCTGAAATTGCTTATAATGAAGAAGCAGAATTATTACAAGCAATATGCAAATTTAATGATAAGCAAAAAAGAAATCATAATAAATAATATAGGAGGTATAATATGACAGATAAGTTTATAATAGATAATTATCAAATAATAAGACATGGAGAAATAGAATTTAGACCAGGAATAACTTTAATAACTGGAAGTAGTAATAATGGAAAGTCTAGTATTTTTAAAGCATATAAACAACTTGTTTATAACTTATCTGGAAATACTTATATTAATCAATATGCAGATAAATGTAAGTTAACTTTAGAAAATGAAGATTATAAAATAGTTTATAATAAAACTAAAACAAAATCAAGTTATGATATTACAACTAAAGAAGGAAATATATCATTTGATAAGTTAGGCGTTAATCAAATTAAAGAAATAAGAGATTTGATACATATAGATAAGGACTTACATTATAATTTTTGGGAACAACTAGAGAAACCATTTTTAATAAATAAAACTAATAGAGAGCAATTTTTATTATTACAAGAAAGCCCTATTAGTGGAAATTTATTAAATATACAAGAAAATATTAAATCAGATATAAAAGCATTAAAAGATGATTTATTAATTAAACAAGGTAGTTTAGAAATAGTTACAGAAAATATTTTAAAAGAAGAAAAAGTATTAGTTAATAGTGATGATATAAATTCATTAGTTGAAAATGTTGCTAGATTAATAGAAACTTATAATAAGTTAACTAATATAAAAAATAATTTAATAACTTTAAATAATATAGATATTGAATTAGAAAAAGTAAATAATATAGTAGATATTAAATTTGATTCTACTATTGAAGAAAGTTATAATGAATATTATAACTTAAAAGAGAAGATTTCTAAATTTGTTAAATTTAATAAATCAATTGAAGAAGTTAATAATGAATATGATAATATTAATAATAAGTTAAATAATTTATTAAATGTTATTAGTTCAAAATTTAGTATCTGTCCTATCTGTGGTCAAGAAATTCATAATATATAATAGGAGGTACTTAATATGAATATAGAACAAATATTATCAAATCCTGATTTAATAGATACATTAGATAGTAATACAAAAACACAACTATATTTATCATTAATTAAAACAAAAACAGAATTAAATAATAAATTAAATGAATTAAAAGCTAAAAAAGAATTATTAGAAAAGCAAAAAGAAGAATTAACAAATGAATTATATACTGAAAGTAATACTACAAATATGGAAGAATTAACTAAATATATAAAAGAAGTAGAAACTAAATTCAATGAAGATTTTAAAAAAGAAGTAATTAATTTAAATAGTATAAAAGAAAAACTAAATTAGGTGATTATATGAATTTAAATGAATTAATAAATGAAACTACAAAGATAAAATTAAATTTTGAAAATATCGTAAAAGATTATAATAATAATATTCAAAAGAAAGAAGAACTATTAAATAAGATAACTGAGAATACTCAAAATATTGCATTATTAGAAAATACTCAAGAAGTTTTTAAAACATTAGAGAATAAATTAAGTGAAGCAAATATTATACATGTAGAACAATTATGTAATCAAGCATTAAAAACAATATTTAATACAGATGAAATAGAATATACAATTAAAATAGAAACATTAATACAAAGAAATAATAATCAAGTTCAATTCTATTTATATGAAAAAGATTTAGTTAATAATACTGAAGTTAAAACAAGATTAGAAGATAATGGATTTGGAGTGATGTCAACCATTGGACTTGTACTTCAAATATATTTTATTATTATTCATAAGCAACAACATATATTATTTTTAGATGAATCATTAACTGCTATTTCTGTAGATAAATTAGATAAATTAAAAATATTTTTAGATGAGATAAGTAATAAATTAGATTTCAAATTTATATTAATAGCACATATGGAAAGTTTATTTAAATTAGCAGATTATAGATATAATGTAGAAAATGGAAAAATAGAAGAGATAATTTCATAATATATAATATAAGGAGTTAATTATTATGTCAAAAGTTTGTATAGTGGGAGATACGCATTTTAGTCCTAAACAACCTGTATCAAGAAAAGATAATTACCCAGAAACATTATTAAAGAAATTAGATAGCTTATTAGAATTATGTATAGATAATAATGTTAGAGATGTTATATTTTTAGGAGACCTAATTAATAATAATCAAATGACTATGGAATATTTTATTATTTTATATAGATATTTTTCTCAATTTAGTAAATTTAATATAAAACTCCATACAGTAATAGGTAATCATGATATTAATCACGGCAATGAAGAGTTTTTAGATAAATCTCCATTAGCGATATTATTTGAATCCAAATTATTTAATAATAAAGATTTTATAAGAGATAATTGTAAATTTACTTTAAAAAATTATTATGATACAATAGATAAATTAGAACCTATAAAAGAAGGCGGAGTAAATATATTAATAGGTCATTATTTTTATTTAAGTGGTTTTAATGATATATATCATACTTTATCTCCAGAAGATTGCAAAAGATTAGGTTATAATTATTATTTTCTAGGACATGACCATACACCTTATGAATCATTAAGAATAAATGGTTATGAAGTTCATAGACCAGGAAGTTTTAGTAGAGCAACTTCTGATACTTGTCAAGTTACAAGAGATAATATCAAAGTTTGTTTATTTGATACTGAGACATTAGGAATATCATATTTAGATATACCAAATGTTTTACTTAGTAAAGATGTATATAAAGAATCAAAATTAATATCTAAATTAATAGATAAAGATAATATAGATACTACATTAAGTCAAGATATAGATGATTTAATTAATGATTTATCATTTGATTTTTCTGGAGACATTTATAAAGTATTAGATGAAATGAATTTAGAAGATAAAGTAAAAGATGCAGTAATTAAATATTTAGAGGAAGAGGGAATGTACAGATGATTTCAGAATTTACAGGAGGATTTGTTATAGGAATATTAGTAGCATTATTTTTATTTTTCTTATTTAGAGATTTATTATTAAGAATGATTTTAAAGAGTGCTGTTCCTATGATAAAAGATAATAAAACTGGAGATATAGTTGAATTTGAAGAATTTAGAGAAGATGCATTAAAGAATATAGAAACAGATTTAATATATAGTTATAAATTATTAATGTTATTAAAGACAACTATCGCATTACTTTTAGAAAAAGAAACATTAGGTGAAGATGAAATAGAAGTAAAGATAAAAGAAGTTTTACAAAAGAAACAATTAGAAATTATTGAAGCAGTAGAAGATTATAGAAAATTATTTGAAGCTAGAGGAATAGATATTGACTCAATTTTAAATAATAATAAAGAAGTTTAGGATGTGATATTGATGAATAATGAATATAATTTTATAAGTGATTTAGAAATAAAAGATATAAAAGATTATTTGTCAATTAGTTCATCTGATTTTTTAAATATATTATCACAAATAAATATAATTATTAATAATAGTAAATCTGCATCTAAATTAGCAAGAGGAATAGTATTAGAAATAATTAATAATAATCATATAAAAGTAATTTATCCAAATGAGCTATATTATTTTACTGCTAAATTAGATTGTATAACAACATTTGAAAATGGTACTCAGATTTATTTAAATCATTTATTTTTAACAAAGTTATCTAAATACTATGGAAATGTATTTTATATATTTAAATTTAATGATAAATATTATTTAAAATTAGAGACAGGAAATTTAGAGTTATTAAATCCTGAATTATTAGAATCAGAAAAAGAAAAGATAAAAAATAATTATGAAATAAAAAGTTATTATTCATCATATAAAGTAGGAGATATTTATAATAAATTAAAATCATTACAAGCAATAACAGGTTTTGAAGTAGAAGAGAATAGAAAGTTTATAAATTGTAATAATAATATAATTACATTTAAGTCGCCTTTATTAATGGCAAAATCTGAGTTTACTTTTTTAAATACAATATTAGATTATAAGTTATTAAATTATTTAATTTATATATGTAGTTTATCTTTAGCAGATGAAGATATAGAAATATATAATGTTGATTATAATATTATACCTAAATATGCTATTAAATTTAAAGATACATATTTAATATCAAATTACCCTGAAAGTAATCCTAATACTAGAATAAATAATATATTTTTAGATTTACCAGAATTTACAGTAATAGATTATGCAAATCTAAAATATAAATTAGAATATGCTGATAGTATTATATATGCTAAAGGAATTGTAACATTTATAAATAAAGATGGAAAATTAGTAGGTAAGATAAAATTAAATAATAATTCAGATTCTGAAATAGAAATACCAACATTAAGTGAATTATACTTAAAACAAAATCAACAAATTAGAGTTAATTATAAAACATTATTAGTTGCTTTATCAGCATTAGATTCATCATTAGAAACATTCTTTGGTTTAAAAGATGGTTTATTATATATAATTAATAGTGATATAAGTTTAGCTTTATCAACATTTTAAGGAGGAAATTATGAATACAAATGAATTAGGAACTAAATTATATGAAGGAGATGTAAAAGAATTATTTATAAATGCATCTACAAAATTATATAATTCAGTAGTACATACTTTAGGACCTGATGGTCTTAACTCAGCAATACCAACAAGTAATCAATATTTAAGTATAATTAATGATGGTAAAACAATTTTAGAGACATTAAGTTCTGGAGATATAGCAGAAAAATTAGCAATAAATACATTAAAAGAATCTTCATTTGCTACTAATAAAAATGCAGGTGATGGAACAACAACTACAATAATAATGCAACATGAATTATTATATAATATTCAAAATTATAATATTAATAATGAAGAACAAATAACAGCAACATATTTAACAGATTTAAGAGATGATTTATTAGAAAAATTAAAAGATTTTAAATTAGATATTAAATCAGATGATGATTTAAAAAAGATTATTACTGTTTCTTTAGGTTCAAATAAATTTACTGATACAGTATTTAATGCTTTTAGTAATTTATCTATAAGTCAGAAACCTACATTAGTAAAAGTAAATACAAAAAGCACAACAGATTATGTTGAAATAGATGGAGTAAATTTAGCTCCAGTAGAAGTTAATCCAGTAGTATTAAAATCAATTAGTCTTAGTGGAGATGAACCATTAAACGTATTAATATTAAATCAAGAAGTATCAAGAATAGATAACTCATTTGCTGCTTTATTAACTAAGATTAGTAAGAGTAATAAAAAGACAATATTATTATATACAGATATAAAACCAAGTGTTATGGACCAATTATTATATAATATTCAAGAAGGAGCATTAAATCTTATTCCTGTAAGATTAGCAATGCCAATAACTCAAATAGATGAAATAATTTCAGACCTTGAAGAATATTTTAATTGTAAAGCATTAAGTGATATGTTACCATATCAAACTAATCATAATAATGAAGAGATTTTTGGAAAAGGAATCGGTTATATTTTAAATAAAGATTCTGTAATAATTAAGAATGATAATGAAGAATATAATAATAAAGAACATTTAGTTCCATCTCATTCTTCAGCAATAGAAATTGGATTTATTACATTTAGTCAACAAGATGAAGATTATAGAAGATTAGAAGATGCTGTACAATCTGCATATAATGCAAGAAATTATGGTTATGTATTAGGAGCAGGTTATACTTATTATTGTTTAGGTTGTTTATTAGATGATATAGAAAAGAATAAACCTATAATAAGTGCATTACAAACTATATTTAATAGATTATCTCCTATAGATATTAAAAAAGAAGAATTTATTATTTATATAAGAGATAATATATTTGATAGTTATAAAGTAGTTGAACAAGTAATATTAAATTCATTTACTGTAGTTGCTCAAATATTATCTACTAATTGTGTATTAGTTCCATACCAAAGAAATAGAATAAATGGAAATATAGAATAATATATTGGCATTTATAATTATATTAACATTAAATTAGACATTCTTTTTCATAATGATAGTGATGTCGCCTCCAAAACATTTTAATTTTATATAATTATAATGTAAGTCCAAGGCATATTGTGCATTCGTGCACTCCCTAATCAAAAGGTATTCATTTAATTATGAGTACCTTTTTATTTCATAATATATAATATAAGGAGAAATATTTTATGGCAAAGAAAAAAGAAGAAAAAGATACAAATGAATTTTATGCTTTTTTAGAGAATAAGTATAAAGCATATTTTGAACCTGATGTATACAAAACTGGAATTGTTGCATTAGATGAAGTTTTAAATGGAGGATTAGAAACTGGAAGCTTAATAGAATTATCATCAGAATCTCAAGCAGGTAAATCTACTTTAGTATTGCATTTAGCTAAGAATTTTGCAGAAAAAGGATTAAAAACATTATATATTGACTCAGAAGGTTCTGTTAAAAATGATATGTTAAAAGGAATAGGTTTATTACCTTATTTAAGTACAGCAGATAATAAAAGAAATATGTTTACTTTAGTAAGAGAAAGCGGTTATTCTAAAGTAGAAGAATTAATATCAATGGCATTACAAAATGAAGATTTTAAATTATTTGTTATTGATAGTTTAACAGCCTTAACTTATGATGATTATTTAGATTTAGACTCTAAAAAAGATATAGTAGACCATCAAATAGGTTTAGATGCTAGATTAAATGGTAGATTATTAAAAAAATTAAATGCATTAAAAACAACTTATAATTGTATATTTATAATTATAAATCAAACAAGAACTAATATGGGTGGTTATGTTGTAACAAAAGAATCAACTGGAGGTCAAGCTGTTAAGTTCTATCCAGATGTTAGATTATTTATGAAAGTAAAAGAGAAGATTCAAGATGAAAAAGAATTAATTATCGGTAAACAAAAAATATATATTGGAGCAAATTGTACAATTGAAGCAAAGAAATCAAGAGTAGGTTCTGGTTTTATACAATTTCCTATTACAATTTATTATGGTAAAGGAGTAAGTAATTTAACAGCTTATGTTAATTTATTACCAACAATTAAAGTAAATGGAAAACCTGTATTGAAACAACTATCTCCTGTATCTTATGAATTAAATGTTAATGGTAAAAAATATAATACATCAAAAGGTAAGAATGGTCTAAATACTTTAATTGTAGAACATTATGATGAATTAGTTCCAATAGTTGAAGAACATTTAGAGAATTTCTATAAAAAAGTAGCTGATGGTTTAACTGATATTGAAAGTGAAGAAATTATAGAAGAAGTTCAATCTGAAGATTATGAATTAGACGATACATTAATTGAAGAGGAAAATGAACAAACAAATAATCAAATCGATTAATTATTTAATCGGAATCATTTAGATATATTTACTGGAGGCATTTAGATGACCTCTGGTAAATGTTCTAATTAAAGTTATATAAATATATGAAAGGATGATTAAAGTGCTAGTTTTAACTGAAAAACCGAAGACATTTAGAGAGATGGTAGGACAAGAATTAGTTAAAAAATCTTTATTAAAAATAAGTAAAAATCCAGAAACATCACCAAGAATAATATTATTAAGTGGAGAATATGGAACAGGAAAAACTTTAGCTTCAAAAATATTTACTAGTGCTTTAAATTGTCCAAATAAATTAGCTGATGGAGATGCTTGTGGCAAAGAAGATTGTCCTATATGTGGACAAAAAATAGAAGAAAGCATGTTTTATGAAGAATATGATTCAGCGATTGTAGGTAATGTAGATACAATAAAAGAATTAAGAGGAACTTTTTATTTTGGTTATACAAAAGGTTATAAAGTTATTGTATTAGATGAATGTCAATTAATATCAAAAACAGCACAAGGAGCATTATTAAAGATATTTGAGCATCCAGAACCAAATGTCTTTTTTATTATATGTACAACTGACCAAGATAAACTTCTGCAAACAATTGTATCACGTAGCCTAGTTTTATGTTATAATAAAATTAATTATAATGATATAGAGGAGTATTTGCATAAAATAGTTAATAAGTATAGTCAAAGGTGCAGTGAATTAAGCACAGATGAAGTAGATACAAATATTAAATTAATTGCAAGGAAAAGTCAAGGTCATATAAGGAATGCATTAATGTTATTAGATAATATGTTCTTATTAGGAAAAGATTTTAAAAATTTAATTAAAGATATAAGACCTCATTATTTAGAATTACTTTCAATGGGGTTAAATTATAATGATTATATAAAAAGATTTGATAAAAATGAAGTAGATAAAAATATAAGTCGAATAATAAATGACTTATTATATTTCCCAATTTCAGAATTAAAAACCGAATATGAATTACTTGTTTTAGATATTAGCAAATATATATTTAATATTAATAGTAATAATGAATTAGATAGTATTATAAGTAAGTTTAGAAATAATATTAAATTATTTAATATTTTAAATGATAAAGTTATTTATAATTTATTTACTGATGACATACAATTTCAAATAGCGATGCTAATATTAATAAAAAATTTAAGTTCTTTAAAAATAAATAATGGAGGTTAAAATGTTTGAAGATGAAAGTTCATTTGATATAATTGATAAAGCTATTAAGTCTGTTATTTTTAAATATAAAAATAGAGATTTTTATAATGATTTATATCAAGAATGTTATTGTAAAATCTTAGAAATGTTAAAAAATAGTATGTATAATCCTATAATGAATTTATATGGTTATGCATATACAATTTCAAGAAATCAAGTAACATATTATATGTATCATAATCATAATGTAAATAGAATAACGACTTTAAAAGAAGATAGATTATTTGACTCAATAGAATCTTCAGAAGAATTATTAGTTAATAATATTGAATTTATAGATTTTGCAGATGAAATTATAAATCAATATTCTAATGTTATAGATAATGAATTTAAATCAGAAGACTTGCTTAATTTATTATATAAAGAAGATAGCGAAATTGCGGAATTAAAATATAGAATTTTAAAAGGAGAGCTATTATGGAAGATAAGCAAGACAAGAACATAGATAGAGAAGTTCAGTCGAGATTTTTACCAATAGGCAACTTATCTCAAACTAAAAAGTTATCATATGACGATATATTAATTATGGCTGATATGCTTGTTCCATATAAAGAAATGATTTTACTTTTATTAGATGTATTTAAATCTGAAGAAGAATTAATTAAATTTTTAGATTTATTTGCTGGAACTACTATTAAATTACCATCAAGAAGTAGAATTTATCATGTTATGGAAAATATATCTATTTATAGATATTGGCAAAATCATATAACTGATGAAGACCCAGAAAAATCAACAGCAAAACATTTTAATATAACAAGACAATATGTTACTAGTATAATAGAAAGAGTTAATCATAGAGATAAACATTCTTTAGATATAGATAATATAACAAAATTAAATAAATAATAAGGAGGTATAATTAATGACAGCAGAAGATAAATTAATAAATGAACTAAAAGATATTAGTAGAACATCAAAAGCTGAATTAATTAGACCAATAGTTCCTATAGAAGAGTGGATTGATTCACCTTATTATTTAGGAGACATTTGCTATACATTATATCCAAAATATAAACAACACTTAAAATCTATATTTGATTCAGAAAGAGACGAATCAGATTATATAGATGAAATAATAATGAAGACTTCAATTGGTGGAGGTAAAACTTCTTTCATTAATGTTGTATTAATTAGAAAATTATATGAATTAAGTTGTTATTCAGATATTAGACCATTATATAATTTAATGACATCAAAGAAATTATTAATGGTATATTTTTCTATAACTAAGAAAGTTGCTGAAGATACTGGTTATGCTCAATTAAGAAATATGTTATTAACAATTCCATATTTTAGAGATAACTTTTTACCTAATACAAAGAAAAGTTCAGATATAGAATGGCCAGATAAAAATATGGCTATTACTTCTGGTAGTAATGCAAATCAAGTTATTGGAACAGACGTTATCGCATCAGTAGTCGATGAAGGTGATTTCTATGGTAGTACAAGTGTTACACCAGATGGTCAAGCACTATCTAAAGCACAATTATTATATACATCAATAAAACAAAGAGGTAGGTCAAGATTCATGGTTAATGGAATAAATCATTCATTAAATTGTGTATTATCTTCACCTACATATGAATCTAGTTTTATAACTAAATTAATAAATAATTCAAGAGGAAATCCACATACTTATATAATAGAGGAAACATTATGGACAATAAAACCTAAAGGAACTTATTCAGATGTAATGTTTGTTGTATTTAAAGGAACCAATTTATTAGACCCACAAATAGTTGAAGATGCAAAATTTTATAATGAATTATTAGTTAGTTTATATAAGAAACCAATAGATATAAAAAATAAATCTATTAATGAGATATTAAAAGATTTACCAGAAGATATAAAACAATATTTTATAGAAATACCGATAGACTTTTATGAAGATTTTAAACATGATTTATTAAAAGCATTACAAGATATTGGTTCTGTTGCGATCGCACCAGAAGGAAGATTATTTTCATCAAATAAATTCTATAATAAAGCATTATTAATAGATAACCCATTAATACAAGAAGAAATAACAATATCAACAAATAGATTAGATGAAAGAACAATTCAATCTTATTTTAAAGCAGATTATGTTCCTAAGCATCCAGAATTACCAAGATTCTTACATTTCGACCAATCATTAACAGGTGATGAAGCCGGTGTAGCTTGTAGTTATATAGAAACAAAAATAAATCCAGATAATACAATAGATAAAAAAGTAACAGTTGAATGGTTAATAAGAATAAAACCACCAAAGAAACCAGAACAAATAGATTTAAAGAAATTAAGAAGTATAGTTTATTATTTAAGAGATATATTACATTTAACAATAGGAAAGATAACTTTCGACTCATATGCTAGTGAAGAAGCTGTACAAGATTTAAAATTACATAATTTTAATTGTTCTACATTATCAGTAGATAGAGATGATAAAGCATATCAAGCATTAGTTCAATTATATTATACAGAAAGTATAAAGCATCCAGAGCATCAAAGATACCATGAAGAATTATTTAGTTTAATATGGTATAGAGCTAAAAGGAAAATTGACCATCCTGCAATGATAGGAAATGATGTTGTTGGAGATAAAGGTGTTACAGATGCAGTTTGTGGTTCAGTATATAATGCATTATTAGATGCTGATGTAGTATATTCAAATTTAAGACAAGAAGATGCTAAATCAGTATTAGATATTTTATAATTCATAATATATAATATAAGGAGTTGTTAATATGTATAGATTAATATTTTTAGATAATTCAATGTTAGAATTAAAAGATTTAAAATCAATGGATGTAGAAACAAGTTTTTGGAATGGTCAAGGCAGACCTAAATATTTAAAATTAATATTTAGACAAAAGAAAAATCCAGATTTAAATTTAGAGCAATTAAAAGAAGATTTTTATTCTAAACAATTAACAAAATTATTTATATATTCAGAAGATGGACAAAAATTAGAATATGAAATACCAATTCCAACAAGAATTGATGTTGTAAATTATGCAGAAGAAAAATTAGAAGTAGGCTATGGAGACCCATTATATTATAAATAGAGGTAAATATGGAAGCATTAGATTTAAATTATAAACAAATTAAATGTTATTTAGATACTAAGACAATAGATTATAATGCATTATCTATATTACAAATGTTATACCCAACATATCAAACAGTTGATTCGACATTTAATATATACCCAGATATACCTTTTATTTATATAGGTGATTTAAAATATATAAATATTATTAATAATAGACCAGAACCACATATAATAGTTGCTACAACTGGAGAATATGATTTTACAGATAAAGAAACATTATTAAAAGTTGCTTATTTAAAGCATAATAAAAAGATACCAAAATATATATTAGAGATATATAAAACATGGAGTAATGAACAATTTTATAATAACATTAAATATATAATTTTATTTGGAACTTCAATAGATAAAGAATTAAATAATAATATGGTTTTATTAAATATAATTAATAATATAACAAATCCTATAAAAGTAATTAAATCATATTTAGAAGATATAGAAACAAATGATGTTATATATTTAGAAAATGATTTATTATCATTTATAGATAGATGTAATAATTTAAATATAAATACTACAAAGAATAAAAAGACATTACAATTAAGAGCAAGATTTTATACAATGAGTAATAAAAATATAAAAGACGCTATTAATAATTTAATAGATTCAAATATAGATAATTTAGAATTAAGAAATTTAAATTTTATATTAGACTTAATTTGGTTAAATAGATAAGGAGATAAGACAATGACAATTTTAGAATATTTACAGGAAAAGAATATATCATTTAAAGCTGCATCCCAGCAATTAGGAGTAGATTCATCTAATTTTAGTAAAGTTGTTAGAGGAAAAATACCAGTAAGTATCTTATTTTATAAAAAAGTAAAAACTTCTTTTTTAAAAGATTGTTCATTAGATGATTTAACATTTTCAAAAGAATTGATAAATAAGAAACCTATTATAGATATGCAGGTTGAAGAAGAATTAAAAAATAGAAAAAATAAAGAATCAACTGAAATAAATGAAATAGATTTAAATTTTAGATTAGCAAATAAAGAAAATAATAATGAACAGAAAAATAAAATAATAAATATAGATAGAAATTTACCTAATGAAATTAAAGCTAAAACTGATGATATGAAAAAGATAATTGAAGAAAATAAAAAATTATTTAGAATTAATTTCAAATATGCTACTCAATTACAAAATGCTTTAGATTGTTTAGATGATTTAGAAATTCAAATACAGATATTAAGAAATATTATTAATAGAGATAAATATTTGCAAGAATTACAAAATTTAAAATAGAAAGAAGAAATGATTATTATGGGTAAAAGTAAAGGTAAAGGTAATAGAGCAGATGGTTCAGCACAATATTCTATTACTGCTAAAAATTTAGCTAGAAAAGGAAAGACAAATAAAAAATTAAAATTAAATCCTTTAGCTAGTAAATATGAAACTACAGAAAATAATAAATTAAAAGAACAAGCATTAGAAATGATAAAGAAACATCCAAAAGGAACTGGCTATAAATATAGAAAAAATAATAAAGTTGAGAAGTAGCGAGGTGTACTATGGGTAATTCTAAGTATAGATATTATAAATATAATAAACTTCGTAAATATAATACAATATTAGAAGATAATAAAAATTTAAAAGAAAATCTAGACATTGCAGAATCTTTGTATAAACACGAGTTATTAAGATTAGAATTAGAAATATTATCTTATCATGATGATATAGAAAGTGTTCAAGAGTTAATAGATATATATTCAAATGAACAACATGAATTAATATATTATGAGAAGACCCATTCTTTATTAATTAGAGGAAGTATGAGAGTAGATGTATTTCATAAATTTATATTAGACTCTAGAAAATTTAATTTTACAAATATTACATTAGAGGGATAGCATGACAGATATAGAGATAAAGAAATATTTAGCGAAAGAATTAACCAAAGAAAATGTATTTAAAAATAAGACAACTTTATTAATAGGAAATGCAAGTAGATTATTCAAATCTATTTATAGTGGTGATATAATAAGTATTAATACAGCAGAAGAGATAAAAGAATTTATAAATGAATATAATATACAATCAGATAGACCATTAGTATTTGAAGACATATCATTAATGCAACAAAATGTTCAATCATATTTATTAAAGTTTATAGAAGATTTTCCGAGACCATTAATAGTATTAGCTAGTTTAGATAATATATCACCAATAATATTAAGTAGATTTAAAAGAATAATAAAGATACCTATTGAATATAAATATTCAAATGTAAGTTTAGATAAATTCTTAGAAGAGCATCAAAATGAATTAAAATCTAATTATATTTTACCAGAATTAAAGACTGAGAGTTTATTATATTGTCCAGAATATTATTATAAATATATAAAATTAAATTTATCTAATCATGATAATAAAAATAGAAATCAATTAATAAAATTTATGTAATAATATAGTAAAGGAGGTTAAATAACATGATTTTAGGTAGAAAAGATAAAGAACATGTAAGATTATTAGAAGAAGAAAATGATATATTAAAATATAATCAAGACCATGATGCTGTTAATTTCTTAAATTATTTACATGATGAATTAGGTATAACTTATGCAAAAATCTCTTCTACATTAGGAGTATCACAGCAATATATTAATAGCATATGTATTAGAAAAACTAAAGTAAGAAATGAATCTTTATATAAAATAATGGCAAAATTATTTAAAAAAGACTAAAAATTTAATAAAAACTGTAAATTTCCCGGAAAAAAGTGAAAGAAAATGTGTACATTTATGGCAAAATATGGTATAATATAATCAGATAATTAAAATTATTATCTGATTTTTTAATCAAAGGAAAGAAGGAATTAAATATGGACTTTAAAGAAATTTTAAAAGATGCCATAAAAAACAACACAAAAATAATTGTAACAGGAAAATCTGGTTATGGAAAATCAGAAATGGTTAAGCAAGTAGCTGAAGAACTTGGCTACGAACTAATCGATTTCAGATTATCAGAAATATTACCAGAAGATTTAGTAGGTATTCCAAAATTAAGAGATGACTACTATGAATATGTACCACCTAAATGGTTGTATGAAGTAAAAGAAAATCCAGATAAGAAATATTTACTATTCTTAGATGAAATTACTCAAGGAACCCCTGAAGTTTTAAATATTTGTTATAAAATATTTGATAAGGTTACTAAAGTAGGTAATTATGAATTGCCAAATGTAGCAGTTGTAGGAGCAACAAATTATTCAGACGAATCAAATTATTTAAATGATTTACCAATACCACTTAAGAATAGAGCATGTAATATTGAGTTAAATCATTCAAGTAAAATATATATTGATTATCTAATGAATAAATATAAAGATAACTTCTCAGAAGCTCAAAAGAAAACAAAGAATGAATTAAAAGAATTATTAAAACAAATAATAGAAGATTCTAATCCAAGAAGTGTAGATAAAGCAATAGAATTAATTAATAATAATTGTTGTAAAGACATAGTTATTCCATATATTGGTTATAATAACTATTCAGCATTAAGAGGTTACTTATTAAATACAGCATCAGATATTTCAACATTATCTGGATTAGAAAAAGCAGAAATAGATTTAGCAAATGGTTTTACAATAGTTCATGGTAAAAGATTTAATATTGATGAACCTGTAGATTTACAAGCTAAATATGAATTAACAGATGAAGAATATGAAATAGTATATAATAAATTCTATTCAGATTATACTAATAAAGGTGATAATAAAACAGATGTATTATATAATATATTAAAATATTCAGATATTCCAATTAAAAAAGATGCATTTAATAAGATATTAAGTAAAACAACAATGTTAGACTTAAATAAATATATGAAGATAATGAACTTACAACCTAAAGATACGGAATTAACAAATGCAGCAATAGACCAAATAGAAGTCATTTGTGAAAAACTACAATATACTAAAAAAGACTTCTTCGAAAAGATTGGTTCAAATATTCAATATGTATCTATTGCATTATTAGATAAGTATAATGAAAGTATAAATTGGGAATTATATGCAGATTTATATAAAGCAAATAGAATAGGACAAGCTAAATATGATGCATTAAGTAAATATTTTAAACAATATATTTAGAAAGGAAGATATAAATGTTACTATTTGAAAAAAGATTTAATTTATTACAATATGCAGCAGATAAAAAATTACCGAAGGTATATGATTTATTAAACGTAATAAAAAATGATAATTCAATTCAAGTTGCAGCAACTGATGGTACAACAGTATATGTTAATATAGATGAATTTAATAAAAGAGATGTTGAGTCAGAGTTCTTTATATTATGTCATGAATTATTACATATATTATATCATCATTTAGATAAAGACTATTATCCAGAAGATATATATCAAAATAAAGAATTATTGAATATGTGTCAAGACGTAGTAATAAATGAATTTTTAGTACAAAGATTACTTTATAAAGAACCTAATGGTTTATATTTAGATAACATAGCTGAAGCATTATATGCTAGAGGACTTAGACATACACCATATCTTAGCTTTGGTGGAGGACAATTAACAACAAAATATTTATATAATTATTTATTAGGAAGATATGATGAAGATAGTCTAGAACAAATGATGCAAGATATTGGTTATAATAGTGAAGATGATAGACTTCAAGATGATAGACTTCAAGATGAAGGTAATCATCAACAAGGAACAAAACAAGCAATTGATAATGTTATTAATCAATTAACAAAAGCATTAAAAATTAATCCTAAAATGTTATTAGAAGAAAATATAGATAAACAAGCAGGAAAAAGTAATGAATATTCAGGAATGGTTAGTTCAAGAGCAGAAGTAAATATTATATCAACAACAGAAATGGTTAATTATATTAATTCATTTATAGGAACTAATGCTATTGAAAAAGGAAGAAATAGAACATATAGCAGACCATCAAGAAGAATTAATTTATCAAATGATATGGTAGCAGCTGGTTATAAGCGTTATAAGAATATTAAAAAAATATCAATATATTTAGATGTTTCAGGAAGTATGGACGACTCATTAGTTACAACATTATATAAAACATTAAAACTATTATATAATAAAGTTGAATTTGATTTTTATACATTTAATGGACAAATAGCTAAAATAGATATTAAGAATACTCAAGAAATAGAAGTAAGCGGTGGAACTGATATAACTAATGTATTAAATAATATCGAAAAAGAAAAACAAGATGTAGCAATAATGATTACAGATTGCGAAGATTACTTTTCATTAGATAACGTTAAATCAAATTTAATGATATATACAAATAACTTTTCAGTTAAGAATAATAATCCATTAGTAAAGCTAACATATTTTCAATAATTAATATGTTAGCTTTTCATATTATATAATAAGAAAGAAGGTGACTTAATAATATGGAAGATTATGATTATGTTGAAGAAAATATAAGAGCAATAGATTTATCAGATGATGAGTTAAAACAAGCATATAAATACTATAAATATTGGTATGATTATATGAGAGAATTTAAAGTTAAATCATTAAGTGAAGAAGAAATAGATTGGTATAATGAATTAAAGAATGAAATGTTTAATAGACAATTAAAATTAGATGATTAGATATATATTAGAGATATGATAATAATAAAATAATATAAATATATGTTAATATTAAAACATATACCAGAGTGTCTCAGAATGCATAAGAAAGGATGTGAATTATTATAAAATTAAATGAATTAAAAGATAAATGTAATCAATTAAAAATTATTCCACAACCAACAAGAAAAAGAAGAAATCCTGATAGATTAGAAGTTTGCGCTGATGATTGTATAAGAGCAATTCAAAGATATAGTATAGACCAAAAGAAATCTTATGGTCTATATGACTTTAATTTAGAAGCATTAATTGGTATTAAATCACCAATGTTAGCATTATTAATTAAGCATCAACCTGAAGATGTTCAAAAAGAAATATGGAATGATAATAATTATAATTGGAGATTTGAAAAGAAATATAATGGCGTAAGATGTTTTATTTCATATAATAATGAATTGAAAAAGATTTTTATATATGGAAGAGAACTAGATAATGATACATTATTGCCAAAAGATTATACAAATAGATTTCAAAAAATAGCATCTGATGTTTTTGATTTATTTCAAGCTGGATTAGTTGGTTATAGTTTTGTTATAGATTGCGAATTAACTATTAACGATTATTCAAAAGATATAATAGAAGATATATTAAATGACCCATATAAAGATATGGAAGCATTTAAATATGAATTTAATGCCTTTGATATATTTTCTACATTAAGAGATGGAACAATTTATAGTTTAGCAAGATTATCTGAAAGAATAAATTTATTAGAAAAAACAATGCAACGTCTTACTCCATATAATTTACCAATATATTTAGTAATGTCAAAACCCGATAATGTGTCAAAAGAAGATTTTTATAAATCAATAATTCGTAGTGGTGGAGAAGGAGTTATTGCTAAAGATTTAAATTCATCTTATGATTTTCGTGGTAAAAGAAATGGTGATTGGACTAAAATTAAAAGATTAAATTATGAAGGAGTTGAAAATTTAAATGCAGATACTTACGATTTATTTGTATCTGATTGTATTATCACTGATAATATGGTTAGCGGTTTAGAATTAAGTAGTTATTTAGTTAATGATAATAATGATTTTATATATGATAGATTTAATAATCAAATTCCAATAACATTAGGAATATTATATGACTTATTACCAGAAACTAAAAAGTTATTAACATTATATGATAATAATGGAAAGCCATATATAAATCCAAGATTTTTAGATATTGTTGTAGAAGTAAGGTCTACAGGATTTGATGATTATGTTAATCAATTACAAAATTTAAAATTTGTATGTTGGAGACTAGATAAAAATTCAAGAGATTGTAAATTTAATAAAGATAAAATATAAAGGAGGAGATAGCATGTATAATTTAAAGTTACTTAGAAATATTAAAGATAGTAGTGAATTATCGTTTTTTAAATATTTTCCTTATAATTTATGTAGAGAATTATCTCTTTGTGGATTTATTGATTATCATATTATAAATGATAATAAAAATCTTAAAAACGATTTAATTGAAATAATAAATGAATTACCAGAAATAGAAAAAAGAATTATAGAATTAAGATATGGCGTTAATGATAATAAACTAATAACACAGAAAGAAATAATAAATGAATTGCATCTTACTAAAAAATGTTGCGACAATTTTAATTATCATATATTTAAAGCATTTAGACAAATAGCAAATAAATTAAATAAAATATAAGGAGGAATAGATATGGAAGAAAAAGTAACATTTACAACATCAATAGATAAATGTGGTAGATTTGTAATACCAACAAAAGTTCTTAAGACATTGTCTTGGGACAAAGGAATATTAGCATTTGGAGAAGTTAATGAAGATTATATCATTATTAAAAGTTTAGGTGAACAAGTAAAGTGTAATAAATGTAATAAAAAATATAATTCTCAATATAATTATTGTCCAATATGTGGAGAAGTATTAAAAATTAATAAATAATTGACACCCAGAGGCATTGAAATATAGTTAGATTAATAATTATATTACTCAAAGTAATATAACAAATCATTTTATATATATTTTCTCTAATAATAAAAAGAAATAAGAGGAGAATATATATGAGAAAAGAAAGTTTAAGATTATTTTCAGAAATTATTATATCTATGTTAGCAATAGATAGTTTAAATAAAGACCAATTATTAATATTAAAAAATAAAATAGAGGAGTTAAAAAAGATACCTCAAGATGATAGACTTGAATTAATGATAAATTGTTATCATTTATTTGATGAAAATAAATATGAAGATAATATTGATATTTTATCAGGTAGAAAATAAATATAAAGGAGATGATATAGATGGACTCTAATCAATTTAAAAATATCTATATTGGAATAGACCCATCTTTAAGTGGTTTTGGAATTTCAATAATAGACACAAATAATAAACAAATTATATTAGATGAATTTAAAGCAGATAATCATCATAATTTTATATTAATGTGTTGGTCTATTTCGAATTTATATAATAATATATTTGAAAAATATAAAAATTATATTGATAAAGAAACAAATATAGCACAAGAATTACCTATTTCATCTGGAATTAATTCTGGCAAGTTAAATGCATTAGGCATGCATTTTTATAATGAATTAGGAAAATATAGTAAATATACAAATATATATTGTTATCATCCAATTAAGTTAAAAGTATTTCATCATAAAAGAAAATATGATAAGAAAGATACAATAAGAGTTATTGAAGATATATTAGAGATATTTAAGAAGAATAATTATAATATTGATATAAGATATTCAAGAACAAAAAAGAATTTAAATATTACTAATAATGAAGCAGATTCTTTTATGTATGCAATAAGATTATATATGAATAAGAATGATGACATAATAACTAAAGAGATATTAGATAAATACCCAAGATTTGAAAAGATAGTTTCTTTAAATGAGGAATTAGGAATGTAATATGCAAAATAATACTCGAAAAAGTAAAATGACTCAACATGTAATTAAAAGAACTAGAGAAAGAGCAGACTTAAATGGTAAGTCAGCAAATACTTTAGTTAAAGAAACAATGCAATACGGGTTATCTCCAGGAGATTTTGTAGGAGATTTCTATTCATATTTGCATTATATAAAAGGTAAAAAATATAAATCAATTGGGATTAGAGTATTTGATAATAATATATTAGTATATAATAAGAAAAGTAGAAAAGCAATAACACTTTATCAAGTTCCAGAAAAGTTCTTACCAATAGAGCAATATAGAATATCTAAAGCAAATGAAAAATTAAATGAATTGACAAAGACTATTAAAAAATTATTTAAAGATAAAGTAGATATAGAATTACAGATTTTAGTAGATAAACCAAAAGACTTTGTTGCTGGATTAGTTATTAATAATGTATTTCAATGTTTTGGTAAAGGAAAAACAAGATTTGAGGCTGAAGAGAATGCAGTTCAATTATATTTAGACAAATTATATAAGAAATAATGCATTCAGAGGCATTGAGATATAATAATATTAATAATTATATTATTTAATTTATATAAACTATAAGAAAAGATGTACATTTGTGGTATTTTATGGTATAATATAATTATATAAATTATATTAAAGGAGGAAATTATGGAATTTGGTGGACATAAAATAATAGGAAATGATTATTATTCTATAAGAGGAAATATTATTGAATTAAATAATATAGACACAATAATACCAGAATATCATAATAATCATAGAAGTATATATCTTAAAGTTATTAAAAAGAATAAAGGCAAGACTATAATTAAAATGCAAAATAAACAAGAATATAATTATACAATTAAAGCAATTAATATACTTACAGATTTAAAATTAGAAGAAATATAATTTTATTTAGTAGATTGGAGGCGACTTAAATGAAATTTGATGAAAGTAGAATTATAACAGATGAAACTGGTTATAATTATGTAAGAGTAACCCCACAAGAAATATTAAATTGGGGAGGTTATTGTATTTGCAATGGTTGCAATAAACAATTTTTAGATGAAGATATGAATCTCTTCTTTGGTTGCACAGATACTTATTGTGATACTTGTTTTGATAGAATGAAACAAAGATGGAAAACATATTCTAAAGAGGATATAGAATATGATATAGCTATTCAAAAAGAAGAATCACTAAATTGGTATAAATATCATTTAGATGATGAATATAGGGAAATGATAAATAATCAATTTAATAATGATTACTAAGAGGAGGTGAAATATATGGAACATGTAACTAGAAATAAAAATGATATGATGAAAGATGTTGTCATTAATTATAGAGGTTGTGGTCATCATGAATATTATGGAATGTTAGTTTGGAGAGATGGTTTACAATATTGTAGAAGATGCATTCATCAAATTTGGGTTAAAGAAAATCCAAATGGTTGGAAACCTGGTCCTGATGAAAAATATTTTCCATTATATGAAGATGGCATAAATTATTATGAACAAGATTTAAAGAAAGGAGAAGATAGCGTATATGAATAAACTAGAAAATCCACTATTAGCAGAAATTGATATTAGTGTAACTCATCAAGGTATTGGTGGTAAGACCATAGTAATAGAAAGAGAAGGTACTATTTCTTGGGTATTAGATGTACCATTTGATGAGATGACTATAGGATTATCAAACTTTATTAATAGATATAGTATAATGTCTATGCCAGAAGAAACTAAAGTATATTATGGTCATGTTGGAAATCTCGGATATTTTGTAGCTGAAAATGAATTACATAATTTAAGAGAATCTACATTGTCTGAAGCATATGAATATTTACAATAAGATTAATTACATAATATATAATAGATTGGAGGAATTAATATGTATAAAGAGATAAAATCTAATTTAAAAGAAACACTAAATTTAGATGAATGTGAAATACTTAATGAAATGGCAACCATTGGACAAGATAATAATGGTTATGTTTATATGATATATAAAAAAGAAGGAGTAATACCTCATTTTCATATATTAAAAGATAATAAAACAATTCAATGTATTAGAATAGATAAACCATATTACTTTAGTCATAATGGTAAATACAGTTATAAATTAAATAGTAAAGAAAGAAAAGAATTAGTATCATTTTTAAATAGATTACATTTCTCTAAGAGACCAAATAATACTATGACTAACTGGGAATTTTTATTAAGTCAGTGGAATATTGAAAATAATACAGATATAAATGAAGATTTAGTTATACCTGATTATACTAAATTAAAAATGGATAAATAGAAAGAAGGAAATAAAATGAGTAGAGAAATAAAAGATATATTTAAAGACCAAGAATTAATAGACTTATGTAATAATAATATTGAATTAACTTCTAAATTAAATGAGGTTAATTTAGAAATAGTAAATAAATTTAAAGAAGTTACTAAATCTGATGAAATTGATAATGAAGAAAAAATATTTTTAGCAGAAAGCTTTGTTAATAAAGGTGAGTATGAGGTTTTCTTAAATGATAGATTTGAAGATGAACTTTATAATGAAATAGTTCAATTTAATAAATTAAAAGAATCAATTGATGAAAAGAAAGCATTAATTAAGAATTTCTTAGAAGAAAACGGTATGGGAACTTTTGAAACAAGTACATTAAAAATTAAATATACATCAGCAACTACTGCTACAACAATAGACACAACAAGATTAAAGAAAGAACTTCCAGATATTGCTGCAAAATATTCTAAAGTATCAGCAAGGTCTTCTTCATTATCAATTGAACCAATAGAATAAAAGGGCGATAAATTATGAATTTATATAGTAATATTAAAAATAATATTAATAGTGCAGATTCTAAGTATATGAAAGAATGGACAGAAATATGTGAAGCATTTTGTAAGAAGATAAATGCTGAACTATTATTTGTTAATCTTGATAACTTTGGTTATATGACTAAAGATGGTCAAACTATTCATATGTATGCTGATGAGCTTGCAGAATATCTAAATAATAAAAATAAGAATAATCAGTAAACAATTTACTGATTATTTTCTTTATATAAGAGGAGATTATTTATGAACTTATATGAAAGTATTGAAAAAAATTTAAAAGAATCAGAAAAATCTTTGGAAGACAAATGTAAAGAAATATTTAATAAATATAGAGATGAATTTGATACTATAAATGATGTAAGAGATATTGCAGATTATTTAAATAAATTATATTCAGAAGAAGGAATACAAGCTGTAAATGATTGGTTCCTATCGAGTGCAACTGAAGAATACAAAAAAGATTTAAAATCTTTAATAAATAAAAAGTAGAAAGGAAAATAGATATGAACTTATATGAAAGTATTGAAAAAAATTTAAAAGAATCAGAACATTCTGATGATTATTGTACAATAGCTGCTACAGAATTTGTTGTTGATAGATTACCAAGTGATTGGAAAAATTTATCTAATGACGAATTAAAAGAATTAGTAAGAGAAGAAGTAAATAATTATAATAATGCTAATGTCGAACCTGAATATGAAAATGAAGATTTTTATGGTGATGAAGCAGATTATAATAAAGTATTTGATTATATAATATATAGTTATAAATAGAAAGGAAGATTAAAATGAATTTATATGAAAGTATTAAAAATAATTTAGATAAAGATTCAGATACAGAATTAGAAATTTTAGATACTCAAATAGATTTTCCTGCCGTGTTTGATTCATTTGATACAAGCGGCATTATTGATATAATAAAAGACACTGATTCAAAAGATTTAAGTGCGTGTATTGCAGGAGGAACAAGAAGTTCTCGCGAACAAAATGCATATAATTTATATATAGATAAATGCATTTTATGTGGCAAAGTAGGTTATAATAATTTTATCCCAGTGCATAAAAATAAATATAAAGATTATAGTTATTGGTCGTATGAAGACAATTATGGATGGCCTTTTTCTAATGTTCATTTTCCATCTGAAAAAGTAGCCAAAATAATAGTTAAAATACCTCATAAACAACGCAAAAAAATTTATATAAGAGCAAGAATATGTTTTTGCAAAGATTGTTATGAGAAAAATGTCGTACCATTTGTGCTTAAAAAAGCAGATGAAATTAAAAAAATTGTCGCTTATTATAGAGATAATAATAAATATCCAAGTAAAGGCGAGGTTATAATTTTTGGTAAGGATATATTAGATATAATTAATGACGGGATAATTAATGCTAGTCATTATAATAAACATGAAAAAAATAAAATAATCGATAGATTATATCAAATTGTTGATTTAGAAACACCTTATAATGATGTTGATAAGATTTATGAAAGATTTCTCAAATATTTTATTTCATCGGGTAACGCTGATGACTCAATTAAATTTAATCCAAAGAAATAGAAAGGAAGATTAAAATGAATTTATATAGTAATATTAAAAATAATTTAAATGAATCTGCAAAATTCTATTATAAAGAATTTAGTGGCGCTGGTGAAATTGATTATGTTGAATTTGAGACAGAACAAGAAGCAAATGATTATGCTAAAAAAGTTAATGAAGAATCTGGTAATGAAACAGCAGTATATAGAATAGATAATGATGAATGCATTGCTTTATATGACGCATTAAATGAATCTGAAAAGTTAAAAGAAGATGATAAGAGTTATTCCAAAGGAGTTAATGTATTAGATAAATTATATAGTAATCCTGAGTATGAAGCTTTATGGGATAAGAAATTTAATGAATTAGTCCCAAAATCAGGAAAAGCTAAGACAACTATTGGAGAGATTATGCGAGGATTTTCTTCATTAAGTCATGCATATTATCAAAATGGTGATACTGTTAATTCATTATATCGTCAACATTTTAATAGCGGTTATTTACAAGATGCACATGATTTATATAAAGCAGTAAAAGAACTTGGAGATAGAACTCTTATTGATTTAACAGATAAAATGTTTAATACAAGAAGAGAAAGCGCTTATTGTAAATATATGGCAGCTTTTTATGAGTATTTTATAAATAATTATCTTTCAAAAGAAAATATAAATGAATCTGAAGATAAAGTATTAGATTCTATTAATCAACTTTCTTATAATAAAAATAAGAAATTAGATAAATATATGGCTGAATGGGAATCTATTTGTCAAGCTTTTTGTAAAAAGATAGGAGCTAAATTATTATTTGTTAATATAAATAATTTTGGTTATGAAGATAAAGATGGAAATTTAGTTCATATGTATGCAGATGAATTAGAACAATATTTAAAAAATAATAAAATTTAAGAAAGGAGAAATAAAAATGAACTTATATGAAAATATTAAAAATAATTTAAATGAAGATGAGAATGTTCAATCAGGTATGACGTTATATGATTATATTAAAAATGTCTGTAATGGAGAAATAGACATGGACGTTTGTGATAATGATATAGATATGATGGTAGCATTTTGTCATAATATAAATGAACATAGTTCAGAATACCCACAAATGGAAAGATTTTTAAATTTATTAGCAAAAAGAACTAAAATTATTAAACAAAATAATGGAGGATATGCTCCAATATTAATTTGTGATTTTAGTTCAGCATTAAAACCATATAATGAAGAGTGGAAGAAATTCTTTGATATGGATTATTCAGACTTTGATGAAGATGAAGCATATTATGAAGCAGTAGTTAATCTTGAACCATTAATAAGCGGTAATGCAGGAGAAGATACTTATAAAGAATTTTGTGATATTATGGAAGGTAAAAAATTAGAAGAATCTGAAGAAGAAAATGAAGAACAAATTTGTGTTATATGTAATAAACCATTTACTGGTTGGGGTAATGACGCTTGGCCAGTAGCAGAAGGTTATTGTTGTGATGAATGCAATTTTTCTAAAGTAATTCCTGCAAGATTAGCTCAATTAAGAGAATATCGTAATGATACTAAAATAAAAGAATCTGAATCTTTTAAATTAAATAAAGATGCAGAAGATTTTGAAGATTTAGTAAAAAGAGATTTTCAAAATTATATAGAAGATACTTATAATATACAAAATGTTCAAGAATTAGCAGATAGATTAGAACACGTAACAGAAGAAGATATAAATGATTATTTTACAACTTTATTCTATGAAATATTTGACAATGAAGATATGGAAACAGCTAATTTAGCAGAAGAAATTATAAGAAAAGAATATGGACTTCAAGATAATATAGATGAATCTGAAAAACAAGAAAAATTAAATGAGGCAAAAAATTATGATGATTATTGGAATTTATCGGAAGATATTCCGATTATTCCTAATTTTGACCTTGATAATTTTCCAAAAGATAAATTGTGGCAATTAAGAAAAGAAATAACTTTAGGAAGCCCATATTTATCTAAATATGATAATTCATTAGGTCTAAATCCAGCTGCTTTAAGAAATTTCTTTAATTCATTTGTTGAAAATGGAAAGAATAATAATAAAACATTAAAAGATATAGATAATCAAGATGATTTATATAATTTTTATATAAATTGTGAAGACCCTTTTAATTTAAAAGACGAATTAGATGAATCTGAAGAAGCAAATTTAACATTATCACAGATTAAAGATAATTTAGAAGCAATTAAAAATAATGAAGAAAGAAATTATGAAATATATGGAAGTGCATTAGAATTTCCAAGTATATTAGAAAAAATTGATAATGTAGATGACAGAAGAAAAGCATTAATGATGTTATATATGAATAATCCAAAGTTAGAAGAATTAAAAACTTGGACTGCAAAACAAATTAAAGATTATATATTAGATACTGAGGAAGTATTTAATATAAATATTGATAGTAATTTTGATGAAGAACCAACTAATTATAGAAAAGCATACGCAAAATGTTTTGAATTAATTGGAACAAATTTAAATGAATCTGCTAAAGGACAATGGACAAGTGGTTTTAAAAAATTAGATGGTTATACTGAAGAAGAAGCTTATAAATTATTAGTTAAAGCGGCTAATATAAAGCTTAATACTTTTGCAAAGAATAATCATGATAATGAAGAACTTCAAAGAGAATTTGAAGAGAAATATAATGAACCATTTGGAATACAAATTGGTGGAGATACCGTAGGTAATTATGGTTATAATCCAAAATATTTAGAATTTTTAAATTCTAAAGGAAATTTAGATGAAGCAGAAGATAATCAATTATATGTATTTTCAAATGCAGAATCTGAAGATATGACAGATGCTATTAGTATGATTAATTCTATATATAAAAATGAAGCTCCTAAATTACAATTTAAAATGCATTCAGAAGGACCTATGTGGTTTGTTGATTTTATAGGTAGTTATCAAGACATTTGTGATTATTTAATTAAGTTAGGTTGGTATAATGAAAAAGAAATAAATGATTTAACTAATAATAAATTAATTAGACCGTTACCTATAAAAGAATCAGAAGAAAAAGTAAATCCTAATAATTTAACTAAAGAACAATTATGGAAATTAAGACAAGAAATAAGATTAAATAGTATATATACAAATGATTATGAAAATTCATTTGATTTAGACCCTGTAGCAGTTCAAGATTTCTTTGATACATTTATTGAAGATATGGAACAAGATGATGATGGAAATCCTAATAATAGAAAAATAGAAGATTATGATAATGCTGATGATTTATATAATTTCTATACAGGTTGTGAAAATCCTTTTGGTGAAATAGAAGAAATTAAAGAATCAGAAGATTATTATGATGACGATGATGATTATTGGGAAGACCATAATGATGACCCAATAGAATGCACTATTGAATATGATGAAGATGGAAAACCATATTTTATGTATAATAATGAGAAAGAATATATAGATGAATATATGAAAGATGGAGCAGGTGGAGCTACTAAACCATTAACAGCATTTTCAGCTATTAGAATAGTTCATTCAGATAATGGAGAAACTGTTAGTGTTCAATATCTTCATGATTCAGAAAAGATTAAAGAAGCAGAAGAATCAGATGAAGATAAAAAGTTATCTTTTAAAGAAAGAGTTCTTAAAGCATATGATAATTGTAATTATTCAGTAAGGTCAGATATGCCAACAATTAAAGATATAATAGATTATTTAGACCTAAGTAATGATTCAGAAACAAGAGATAAAGTATCTCAAATTATTTATAAAGCAGGAAAAGATTGGCAAGTAGAAAGCTGTAATGAAGCAGAAGACAAAGAAGAATCTAAAGAAGAAGTAAAACATAAAGATGATATTAAAGTATATATGAATACATGGAAAAATTATAATGAATATGGTGCAGATTTAGATGCTTATGGAATTAAAGATGGTTGGATGAATCCTGATGATGCATTAGAATTTTGTAAAAAATATGCAGAAGATGAACCGTTTATAAATGATATAGATAATAATAGCGGAATTGATATTGAAGTATCTGAATATGATAATGCTCCTTCAGTATTAGAAGGTTTAGCAAAATTAAATGATGTATTATATTTTGGAGCAGGAAATGCTGAAAAAGGAGATATTCCATTAGTATATGAAGCTTGGGCTGATAAAGAGTCAGCAACTACTCCATCATTAGAAAATATAGAAAATTTTATAGATTTCTTAGAAAATGGAGAATATTATGTTCATAATGATGTTACATCAACAGAAGATATTGGAAAATGGTATGTTGAAAATGTAGGTTATGAAGGAGTATCAAATATAGAAAATTATATTGACTCAGACCAAGTTAAAGAAGATTGGCAAGAAGATATAGACCAAAATTATTTAGATGATGATGGAAATCCAACAGAAGACTGGTACGAAGTTGATGATTCACTTGTTGACGAAGATATAGAATCAGCAAAACAAAGTAATGATACTAATTTCTTTGATAAATATTTTGATTATGCATCTCTTGGAGACGATATTTATGGAGATGGAAATTGGTACGTAACAGATAATGGTTCAGTTGAAATATATTAATAAATACACAAATAAAATTAATATTAATAATAAATAAAGAAGGTTATTTAAACCTTCTTTTTTCATAATATATAATAGAAAGGGTAGATTATTATGGATAAGAAATTAATGTATTATATTATTATTCATTATATTGATATGAGAAAACTTTTAAGAAGTCTTAATATTGATATTAGACCTAATAAAAGTATGCTATGCCCGTTCCACCAAAATACTCGTACGCCCGCTGCTCATTTCTATGAGGAAGAAGATGGTAGTTGTAGAATATGGTGTTATTATGAGAATAGAATGTTTAGTAATATAGATATTTATAGAACATATAAACCGGACATTAATTTAGAAGAATTAGCTCAGAAGATATATGATAATTTACCTGATGAAGAAAAGAAAAAGGTATTTAATAATGTTAATGTAACTTATGAATTACCAGAATTACCGTATAATAAAGCATTAAATGATTTTAAAAATAATAAGATTTCTTTTGATATTTTATTAAATACAATTAATTATTTAACACCTAGAGATGATAATTCTAATTTATTAGATATAATATATTCTCAGGGCTTATCTGGTATATCAGATTTAAATAAAAATAATAAATATGTATATTATATGAAGAATTATAAATCTAATTACAGATATATATTAGCTAATAAAATATTAATGACTATGCAAAATAAATTACCTAATTATATAATAGAGTATTTTCAATATTCAGGAGATTCTATAATGTTACCTAATATAATAAATGATAGATTATATGCAATAACATTTAGAAATTTAAATGGAAATAAGCAATTTATAAAATTAGGAGTTGCATATTTATTTTATAATTTAGGTAATTTACCAAAAGATTTTAAATATGGCATGCCATTATTAATAACTGAAGGAAATATAGACTCTGATGTTGGTAAATTAATCTATCCATATTGTATTGCAACAATGACAAATTCATTATCAACAAATCAAATTCAATTATTATTAGGATTAACTAATAAAGTAATAATAGCTTTTGATAATGATGAAGCCGGAGAAAAGGGATTTAAAAATGTTTATCATAAATTAAAATCATTTCAATTTGATGTTAAAAAATTTAAGCATAATTCTAATTTAAAAGATTTTGGTGATTTATTAGAATTAAAAATGAAAGATGAAGATGAATATAATTATATTTATCAAACATATAAGATACAAATAGAGAATTTGGTTGGTGACGTGAGATGAAATATTTTGTAGATATTAATGAAGGAGATATACGATTAGTAATTAGAGCTTTAAGAAGATATAATACTAAAGGAGTAAAATATTTATTTTTTACAATATTCCCGTTATTAAGAGACGGTAATTTTGAAAATGAAGAAATAAGTAATAATAGATTTTATATTCCTTGGGACAAATCATTCGAATTTGTTTATGGTAAAATATATGTAGAATTTTCAGTATTAGAAAATAATAAGATATATTTTATATTAAGTGATAAGATAAAATATATTTTATATTCTTTATATCATACAGCTGTTCAGATTGTTGATGGTATTCCAATTATAGATGAAAATGCATTATTTAAATATAATGTTTATAAAAATATTAAAAATAGATAGGGTGATAATATGAAAAGAATTTTTCCAAGATTACAAGGACTGGAATGGCATAATATGAAAGAGTCATTGATACTTATTAGATATAGAAAAAGTATTAATGGACATATTAAAGGAATTTATAAAGATAAATTTGATAATAAGTATACTCATTGGTTAAATGATGAAGAAATAGAAGAATTATCAAATAATATTAAAATTATGAAAGAGGGTATTAGAAATGTTTAAGAGAAAAAAAGAAAAAAGTATGCATGAAGAATTATTAATTCAATTAAAAGGATTAATAGAAATAGAATTAGGAGAGTATATTAATAATGATATTAAAGAATCAAAATTAAAATTACATATTGAAACTTATAATGGTTTAGATATTTATGTATTAGATGACGATTTTGGTTTTATAGATAATTATAATAGCATACATTTTTATGCAGAAAATTTTATGTTTAAAGGATTATATATAGATGATATATCTTTAGTAGGACATTATCATTATGAAGATTTATTATATTTAATATTAAATTTTAAAGAAGAAAAGAAACAGATAATTAAGAATATAGAAAAATATATAGAATGGAAGAATAATTATTTAGAAGTATTACAAAGAATTAAGAATAAGTAGGAGTAGAAGTGATTTGCATGATTAAACAATATTCTTTATATCTATTAAGATGGCAATTATCAACTCCTATTTTAGCTTTAGTATTGTATTTATTTAATTATAATGAATTAGTTGAGACAATATTAGCAAATTTAATAGGAGGTCTTATATTCTTTTGGGTAGATAAAAAGATATTTCAACAAAAGACAAAATAGATTTCATAATATATAATAGAAAATAAGGAGAAATAATATGGTAAATAATACTAATACTCAAAAATTTAATTTAAATACAGAACCTAGATTAGAACAGATATTAATATCATTGACAAGAGAAACATATTTACCTGTTATTAATATGTTAAAACAAGGTTTATCAGAAATAGATAGACCTTCAGTAGAATTATTAGATAAATATTTATGGTTAGTTGAAGGAAATCTTAATGGAAAACCGCCTTCAATAGAATTATTAAGAAGAGAATTTCCAACTTTAAATTTTGATAATATTCAAATGATTAATAATATAGATGAACTAACCGATATGGTTTATGCTTTTATTAATATGAAGAATTGGAGATATGGTTCAAATTTATTAGTAAGTTTAGCTGATAAGAATAGAACTCAAGGTTTAACAGATGAAGATACAGATTCTATTTATAAATATTTAGCTAAAACAACTGCAACAGATAATTATAAATCAATAGCAGATAAAGATACTTTTTTAGATTTATATGATAAGCAAGCAAAATTAAAAGGTATTTCATTTTTAAGTCCTGAATTAGACCAATTAACTGGTGGAATTATGCCTGGACAAATATGTACAATATTAGGAGCTCCAGGTAGTATGAAAACAACTTATTCAAGTAATATAGCTTATAATGCAATGAGAGATGGTAAAAATATATTATATTTATCATTAGAAGAGCAGCCATTACAATTATTATCTAAATGGCTATCTAGATGCTCATTAGATATTAATAAACCATTACCTCAAAAAGATATAGTTCAAAGAACATTAGATGATAAGCAAAAGAAAATTTTATTTGATGAGGTATTTGAAAAATTTAAATCTTATCCAGGAAAGTTATATATAGTTGGAGAACAAGATTTACCTAATTATTCTTTATCTACATTAGAAGCTAAATTTAAAGAAATAGATAAATTAGCAAGAAAAGAAACAGAGCATGGAATAGATTTAGTTGTCGTAGACCATATTCAATTATTAAAATTTGCTATTTCAGGTTTAGATACTATTTCAACAATTAATATGTATGTATCATTTTTTAGGCAACAATCATTATCTTGGTTACATGAAAAAAGAAATGTATCTATAATATTATTATCACAAGCAAATAGAGAAGGTTATTCGTATGCTCAAAAGAATAATGGAGCATATTTATCACAACACGTGGCAGAAGCTAGTGAAGTAGAAAGAGCTTCCGCTTATATAATATCTGTATATACAGATGCAATGTCTCAAATAACAAATCAATTAACATTATGCGCTGTTAAATTAAGAGGTTCTGCTTTACCTCCAAGTGTAATACCTATTTACGAAGATGGTTCAGTTTACCAGGTAGGTGAAATAAATAAGACAATTGTTGATTTAGATGATAATATAGTTACAAATGATAATTCTAAAATAACTATGGATGCTTTAGATAGTATGTTAGGAGACTTATAATATGACAGAACAAGAATTAGAAAATGCAAAAAGAAATATTAATAGAGTCAATTTAAGATTATCTAATTTAACTCAAAATATTAATGAGATTAAAGAGAAGTTTAAGCATTGTAAAGTATTTAAATTAGATAGATTAAATAATAATATAAAGTTAAAGCAAGTTAAATTAGAAGATATAGACTTTAAAAAATCAAATGTATTTATTTCAGATTCATTAGATATATTACCATTATTTACATATATAGGTTTGATTCAATTAAATAATGTTATTTATCCAGATATTTCTTCTTCAGGAATAAATAGTATTATTAAAACAACATATATGATAGTTAACTCAAGAGATATTAGATATAGTAAAATTCCTCAAGATTCATTCTATAATGATAATAGAGATGGAGTATTACCAGATTCTTGGAATAGTATTAATTTCTTTAAGAAAGATATAATTGCTTGGAGATTATCTAATGATGTAGGAATTGGTGAAGATGAAAAGATGTTTAGTGGTTGCGCTTCATGGATTGAAGATAGATATAATGATAGAAAGATAGATTGGATTTTCTATAGAGGAAGTTATGATTTATTTAAAACAAATTATACAGCAATTTCTAATTTAGAATTACCTATCTATAAGATAGATTATGATAATTCTAAAGTAAAATTAAAAGAGTCAGAAGAAAAACATAATAATATATATAAAGGAAGTGTATTTTGATGATAAAGTTCTTTGTTAATAAAAATCAATTATATAATTTTTTAGAATTAAAGGAACCTGTTCAGTTAGTTAATTATATATTTAGTGAAGATTATTTTGAATTTAATTATGAATTAAAAGATGTTATTATAAATATTTATAATACAACAGCAACAATAGAATTATCTACATTTAGAAAGAGGGTAAAAAATAAATGGCAAAAGATGAGAACAAAAAGAAAATAGAATTAGATACTACAGATAAAATGCTTAATAATTTAGAAGATAGTTTTAATGATTTAAATTTATCAGATTTATCTTTAATAGATGATTCTGGTTTATCTAATACAATGCAACCAGTAACAACAGAATTATTAGAAGATATAAAAAGAATTGCTCCAACATTAACGACAGAACAAGTACAACAATTAGTTGATTATATTAAAGGTGGAGAAAGACCTGATTTTGTTGACTTAATGTTAACACAAACAAATGGCAAATTAACTGAATTATTAAAAGTAATGTCAATATTACAATTAGTACAATTACCAAAATTATATGATTATCAAAGAGCTATACAGGAAAATCTATTAAATCCAGAAATGTTAAAGAATATGACAGCAAATGACTTATCTACTGAGGCAGTTAATATTCAAAAACAAATTAGTGATATATTATCTACTTCATTAAAAATAAATACACAAACTAATCCAGATAATGCAATGCCAACTAAAGTAGAAAAGATTGCAAATCAATTAATGGGTTGCAGTGAAGCAACTCGTCAAAGAGTTATTGAAATATTAGAAGCAGACCAACAAGAATAATGGTGATATTATGAATCAAAAATTATTAGAAAAAATAGAAGAAAAATATAAAGAAGCAAAAGTGTTAGCAGAAAAATATTCATTTACAGAAGTTTGGTTAAATACAGGAGAAAAGTTAAAAGATATAAATGATGAGTACGCTAGACAAGTTAATTTTACAAGCTTATATAGACAAAAAGAAAAAGATTTATTATTTATATTATCTTTATTACAAGAAGCTTCTAGCAATATTCAAAACACTCCTAGAGGTCAATCTACAATTAAGTTAATAGATACTTATTCAAATAATATTAAATCATTATTAAAGGTATATCAAAAAATAGATGAAACGCAAACAACAATATTAAGGTATTATGAAAAAGGAGGAGCTACATTATAGCTCTTTTATTTTGTATTATTTTTCATTAAATATAGATAAAGATAATATACGCACATATTAATATAAATTAACAGAAAGGAAAGTTATTATGGTTACAGTAGGAAAAATAGAAAGAACTATTTTTGGTCAAGAAGGCGAAGAAAAAGTCTTAGTTGAATTAAGAGGTTTATCAACAGATACTCCTAAACCAACAGAACTAAATAGTCAAAAGATTGAAAATGGTTCTACATTTATAGAAATAGATACAGGAAAAATATATATGTATGATTATGAAAATGAAGAATGGAAGGAGATTTAGTTTATGGACATACCAAGTTATTTATTAGGTAAACAAAAAGGCGGAGGAGGAACTCCTTATATATTACCTCCAGCAACAACTAATTCATTAGGTGGAATTAAAGTTGGTAATAATTTAACAGTAGAGAATGATGGTACTTTATCACCAGAAATTCTTAATGTTACATTTGATTATAATTTTGTTAGCAGATATTTTACAAATTTAGGACAAAATATAAAAGTTACTAATGCAGATGATATTGCAATTTTTGAAGATATAGAAACTTATTTAACAGCTCATGAAGAAGCAGATATAAATGCTTTTGTTGAGTATGGACAAGGATATAATAAAATTCCAATAGAAACAGTTATCGATAATGGTTCTTTAAAAGAATTACATGGTAATATTACAATATCTACTGGAGATTGCTTCATTATGTCTGTTTATAAACAAGGTAATGATTTTTATATTAAACCAAATATATTTAATGTAAATTCTGGTGGAGGAAGTAGTATAACTCCAGTATTTGTACCAGTGGAAACTATTATGGAAGCATATATTAATGCAATTTATCCAGTATGTCAGGGAATAGATTTTCCACTTAATACAGGATTTCCTTGGGAAGAATATCCTCATTTAGAAATAGATTCAACAACATATCAAGATGAATATTCAGCAATAAAAGCAATTTTTGAAGACCCATATAATACAAAAAATATATTCTTTACATTAGATGGAATAGAATTACCTTGGTCATTTCAAAGAGACCCTCTTTCTAATTCTACACCATATACAGGAAATTTAACTATTAAAATACAAGATAATCTAGTTGTAATTGTTGCATCACCAGAAGATGAAGAATCTGAAGACGACCCTATAGTATTTACTCATCCATTTCAAATGTATGCTACACCAATAAAAGCAGACCATACATTATACCCATATTATTTGATTAATGTAGTAAATGAATCAGAGTTACAATCTTCTACTGGTGGACATAATCAATTTAGTACATATACTTATACAATAGATTTTGGTAATCCATTTCCAGAACCAGGAGACCCTATAACTCATAATGTTGTATTATATAATAATTTAATGCTATTATTAAATGCATGGCAATATGCTTATTATCCAAGTGGAGATTTCTATAGAGGTAGAGAATTAAAAGATTTCTTATTCTATTTAAGAACTCCTCATTTCAGTGATGGTATTCCAGTATATCAAATAAGATATGCTGACCTTGAAGGTAAAGATAGTAATACTATATATTTCTCTTCATCACCAATAAATGCATCTGATGCTAATATAAATATGATAACAGGAACTATTGATATATCTCAAGACCCACCTGTGATTGAGTATACAGAATATTTCTTTGATAATACTCAAGCATAGATAAAAGGAGTTTATTTTGGAATATTTTGTTTCGATATTAGCAATTATAGTTCCATCTTTAGTAACATTAATAACAAGTTCAAAACAACTTAAAATTTCTAAGATGCATGCTGCAAAACAAAGTATTTTACAAATGCAGATGGAAGACGTAATTGCTGTTGAAATATTACATAAAGTTCCAGTTAATCATACAAATATTCATTATGAATATGATGAATATAAAAAAGCAGGTGGAAATTCAGATATAGATTTAAAAATGGTAGAATATGAAGAGTGGTATGGAAAGATAAATAAAAAATAAATATAGTTAGTAGCTATATTTATTTTATTTTGAATTTAACTTTTTATTTATTATTTATTTTCATAAATAATAGAAAAGAGGAATATTATGCGTCTAAGATTAAAAAATTCAGAAGAATTGGTAGAATCTGATAATACAACGACAGCATTTATTGATATTGATGAAATATTATATTTTGCAGAGAAATATTTAAATGATGTTGTTGGAAAAGGATTTTCAATATATAAAAGACCAGATGGTCAATTTATGTTAACGATGTTACAAAGTGAAATAGACAATTGGTTGGAATTACATAATAAAGTAAATAATATAGGAAATACAAATGAATCTGAAGATTCTTCAGAAGCAACACAACCAAATGATATTGCTAAAAAAGAAGAATATAAAAATATGGTAACTCCTACATTTAAAGTAGGAAAAAAGATTAAGGAGGAAAAATAATATGAAAGCATTTTTTAAAGATAGTAATAAAATAATAATTAATTCAATGACTTATGATGAAGCATTGGTAGGAAAACAATTCTTAAAGGATTTAGAAGGTAAGCAATTAAAAGCAGAACAAAGAAATGATATTAATGATGATTTTGATGGTTTAGTTCTTACTATTGAAGAAATTCCTACATCTACAACACCTGAAGAACCAGAAGAACAAATAACTGAAGATACAGTTAATACAGTAATAGATAATGATAATGAAGGATAGTATATTTATTAGATAGAAAGAGAGATGTTATTTAATGAAAATTAGATTAAAAGAAGCTCCATTTGAAGAAGAAAATTATGTTGAAGATTTTACTAACAGTACTCCAGAAGTTCAAGCTCCATTAGATTTAGAAGTTGTAGAACCTGAAACAACCGATGAAGAATCTATTTTTATAGATGAAACAGACCCTAAGTTGACTGAGTTTATCTGTTCTGATGCATTAAATGAATTAAGAGATATATTAATAGAATTACCAGAAGATATTCATTTATTATTATTAGATAATAAAGTTATAGTAATAGCTAGAAATAGTAATGATGAGAAAAATGAAACATTCTTATATTGTTTAAGAGATGAAGATGATGAATTTACTTTAATTCAAATGCCTTTAAAATTAGATGAGATATTAGCAAATGATTCTATAATTCAATATACTCCAGCAAATATTTCTGATGTACATGATAAAGTAGTAGAATTATTTGCAAGAGAATTGGAACCAGAAGATGAAGAAACAGAAGAAGTAATTCCTGAAGAAAGTATAGAAGATAATATAGATAATGATATAGAAGAAGATATAAATATTGAGGAGGAAGACGAGGATGAAGAAGATAAAATTAGTTCTTAATGAATCTTTAGTTACTAATATAAATACTAATCAAGTAGACCTAATTGAAGATGTATCAGTACAACAAAAACCTGATTATCAAATTATTGATATTACAGTAATTCCTGATGAAGAATATAATCCTACAATTCAATCAATTTTAATTGACCTAGATGAAAGCAGTAGATTATGTGAATCTGTAGATGAATCTAAAAATTTATCTATTAATATATTATCTGAAACAGTTAACATAAAAACAGGTTATAGTAATTCATTATTTGAATTTGAAAATAAAAATCATACTATTACATTATCATTGGTTCTACAAGAGACTGAAAAAAGAGGAATTTATAAAGTTGAAGCATACACAACTAAAGGTGAAAAGGTATTTGAATCAAATACTTGCAAACCTAGAAAATTAATTGAATCATATTTAAATAGTTTAGCTGTTGAGTATTTAATTGATAGACCATTAAAAGAATCAGAACAAGATGATATGGAATGGTTAAAAGATACTGGATATGAAGATGAATTAGAAGAAATGATAAAGAATTTTAAACCAAGTGGAGATATAGAAAAAGATACACTTCGTTTAGTAAATCGCGCTAGTAATTATTTTTATGATATTGTTGGTATACATAATGACAATGTAGAAAGAGCATATTATACTTGGGCAGAAGAAAAAGCTAAACAATTAAATGAAACAGAAGATAAAAAATTACATAAATTAAATGAATCAAATTTAAAAGAAGATGCGATTGATAATGCGAGAGCTGATACTGCTATGGGTGGTGTAGCTTATGATGATTATATGACAAATTTTAGACAAGACAACTCAGATGAAAATGAAGACCCTATTAAAGATGATGTTAAAAGAGATTTAAATATAGAACCCGGTTCAGATGAAGAATCAATGTTGGACGACTTGTATTATGACGATGAAGAAATTGAAGAAGAAAAAGATTATTCAGTAGAAGAATTTATGCAAGCAAATAAATTAACTGATGAAGTTAAAAATTTAAATATAGATTATTCAGAATGGAATAACATGAATCAAGAAGAAAGAGATAAATTAGTTACTCCTGAATTAAATAGATTTTATAATAAATATAAAGTAGAATTTGATAAAAATCCTAAATTATTTGAATTATTACAATATAATTTAACTGATGATAACTTCCATACAGAAGCTAAAATATTAAGAGATTTAAGAGGAGGAGAATAATATATGAGAATACCAAAAGGATTTATTAAAGACTCAGAAGGAATTTATAGAAGAGGAAATTTTGTATTTAGAGATAACAAAATATTTAGAGAATCCGCTATTGTTCCTAAAGGTACTATTGAAGAAGTTGCTGATAATTATACTACTGTTTCAGAATGTATAAGAGCAATTTTAGCATTCCCTGCTTCTATTGGTGAAAAACCAAGAACAACAGATATATATGTTAATAAAGTAGGAAATAATTTTAAACAATCAGATAAATTTACAAAAGATACAGTTGCAATAGTTACATCAGATAGAAATGTAATAGATATTAAAGCAAAAGATATTAGTGATTCAACAGAATTTAAAGATTTAATTAGTAAAGATAAACCAGTTAAAGCAAAAGAAATTAAAAGTTTTAGTTCAGATAAACCAAAAGATTCTCAAGAAGTAATTAGAACAGGATTAAAGGAATCTGAAAGTTCTATAGTACGAGTTGACGTATATACAGATGCATCAGATGAAAATGGCATTATACAAGAATTAAGAACAAATTCAAATCCAATACCACAAGAAATAGGAATTAAAGTTCTTAATGAACATGGTCCAGCGGGTGGAAATCCAGAAATTCTTTTAATTGGCGATTTAAATGTAATTAAAAACTGGTTACATACTGAGTTATTTGATGATGATATGTATGTTGTAATAAAGGAATCTTATTCAGAAAAACTTGGAGGAGACCCAGAAGATTTTATCTCAGATGTAAATGATATATTAGCTCATGTTAAAACATTTGATACAAATAAACTTGCTACTAAATTAGCATATGAAATAATAGAAGATTTTGAGATGAAATGTGAAGATTTAATTAGTATGGCTAAAGGTAAATATTTAAATATTATATACAGGAATAAATCATTCAATGAATCTGCTGAGGGTGTTGATGAGTTCTGGGATAAATTTGATAAAGGTGAAGTTAAAATCGGTGACAAATTTGAAAATGGTCCAGAATTATTAAAAGCAAATAAAAAAGCAGATTATATCTTAGTATTTAAAAATGATGAATATGTTGCCGCTTGGGCTCCTGAATTAAGTGGTGGAGATTTAGTTTGGGGACAAGGACATTATTTTGATAATGAAAAAGATGCTAACGAATATTTTAGTTCTAAATTAAATGAGTCAGAAAAGTTAAATGAAGAATTTTATGATTGGAACTATAATAGTATATCAAAAGAACCTGACGAAGAAAAAGAATATCAAGAAGTTAAAAAAGAACTAGAAAAAAAGAGATATTATAATAAATCAATTAAAGATTTTAAAAAAGGGTATATTGATGCTGAAGGTTTAAAAGAAGATTTAATATATAAGTCTGAAGGATTTATTCATAATAATAGAAAATACATAAATAGATATGTTGATGAACTTACTGGTTCAGCAGAAAAATAAAATAAATAGAAAGGAAAAGCAAATATGAATTTATACGAGTCAATTAAAAAGAATTTAAAAACAAAAGAGAGAATATCTAAATTAAATGAATCTGAGAATAATTTAAAAGAGGTTATTCGTACAGGTTTAGAAATGAAAGATTATTTAAAGTTAAATGGTTTTGAATCTCTTGTTAATAAAATAGATGATGATAAAGCAACTTATAGATTATATTTAGACCCAGTAAAAGGAACATTTAGTGGTAATTATAAATTAGAAAAAATAAATGAATCTTGTGGAAGAAAGAAAAAAATTAAAATAAAAGAAAGTAATTTAGCAAAATATCTTGGAGTTGCTCAATCATTAACAGAAAAAGTAAATCATGCTAATGATGATATTAATGCTAAAATACTAGAAGCTTTAAGAAGTAAATATAAAGCAAAGAAATATGCAGATGATTTTAAAAAAGCAGGAATTACAGTAGATGATTCACCAAGAGAAGGTGTTACATTAATTGGACCTAATGGTAAAAGATTATCTGCTGACAGATTAGAAATACATGGACCAGCAAAACCAGGACATAATAATACTCATGGTGGTCGTTATGGTTCAAGAATTAAATCTAAAATAAAAGATTTAGATAATTATAATAAGAGAATAGCAGAACAAAAAGAAAATATTGAAAATCTTAAAAATGCTGAGCATGATGATATTATTAGAAAATATCCTAATAAAACTACTGAAGAAGCTTTAAAAGCACATGAAGATAATATTGCTAGTGAAGAAAGTAGTTTAAATTGGAATAAGAGATGGAGAAAAGATACTCAAAAAGATATTGCTCGTGAACATAGAAATCGTGCTGAGGGACATAATAGTGATTTAGGATATGGAAATAGAATTATTGATAGAAAATCATCTGCGATTGATAAAATAGACTATAAAGGTTATTTAGACTCTAAGGATAATGATATTAATAAAGACTTTACAGGTGGCGGTTATGTAAAACCTACTCCAGGACAACAAGTTAGACAAGACCTTAAAAATGCTAAAGATAAAGTAAATAATACTTATTATAGATGGGATGCTCAAGATGTTGCAAGAGATAGAAAAATTGATGCGAAAGCAATTGAAGCCCGTAAGAAAGAAATTGAAGAAGAATATAAAAAGAAAATGGACGATGAAGTAAATAGAATGTTAGAAAGAAAATCTAAAGCAGATTCTAGTTATAAAGACCATAAAGAATATTATAGAAAAAATGTTAATGATTTAAATGCTTTTAGAAAACAACATAATTTACCAACAAAAGATGAAGATTCATTCGATGATTATCTTGAAAAGAAAGCTAATTCAAATTGGTAATAAGGAGGACTTCTTATGAATTTATATGAAAGTATAAAGAATAATCAAAAATTTAATGAGGCAGAAGAAAAAACTTTAGTAACAATATATCAAGTTCCAACAGGAAAAGATTATGCTTTTATGGATTATGATTTTGCTAAAGAACATGGATTTAATTTTAATGACTATGAAAAAGTTGCTGATATTGAAGTGCCAATAAGTACTGACTTAGAAGAAATCTTTACATTAGGTAATATACATAAAGATATGTTCAATGCCTCTAGAGATAAATTTAGAAGTATTTCTGTTTCAGATATAATTGAAAAAGATGGTAAAAAATATTACGTAGATTCATTCGGATTTAAGGAGGTATAAATATGGCATTAGTTGAAATAGGAATTACTGGTAATGCAGGATATAGCACAAATCAAGTAAGAAAAATGTCTGTTAGCGAATTAATATCAGAATTAGAAAATTTTGATTCTGAAGATGAAGTATATTTAAAAGATGCTGGAAATAGATATGGCGCAGCTTATGGACAAATTAATTATATAGAACAAGGTTTATCAGAAGATTATGAAGATGATGACGAAGATGAATATTATGAATCAAATCTTTATTCAATGATTAAGAGCAATCAAAAATTAAATGAAAGTGTAGATGATACTAAAACAGATGAAATTTTTAATTTATTTGTTGAGTTAGCTAATGAAATAGAAAATAAATATAATGTTAGTGATATTACTTCTAAATTAAATAAATCTGATATGAAAGTAAGTGAAAAATGGGGTTCTTATAATTTGTATGTTAAGAATTATATGACAATACCATTTCTTAATTGTCCTTTAAATATAGATTTTGAATTTCATTCAGATGATAATAAATTTAAAGTTAGAGCATTATTATCAAATCCAGATTCAACAGGTTTTTGGTCAGATGTAATGAAGGGAAAAACTCTTGCATCTGGTAAATATGAAAATAATAATATTAGATTTTATAAAGATAAACAATAAGGAGGAATAAATATGGGAGTATTAAAAGTATTAAAAGGTACATTATCTACATTAGGTAAAAAGAATCGTAATGGTCGTATTTATTCTAAAGAGTTATGGGAAAATGTTCTTAATTCTGAATATTGGAATGATATGATGAGTAATAATTCATTATTTGGAGAATGTGTTCATCCTGCAGATAATAGAAGTACATCAGATTCATTTGAAATAGATGCTAATAATGTATCTCATAGAATTAAAGAAGCTCATATTGAAGGAGATAAATTAATAGGTACTGTTGAAATATTAGATACTCAAGCAGGAAAAAATATTGCAGCATTAATTGATAGTGGTTGTAATATAGGAATATCTGCAAGAGGTGCAGGAGACCTTAATGGTGATACTGTAGACCCAGATACTTATCAATTTAAAACTTTTGATTTAACATTTAGACCTTCTGATTATAATGCTAGACTAGTTCCTTTAACTGAATCAGAAAAGAAAAACTTTAAACCTATTAAAGAATCTGAAGAATCAGATACATTAATTAAAGGTGCAGAAGAAATAAATTCTACTAAAGTAGATAAAGATATTAAAAAAGGTTTAAAAGATAGAGTAGTTAAGAAATATATTGATGGTTATACAGATAAACCAATTCAATTTAGTAAATTTACAATAGAAATATTACCCACTACTTCTGATACTGATAAATTAAGAGTTGCTGTATATGATAAAGAGCATGACGCAAGAGAGATTGTTGGTTATTTTAATAAAGATGACATACATACAGATGATTCGTTAGTTGAAAAAATATTAGATATAATGAGTTATTCATACGAATATGATTTATAAAAGTAAACTTAGTGTTTACTTTTTATTTTGCATATTATATAATATAAAACATAAAATTTATTTTGGAGGAGACATATATGGAAAATATTCAGAAAACAAGAGAAAAGAAGTCATTTTGGGGTAAGCTAATGAAAAAGAATAAAGTAAATTCTTATGATATAGCAGAAAAAACAAATATACCTGAAGAAAAGGTAAAAGAAATAATTAATGGAGAAAGAACTTTACCTAAAAATAAAGTTAATGATTTTGTTAAAGCAATTCATGAAACTAAAAAAGAAAGTAAAAACGGATTAAGAAATGAAGCATTATTATTTTTTACAGGAAAAGATATTAGAACATTAAGATTAAAATTTAATTATGAAACACAAAGAGATTTAGCAGAAGTATTGAAAGTAAGTCAATATACTGTATCTAGAGCAGAAAGAAATGGAGCAAATTCATTAAATACAACAACATTATTAAAATTTTATAATTTCTTTAAAGATGAATTAAATATTAAAGTAAATAAAAAGAAAGAAAAAGTAATAAAAGAAAAAGATAGCAATGGAAATTATACTATTGAATATTATAGAAATTATTTTAAAGGTATAGATTTAAAACAAGAAATTGCAAATACAGGAAAAAGTATTCCACAATTTGCTAAATCTATTGGTCTTAATCCTTCTACTATTTATAAATATGCATTAGGAACTATTGAATGGTCAATTAATATTTATAGAAAAGTATTTAATGCACTTAATAATATTGAAGAAGATAATAAAACATTAATAGTAAAAATAGATAATGATAATAATTATAAAAGAGTAAGTGAAGAATTAGGAGTAATGAGCAGAGAAGTTAAAAATTCAGACTTATATAAATCAGAAATTCCTAATTATACTCAATTAGAAGAAAAAACAATGACTGTTATTCCAGATTTTGATGCAAATATCTTATTTGAATATTTAATTAATAATTGTATTACAAAAGATGTTGTAGAATTACATAAATTATTAAATGAATATTTTAAAAGTGAATAGCAATAATTTTGTTATATTCTAGATGAATTTTCTTATAAAAGTAATATAAATATATTAAAATATTAAAACATTCATCTGGGTGTCACTAAATAACTAATAAATTAATATTAGTTATTTTTATTTTGCATTAAATAATTATTTTCATAATATATAATAAGAGGTGATAAAATGATAAGCTTAGTTAAATATTTTAGTAATTTAAGACTAAAAAGATTTGAAAAGCGAATGAAAAAATTAAAACCTGATTTATTATTATCTTGGTATGATACACAAGAGGAAAGTATCAGAAAAGAATATGATGATGAGATGGAAAGATTACATGATGAGATACAAAATTTAAAGGAAGAATTAAAAGAAAGCAGAAAGAAATCAGATTTTTGGAAAGGTAAATATGAAGGAGTCTCCGAAACGCAAGATAAGATTAATGAACAATTAATAACAAAAATAGAAACAAGCTCGGTAGATAAAGGTAAATTAAAAGAGCAAGTAAAACAATTAAAAGATGAGATACAAGAATAGCTAATTAATATTAGCTATTTTTATTTTATTTATTAAAAATTTTCATTAATATAGAAAGGAGAATATCTTATGACTTTAGAAATTATTTTTGCTATTGTTCAAGTTGTAGTAACTGAGATAGTAGCAGTATTTTTTAAAGACAATATAATTCCTAAAAAAGCAATTCCATTAGTTAATTTAGGAATAGGTATTGTAGTTGCTATTTTTGCTATTTGTTTTGGACTATTTGACAATCCTTTAACTGCAATTCTTGCATCATTAGGATTAGCATTCGCTGTAGGTGGAATATATGATACAGCAAAATCAGTTAATAAAACATTTATAAGTAAAGAAGAAAAATAATTTAGAAGGAGAAATAATTATGGCACTATTAAAGAAGAAAAAGAAAAGTAAGGTTGCTGCTGAACCTATTGAAGAAGCAGTTGTTACAAATTTAAATGTAGAAGAAGTAGATGAAGAAATTCAAACTACATTTAATGAAGACCCAGAAGGTGTTTTTGAAGATGTAATATTTATTGACGAAGAAACTGCTTTAGAAGCAGAAGAAATAGAAAAGGAGGATAACTAATGCCTAACTTTACTAAAAGAACTAGTAAACCTGCTAATGATAATAAGAATTATATTTGTAAAAGCGATGGTGGTTGGAATACTTGTATACATGGAAATCCAATGGATAAATATTTAACTGCTTTGGCCAATTGCGTAGGTGGAGCTAGTGGTCGTCTTAATGAAATTGTAAATGAAATTAATGGAACTACTGGTTGTAAATATACAAGATTTAATTGTAATGCTGAAGGTTTCTTAAAGAGAGCACAAGAATATGGTTGGGAAGTTAGTATGACTCCTAGAGCAGGTTCTATTATGTGCTGGGAAGGTAAAGGTTCTCTTGCTGGACATGTAGCATCTTGTGAATCAGTATTAGATGCAACTAATAGAGTTTATACTTTTGAATCTCAATGGGGTGGAAAAGCATCTCTTAATACAGTTAGAACAAATGATAATGGTCGTTGGGGTATGAGTAGTAATTATAAATTCTCTGGTTTCTTATATATTCCAGAAGTAGTAGTTGAACAAATTACACCAACAGTAGAAAGAGATATTTATACAAATCAATTAAAATTAAATAAAGATATGAACGTAAGACTAGGAATTGAAACTACATCAGAATCAATTGGTTTAGCACATAGTGGAGACGTATTTAATTATTATGAAGAAAGACAAGGTAATTCATCTAAATGGTATGCAATTACTCCAGATAAATCTCAATGGGTTGCTGGTGTAAATAATGATGGTACTAAATATTGTGATATATATCCAGCACAACCAATACCACCAGAACCAACACCTACACCAACTCCAGAACCTCCTGAACCAGAAACATTTAAAGTAGGAGACATTGTAGTTCCAACTAGATTAGTTAATTATAGAGGAACTCCGGTTATTCAATATGACCCTTGGTATAAGATTACTGAATTACATGGTGATAGAGCAGTATTAAGTGCAAGAGGTCAAATATGGGCAGCAATGAATACTAAAGATATTACTCATTATAAAGGTTAATAAATTTCATAATGTACAAAAAGATTACTACTAAGTAGTCTTTTATTTTGCTTTAATTTTCATTAAATATAGATAAAGAATTTTCATTTTTTATTGTAATAAAAGGAGGAAATGAAATATGGCAACTCAAATTCCAGTATATGACTCACATTTTAATCAACCTGATGATGTATATTCAAGAGACTTTTATACTATAGATGTATCAAACACTATAGGTGATTGGGTTGATGCCTTTAATAAGAATGCTTTGGGTTCAACTGACCACAAATGGTATTTAAATGAGATGCTATTTAATGGTATATTATATACAGGACTTGAAACAATAGGAGGAGTAGCAATTCATTCATTAACTAATTTAAGTATTGCTTCATCTTCTATACAAAATTTAGAATTAGATAATTTTTATCTATATTTTAGGTCTTTAGGACAAATTAAATTATTAGACCAGGTTACTTTTGATTTAACAGATTATGATGATGGTGAACCTCATTTATTCTATATTAATTCAGAATTAGGTTATAGAGTATCACAACAATTAGACCAACAAGCAGATGAAATAATGTTATTTAGATTTATTATAAAAAATGGAATATTTACACAATGTTATGTTACAGCACAAAGATTTGGAAGTAATGTTTATGATTCTGGAGATGAATATTATTTAGTTCAAGGTTGCATGCCTTTAGCTAATTCAGCATTAACATTAAAATTAAGTGATGGAACAATTAAAAGGTCTGGTATTAAATTTGATTATCATCAATTACCAGATGTAGTTCATATAATTGATGAAAGTATTCCAGTACCATTAAGATATATTACAGTTTCTAATACTGTAGATTTTAGTGTATCAACAGTTAATAATATAGACCCAGACCATTATTTAAATTATTCATCTGAAACATTACAAAATGTTCCAGCTAATAAATTTACAGTTCAAAGAATATTATTTGATGTATATTCTAATTGCTTAATAATGCAATATGGTAATAATGTTTATGATACAATGCAAGATGCATTAACTTCATTAAATAATGTAAATTATCCATTCCCTTATGAATCATTAATGTTTATTCCATTAGGATTAATGTTTATTAAGCAAGGAGCAACAGATTTAACAGACCCTAATCAATGTATTTTAGTTCAACATTTAAATACTACAATTAATCCTGCAGACTCAGCTTTCTTTGCTGAAGATAGTTATGCTCGAGGACAATTAGATGCAATTAATAATGCTATTGATATATTACAACAAGCAGTTGCTCAATTACAATCAGATTTAAGTTCTCATACAACAAATTATAATAATCCTCATCAAGTTACTAAAGCACAAGTTGGTTTAGGTAATGTAGATAATTATAGTTATGATACAATTAAAACTAAAATATCAAATGACTTATCTAGTAAGTGGATTAGAAAAGATGCTGATGATGGAACTACTTATACATTAACAATGCAAGACGGTGTAGTTAATGCTCAATATATAACTATTAATGGACAAAGACTTTATATAGGAGTCTTACCAAATGATGCCCCTAATGGTAGCTGGGGAATTTATACAAGTTAAGGAGGAAGATATAAATGGCAGATATAGTATTTCAAAGAATTACATCTACTAGAACAGGACAAGGTGCTTCAACAGGTAAAGAAACAGAAACAGCATTTAACGATAACTTTGCTTTAGTTAAAACATGTTTAGACCAATTATTTAATATTGCTTCTAGTGTAATTCTTTCTGATAATATTACTCAAATAAAAGCAGATACTTCAACAAATCCATATACTTTATATTATACAATAGACCCTTTAGATACTGAACCAAGTCAAATAAATTGGGAATTAATAACTAATGTATCTTTTGCTGATATTCAAGGTTTACCTTCTGATAATATTGCATTAGGTACTGCATTAGATTCTAAAGGTTCTGCAACAGATGTTGCTACATTACAAAATCAAATGTCTGGTGCTTTAGATACAATAAGTACTCATACAAATCAAATAGCAACTAATACTCAAAATATAGGAACAAATACATCATCTATTACTTCAATAAGAACAGAATTAGAAAGTGTAGTTCATAATCCAGTAGGTACAACATTATTTTTAAGATATAATTCTGGTGCTATTGAATATTCAACAGATGGAACTACGTGGACTAGTATTTTAGCAAGTGGAGTTGCTTATTCTCAATTAACAGGAGATGCTTCAGATAGTTCTTCATTAGTTAATTATGTAGCAGGAGAAATTACAACTGCTACTAGTTCATTAGTAACTAATACAGCATTTCAGGCACATACGTCTAATAGAAATAATCCACATGATGTTACTAAAGACCAAATAGGTTTAGGAAATGTTGCTAATTTAGCTCCCGCTGATTTACCTATTTCAAATGCGGTTCAACAAGCATTAAATGAAATTACAGCAGGAACAGTTCCATTAGTAGCATTATCACCAACAGCATATAGAGCATTACCATCACCAAGTTCAGATTCATTATATTTAACAAGCACTATGTACTAATATTATAAGGAGGTATTTAAATGGCAAAAACATTTACTCAAACATTTAGAAATGTCTCTGCAGTTAATGTTGTATTACCAGCAAACTATGTAGAACTTGAATCTACAATAGATACTTCTGGTAATAATATGACAGGTTCTTATTGGTTTCATTGGCATGAACCAGAAGGATTTAACTGTTATGGTGTTTCTTATTTATGGTATATAAGACTTCTTGATGACCATGGTAATACTATAAAAGATATAAATGTTACTACAACTAATGTAAATAATAAAGGTGAGAGAGTATTTTATTATCCAGCAAGTACAAGTCAATCTTTCCCAGTTAATGCATCTAATATTAGAACAGAAGCTATTTTAGATAGATATGCAAATGATAATGGTATTCCAAGACATGATGTTGTAGGAACTCCTTATTGGAGTAAAGTACAAGCATGTAAAAGAGGAGAACAAGTAAGAGTTCCCGATAATACAAGAATGACTTTTTCTATTCCAATGTCTGAAATACCAAATAACGCCAAAGCTTATTGTAATCATGTTATATTTGCTCAATATACATGGAATGGTCATCAACAAGACCCTACAGACCCAGTAAATCAATTTGGAGTATATGATTTTCCAAGTGCAGGTCAAGCAATAAGTGATGATAGTACAATAATAGATTTTGCATCTAAGTTATATCTTAGAAATGGTAATTGGCAAGATACAGCAAGAATATGGCATAAAGAAAATGGAATATGGATTAAAAGATATTTATATAAAAAGATTAATGGTACTTGGACAAAGTTACCATAATATGAAAGGAATGATTTAAATGTCATTAATTAATTCAGGTGTAATAGCGTCACCTGCTATAGAATTTGGAGACCCTAATGACCCTAATTTTAGTGGTACTTTAACTTTAAGTACTATGGAATCAGTTACATTAGAACCTGGATTCTATATAATAAAAGATTCTAAAACTATAGATGGTCAGACAGCAGATATTTGGAACGTTACATGTTTAGGAAATAATGATGCAAGTAATCCAGTATGTTATATGCAAGTATGGATTCCAGCTTCAAGTACAGGTTTAACTGTAGCAAACCAAAATATTTATGTAAGAACAATAAATTCTGCAGGAACTGGTTATGGAAATTTTACTACATTTGTAAATAAAGATTTTTTAACTGATAATGCAGCAATGAATAAAACAGGAAATCCTTTAGAAATATATGCTCAAAATTCTTCTCCTACACCAGTAGTAGGAAAGAATATAATTTGGATAGATACATCAAGTTAGTTTATTAATGGAGGAATAATTTATGGGTTATATATTATTATTCTTTGGAGGTTGTTTACTGGGCATGACTATCATGACAGTGATTCTTTCAGCGAAATCAATATACTTACAAAGTAAAGTAGATAATCTAGAAAATAAACTAAGAAAAATACAAAAATTAAAAAGGAAGTGATTAGATGGCAGTAGTATCTGGTGAAGCTCCTTTAAAAAACTCCGGTGGTTATGTTTGGGGTGGAGCAATTATTGAAATTACCTATACTGCAGGTAATGGAGCAATAACAATTAATCAAATAAGAGGTAAAGCAGCAAATAGTCAAGGTGGTCCATACAACTACAATTCCATAACTCATACATTAACATATCCTGGTGGTACTGGCACAATAACAACAAGAAATGCAACATTTAATAGTACTTCTTGGCAAACATGGACATTAGATGGAACAACTACATTTTATGGTTCTGGTTCTGGTGCATTTAAATTTACTTTAAGTAGCAGTTTTCCAACTATTCCTGGTTATGTATATGATTTTGGAACAATAGATATTGGAACACCAACATATACACCATCAGTTACAGCGCCATCAGTATCAGCATCAAGAACATCTGTATCTTATTCATTTAGTGTCACTGATTCAGGTGGTGCAGCAATAACAAGTAGTGGTGTTGATTTAAGTTTAACTTCATTTGGTAATGTAGTTGCATCGGGTAGTGGAACTTCTAATACAATTAATGGATTAACACCAAATACAACTTATTATGCTCGTTCATTTGCATTTAATGGCAGTTATACAGGTTATAGTTCAACTTATCCATCATTTAGAACAACAGGAAATCCGCCAGTAATTACTAGTGTATCAGAGGCTCCAACATTAGATTCTTGTACATTAACAATTAATGTAACTTATGATACTAATGCTACTTGGGCGGCAGGTCTAGTAGAATATGGTACAACACAATCTTATGGAAGTTCAACACCAAGTAATATTATTCAAGGATTAAATTCTGGAACGACTTATTACTATAGAGTTACAATAACAGATACTGAAGGTAGGTCTGGAACATATACAAGTAGTTTTACAACATTATCAGATAGTAAAGTATTTTATTCATCTGCAGGAGGAAGTTTTGTAAAAAGAAAGCTATATATCTCTATTAATGGTGATGCATATAAATTAGTACAAGGAAATAAAATAAATATTATTTAATAAGAAAAATGAATATATTTAGATGACACCAGAGCATCGTAATTTTAAAAAATGATAAATTATATTAGACATAAAAATTATACCTTAGAGTGTCTCTATAGTGAAATTTCAAAAATTTAAAAGTTTCTATTTACTTTTAAATTTTTTTATTTTACAATGAATTAAAGTAATAAAAAGGTAGTATATAATATGCATGTCATAGTATGTATTAGCATTCATAGAAATGGAGGTAAATTATGAATCAAAATATTACTAAAACAGAGACAGAACAATTATTAAACAACATTGGTATGACAATGGAAGGTGTTTATGACATTGTTAAGAAAGGAGTAGCAAATCGATTTAGACAAGTTTCTCAATTATGGGGATATGACACAGTAGATGATTTAGTTCAAAGCTTAATGCTTTATTACTTATCACCTATGAAAAGTACAAAAGAAATAAGATTAAATTATTATATTAAAAAATATAATGATAAAAAACATTTAGAAAATCAGATTAGGTTAGTAGCATATCAATGGCCAATATGTCAAGCAAGAAGAAAAGAAATAAAAAATAAACCTATAAGTTTTGATAGAGATTTTAATGTAGATTCAGATGATAATTCTTTAGCAGTTATTGAAACGATTCCAGATGAAAGTTCAATAGCACAAGTAGAAGATAAACTTATGATTGAAGATTTAATAAATAGATTAACTGAATTATTAAATCAATTAAATTTAGAAGCATTAAGAGAAAAATCTAAAAAAGATTCATTATCATTTTTAATCGATATGGACAATTATATTATAGTTTATAATCAAACTAAAATACAATTAAGTTTATTTAAAGACTTATATTATGGTTATAAAAGATGTGAATTAAATAAAAAATATAATAATTATAGTAAACATTTAATGGTTTTAAAGAACGCTTTATCAAAAATCTATACTCAATATGATATGCAAAAAACTATTTAAACTTAAAGCATCTATAAAAAGATGCTTTTATTTTGTAATATTTTGTAATATTTTGATGCAATTTTATAATAAATTTATTTTTTCGATAATATTTCATAATATATAATAGGAAGGAGATTATTTATGAAATTAATGCATGATTTTTTATTAGTAAAAGAAATAGAAGAAAATAGTGTTATTGAAGGAACAAATTTAAAAAGAAAGTTTGATGATTCAGATACTTTTATGAATGTAGAAATTGTTGATATATCTAGTGAATTATCTATGGAATATGCTAAGTATTATAATTTAGATTTAGTTAATGCTCATAATGATATTAAAAGATTAGTTAATACTTTCTATAAGAAAGGAAATACAGCTATTATAAGAAGAATTAGCAAGGTTCCATATGAAAATGGTTTATATTTTTGTTCATTTAAAGATATAATTGCAATTACTTCAGATGTTGATTTAAAAGTAGAAGAAGATTTAAAATTTAAACAAATGAATCTTTTTGAATAAATTTCATAATATATAATAAGAAAGGAGAATAAATATGCCAGAAGATATTAAGGCAAATGAAGAATTAGTAGAATTAGAAAAGAAAATAATTAATGATGCTAAAGTATATGTTTACAATGTCATGAATTTTGAAGGCGAGTATAGCGAAGAAAAGTACAAAGACATGGTAGATAAATCAGTTGAAAAGATTAAAGCAAATGAAGAACCAGTATTTAGTGTATATGAACCATCTATGATGCAAGCTAATTTAACTACTTTGATGCAAGGTTATCAATTCTTTGGAACAGCATTTATTAACAATTTAGTTAATAATGACCCTGAATCAGCAAAAGTTATTTTAGAATCAGTTACTCAAGATTGGTTTGATTTACAAGATTTCATTAAAAGTGTATCAAGTAAAATGGAAGAAGCAATTAAGCAAAATCAAGAAAAGTTAAAAGAAGAAACTAAAGAAAATTAAGAGAGGAAATTTAGATATGAATTTAGAAGAAGAATTAAAAATGGTTACTAGTTCAGTACCAGTTCAACAAGAATCTACACCAGTAGTAAATACGGTTGCTACACCAATACAAGTTGCAGAAGAAGTTAAACAAGAACAACTTCAATCTCAAGCTCAAGTAGTACAACCTACACAAACTATGATGTTTGGAGGAACTGCAATGCAACCAATGACTGCTATGCCAAATACTGCTCCAATTAATACAGCAGGATATATGCAAGTACAACATACTGCAGCTGATGAAGCAGGAGTTAGACAAATTCAATTTGGACAAACTATTAATACAAATCCTATTCAAATTATTAAATTAAATGTAGGAGAAAAAATTAGATTTACATTATTAGAGCAAGATGTTAAACCATTAGTATTTCATTATTCAGAAGCACTAGGAGCAGGAACCACTAGAGGAAAAAGAATACCTTGTTGGTCTACGGGTACTTATACAGCAAGATGTTGTATTGACTTAGGAAAACCTAAATCAAGATATTATTTACCTGTATTAGTATATCCTACAATGCCAAATGACCCTAATACAATTATTCCTAATGCTAAAGGACAATTTAAAGTATTAATGACTTGGGATGATATTATTTATAATGCAATCGCAGATTATGCTATTAATACTAATTGCAATGTAGATTTTATTGCAACAGGTAAAGATACTTATGGTGGATTAGATGTAAGAAATCAAGTTAATACATATAGAAGTCAATTTACAAATGATATTAATGAAGGTATTCAAAATTGGAGAAGATGTAAAGATATGATTCCATCAATGGTTAGAGAAAGTATGACTGAAGAAGAATATGTAAGAAGACTTTCTGAAGTTCAAAATGTAATTAGTGCAGCTCCACAAAATAATTATTCAAATTATAATAATTATAATAATATAATGTAATTAGATTATATTAAAGCATCTTTTATAGATGCTTTTATTTTGCGATATTTCATAATATATAATATAAGGAGGAATATTATGGCAGGAATAATTGAACAAGATTTTACTCATTGGTGTAAACCAGTTCCCTTAAATGATGATTATCCTGATAAATTTGATTTAAAATGCATAACTTCAATAGAAGAATTAAATAATATTTTAAATAGTTATAAAAAAGAAGATGGAACTTATCCTATGATGGGATTTGATACAGAAACAACAGGTTTAAATCCAGAAGAATGTAATATTGTAGGTTACTCATTTTCATTTGACGAAATTCATGCTTATTATGTTCCAGTAAAACATACTAATATTGAAGAAGCTGAAAAAGATGAAAATGGAAATATAATTAAATACCCAAAAGTTTATATATCATTAGGTGACGAAACATTAGATATTATTTATAATGTAATGTTAAATTGTGAATTGGTATTAATGTATAATGCTAGATTTGATATAAGAATGGTGAAATGGTATAAGTTTAGCGAGTCAGATGATAATTATAAAAACGAATTTATAACTAATGCTAGAATGAATTTTAAATATAATATGTCTAAAGTAAATGTATATGATATTCAAGTTATGATTTGGGCAACAGATACAGCACATTATATGCCTAAATTAAAATGGGCAGAATTACAATTTTTAGGTTGGAGAAGTAATACATTTCAAGAAACAAGTGGAGATGCAGGAAATTTTGGTTTATTAGACCCAGAAGACCCAATAACTTATAAATATGCAGCCACAGACGCATTGGCATTAATAATGTTATATAATAAATTAAAATGGGTTAGAGATGAAGCAGGTTTATCTTTACAAATGCATGCTAATGGAAAAATAATGCCTTTAACTTATTTTGAAGAAACTCCTATTTTTGCAGATGTAGAGTTATTAAAAAAGCAATCAAATTTTTATCATACTAAAGTAGATGAAATAGAAAAAAGAATATATAATATTGTAGGTTATGAATTTAATATAGCATCAGGACCTTCTAGAGCAAAAGCATTTAAAGATAAAAATATAATTATAATGGAAAAAACAGATTCAGGAGCAATCGCTACTGGCGCAAGTGTATTAGAAAAAATACAAAAAGAATTAGACCCAGATTCAGAACAATATATTTTAATATCTTTATGTATTGAATATTTACATATTAAAAAGATGTTAAGTACATATATTGATAGTTTATTAGAACAAACAACTACAGATAGTCCAATATATAAAACAGGTTTATTTAGATATAGTTATAGAAATACTGCAACCGTTTCAGGTAGATATGCTGGAGGTAAATTTTAATTAAAAACATAATATATAAAAAGGAGAGTGATGCTCATGGCTACCAGTGATTTTTTAATCAATGGTAATCCGTAATTACCACAGAACGTCCCAAAATTAAAAGGAGGAGATGTAATGTTCTATGTTGCTACAAAAGAACAAATAGAATCATTGCATCCTGAACTAATAAATTATGAACCTAATAAAACAAGATGTTTTTATAAATATGATAATGGTGAAGTAAGATTTTTTGATAGAATCTTTAATTATTATTTTAGTGATAGACCATGGGGTTTAGAACAAGAATATTTAGCAGAAGGATTAGACCAACAATGGGTAGATAAAATAGATTATTTATCATTAAATATTAGAAATACTCATAAAGCTCCAGATGGTTGGACATTTGTATGTTTAGATTATAGTGCTGAAGAAATTAGATTAGGTGCAATTAATACCGGTTGTAAACTATATACAGAAGCATTTCAAGCAGGAAAAGATATTCATACATTAGTTGGAGAACAAACATGGGGTTACGATGTATATCATAGTAATAAAAAGAAATATCGTAAAATGGCTAAAATATTAAATTTTAATATGCAATATGGTGGAACAGCTTTTGGAGCAGCTAGATTATTAAATTGTTCTGTTGAAGAAGCTGAAGATACTCTTAATCGATTCAAAAGCGCATTACAAGACCATTTTACAGTTCAAGATTCTCAAGTAATAAAAACGCATCAAACATTATGCGAACATACATTTTTTGGTTTACCAATAAGATTACATAGACAATATAATAGTAAAACTTATAAAGAAGTTTCTCAAGGTGAAAGACTTGCAAAGAATTGTCGAATTCAAGGAACAGGAGCAGATATATTATCTATTGCATTTATGCGATTATGGAAAAAGATATGGAAAGAATTATCTCATCCAGAAGATTATATTAGATTTCAAATAACAGTTCATGATGAAATAGATTTTCTAATTAGAAATGATGTTTTACAAATATTAATTCCTAAAGTAATTGATTGCATGACAATACAAATGCCAGAATGGAAAATACCATTAGCGGTAGGTTTATCTTTAGGACCAACATTTGGACAGCAATACGAATGGGAATATTCATCTAAAGAAGAAGGTTATAAATTATTAGGACCTGCATTAGAAGAAGCAAAACCTCAAGTTAAAGAAGAAAAGAAAGAAGAAGAGGTTAAGGAAGAAATTAAAATAGAATTTTAGGTGATTATATGGAAAGACGAGATAAAATAAATTATTATTTAGATATTGCTGAGACTGTATCAGAACGTTCTACATGTCTTAGGAGACATTATGGGTCTGTTTTAGTTAAGAATGATATAATTATATCAACAGGCTATAATGGAAGCCCTAGAGGTATTCAGAATTGCTCAGAATGTGGTTTCTGTCGTAGAGAGAATTGTCAAAGAGGAACTAATTATAATTTATGTCCTGGAGTACATAGTGAGATGAACTCTATAATAAATTGCGATAGAAGTGAAATGATAGGAAGCATATTATATTTAGTAGGTAAAGAAATAGATAATAATTATGTTAATGATGCAAATCCTTGTGCTTTATGTAAGAGATTAATTATTAATTCTGGAATAGAAAAAGTAATTATAAGAAAAGATAAAAACAATTATTTAATAATAAATACTAATAATTGGACTTTAGAAGATATTACAGGAGCTTATTAATAGCTCTTTTTATTTACATTTTGGTAAAATATGGTATAATATAATAATATTAAAGGAGTTGAAAATGTGAAAGATTTAGGAATAACAGATTATACTTGTAATGGTAAATGTTCTAATTGTGGTCAATGCTGTGGTGATATATTACATTTATCTCATAAAGAAATAAAAAGAATAAAAGAATATGTTAAGAAAAATAAAATAGAAGCAACACCAAAAATAGTATTTGCTTCTATAGATAATACATGTCCATTTAGAGATAATAAAAATAAAAAATGTAAAATATATGAAGTAAGACCAGATATTTGCAGAAGTTTTATTTGTAATTTAAAAAATGAAGATATTTATAATAATAGAGAAAAGAATAATAATCTTAGACTTGCTAGAAGTATGAGACAATTATTTTATAATGATAAAGATAATGCTATTAAAATGATTAATTATTTAAATTATATTATTTATGATGAGAATGATAAAATAATTAAATAAAAACATAATATATAATATAGATAATATTTAGAAGGAGGCGATATTATGTATAATGAAGATGCTATAGAAAGGGATGCTTTAATTGCTGATATTATTGCATTAGGTAAAAATTATAAATTTTATAAATATACTAATGCTCAATTATGGAATATTAAAATGAAATTAATTGCTGCTCAAAAGAAAGAATTACAAGAAACTAGAGCAAGAATTGAAGAAATGAAGAAAAGAGAAGAAGAAAAGAAAAAAGAAATATTACAACCTAGATTTACAGAAATTATTAGTGGTGATGTTTCTTATTATCAAGATAATGAAACAGGACAAATGTTATTATTTAAACCAACTGAAGAAGAAATAATGAGGTTAACTAAGAAAAGAAAAAGAAAATAAAGGAGGTGATGCTAATGAAACAGTTTGACTATAGTATTAATAAAGATATACCTTTACATGATGACCAAAATGAAGTTGTAGATTACATGTTAAATCATCCATTCTGTATTAATGCGTCCCAAACTGGTCTTTGACTTGGGAAGACATATTTATCTTTAACAGCTTTAATGCATATTTTAGTAAAAGATAAATCATTAGTTGGAATTATTTGTGTTCCTCCTAAAGCATTAAAAATATTTAGAAAAGAATTAGAAACAAAATTAAAAGTTAAATATAGTGAAATAAGTACTCAAAATAATATAAGTAATAATTCAAGAGTTATATTAATATCTCATACTAAATTAGAAGAGTCAATTCCTTTATTAAATAAATTATTACAACAAGGAAGAAAGATAGCTTTTATATTAGATGAAGCTCATACTATTTGTGCTGAAGAAAATCAATTAACAAAAGTAGTAAAAGCAATTAGACCTGTATTAACATATTGTTGGTTTTTGACAGCTTCTCCTTGCGGTAATGATATATGGGGATTATATAATTTAGTATCAATAATAGATGAAAATATTTTAGTAGATAAAAATTGGTTTAAAGCAAATTATTTAATTACTGAATATCAAAGAGTTAAAAAATGGAATCCATTTACTAAAAGATATGAATATAAAATGGAAGAAATTATTATTGATTATAAAAATACTGAAGAATTATCTAAAAGATTAAAAGATGTAATTATTATAAGACAAAAAACTTATAATCTAGAATTTATACATTATAAAACGCAATTAAATGAAGAAGAATTAAAATCATATTTTAAAGCAAGTGGCGGTCTTGCAAGAGATACTGCTAAAAAGAATTTTGCTGTAAGATTAAATGATTTAACAAGAGTTGTTGATAATAGTAGTCCTAAATATTCAGATAAGACTTCATTAAGTAGTAAAGAAAAACTATTAATGACAACAGTAAATGATTTAATAAATGACCATATATTAATAATTTATACTGAATTAAATGACAATGTTGAAAGATTAAATTTATTATTACATAAATTAAAAGCATTAAAAAAGAATATTAATAATATTCATATAATAAATGGTGCTACATCATTTAAAGAAAGAGGATTAATAGAAGAAAAAATAACTAATCACGACGTTATAATTATAACTAGTGCAGGTTGTGAGTCAATTAATTTACAAAAAGCTGATACAATAATTTTATATGATATACCATTCAGTATTAGTAGAAGTCTTCAATTATTTGGAAGAATAACTAGAACAGATACTAAATTTAGCAAACAATATATTTATACAATAGAAGCAGAAGGAACTATTGATACATATAAAAGATTATGTTTAGATATGCATACTAGTTTAATAACTCAATTATTTGGACCAATGGCTACATTACCATATAGTTTAAATTTAATAGATAGTAATATTCAAAAGAAATTAAGAAATAAATTATTATGGAGTTTTAGAACTAAAAAATTACCCACAGAAGAAGAGATTAATAGAATATTAAATAGCAATAAGTAAGATTGCTATTTTATTTTATAATTATTTTCATTTAATATAGATATAGAAAATAAAGGAGAGTTATTATAATGGGAACTTATCAAGATATAAGAGAATATTATGAGAAATTATCTGATTTAGGAAGAAAGCATAATCTTAAAAGAGGTTTTCAATCTAATGTTAATTCTCAAATAGATGAGATAGTTGCATTATTAGATGAAATTAGTTCAAAAGGATTGGAATTAATTTTTGATAATACAGCAACAAATCATTATAAATTAATAGATAGTAATGGCAAAGAATATGAATTTTCTTTATATAAAGATGTTAAAAATTGTCTATTATTAATATTAAATAATTTATAAAGGAGGTAATTAAAATGAATTTATATAAAAATATTAAAACAAATTTAAAAGAGTTTCAGTCTTTAAAAGAATCTGATTCTTCAAAAATATTAGATGCTGCTTTTGAAGCTTCTGATTATTATGGCGAAGACCCAGATTGGTATGATGTTATAGATACAATTATTAATAAAATGCCAAAAAGCAAATTTAAAGAATATTTAAAAAATAATGATATGACAGAAGAAGAATTTTATGATGGATTAGAATTTGCTGATTATGATTCAGTTATTTCAGGTTTAGAAAATTATCTTTCAGAAAAAGCTATTAAAGATATAGTAGATAACTTTAAAATTGATGATGAAAATGAAGAAAATTGAAAGTGATTTTATAAAGGAGAAATTATTATGAATTTATATGAAAGTATTAGAAATAATTTAAATGAATCAGAAGATGATGAGAGATTTGTTGAAGTAGACCATAAATCAGTAACTGATTATGATGGATTTACTACTGAATATACTTGGTATAAAGATAAAGTTAATAATACTAATGTATTTGTGTTTGGAGATAGAGATGTTTATAAACCTACTGATGGAGATTATGATTGGCAAGAAGAGAATGATGAAGCTGCTAAAGAATGGTTTGATTCATATGAAGGATTTAATGAATCAGAAGAAAATAGATTTTATGCACAAAATAAATTAAATAAATTATTTAATAAATTAGAAGATATTGATTTTGCTTATATAGATAAAGGAAATGCCGAATTTGATGCGATTATGAAAGAAATAGAAGCGTTTGTTAAAGAAAATGATATAACAGAAAAAGAATTCAATGATGTTATTCAATATTATAAAAATGGTTTTGATTTTAGTGGTTATAATTTTAAAGATTGGTTTAAAAAAGAAGAAAAGGTTGAAGAACATAGAGAAATTAGAACTCCAAGAAGTACTCCATATGATAGAACTAGAGCTGCAGTTTATGCAACAGGTAATAAATGGGCAATAGAAAATTTTAATGCAACACATAATTAGAAAGGAAAATTAAAATGAATTTATATAGTAATATTAAAAATAATTTAAATGAATCTGTTAAAGTATTACCTATTTATAGAATAGGACAAGATGAGTATATTAAAAGTTTTAATCCTATTAGATTAGATGAAGTAGGAATTACTTTAGAAGATATTGAATTATATAAAAGAGTAGATACTTCAAAAGAAGCACCAGATAAAATAAATTATTTATTAACTGCTTATATGAGATGGGATGGCGACACCGGTACAGCAACACCTGTAACATATAATATTTCTGATAATGAATATGAAGATGAAATTACACCAGCTCTTAATGGTGTATTTGATGAAGATTTAGATTATGAAATATTTAATGCTGTAGATGAAACAATTAGAAATCTTGCACTTAATATATCTCAATCAGGAAAATTAAATGAAGCAGAAGAATCTAAAGAAGAAATATTTACTTCATTTAGACCAAGCAGACAAACCGAAGGTTTACTTGGAAGATTATGGTTTAATGTAAATGACAAAGTTGATACTATTGATTTATATTTACTAGATGGGGAATATAAATTAATATATGGGATGTATGTTCCTGATTATATAAACGAATTTGTTGATAGTATAGGTGGATATGATAAATTCTTACAAGAAGCATTAAATTATGTTGGCGAATATATGAAAGAAACAACACAAGTAAAACCTCATTCAGATAAATTAGAAGAAGCAGAAGATGAAGAAGATATTATATTAGATAAAGTTAGAAATATAGCAAATGAATTAATGCAATATTTTGAAAAAAATAGTATTTATGCTGAGTTATTAGACTATAGTTATAATAAACCATATGGACATATATTATATGAAATTGCATGGGGAGATTGGAAACATGACCATCTATATTCTAAAAAACTTGTTGAAGAATTTTTTGGAGGAAGTGGTAGTGTAGCAATTAATAGTGAAGTTACTGAAGAAGATGGTTCAGATACTTATTCAGCTAAATATGATATTATTTTCGATTTAGATAATTATTTAAAATTAAATGAAGCTGCTAATCCAGCAAATGAAGAAAAGAATAAGATAATTAGAGATGCATTAAAAGGACCTAAAAGTTATAATAAAAACTTAAAAGCATTACAAAAAATGGGAATTAATAAAAATTCTAAAGAAATGGCAGAAGATGACTATGGTCAAACAATATATTTGCATGGACCTAATGGTAAACATGTAAGTGTTGACCCAGATGGAACTAATGTATGGAGAACTTTTGGTACAAGAGATGAAGACCATTATAAAAAAGAATTAGATTTCAAAAATCGTAATAGTAGTAATTATAATAACCAAGAACATTTAGATTTTAATGGTAAAAGAGCAAAAGATTTTGATTATTATAATTATTTGAATAAACCTGAAAATAAATATCAAGAAGAAGTAGACAAAGCAAATAAAGTTAAAAGTTATAGAGATAATAAAGATAAAACTGGTTATAATCTTCCTGATGAAGCACTAACACCAGAAGAAAAATCATTAAATAAAAGACCTCGTAAGTATGTTCAATTATCTAAAGATAGAAAAGAATTAGAAGATGAATTAGCAGGTTATGATGAAACTAAAAAACAATTAGATAAAGTTAATAGAAAAATTAGAAACTTACATAAATAAAATAGAAAGGAAAAATAATTTATGAATAATGAAGAAAGATTAGATGTTCCATCAATTATAGAGATGGAAGATAGAGTTACAGTTCTTGAAGGTGGAACACCTGAAGAAAGACCTAGCACTATTTATAAAAAAGAGCTTGATGATTTAAATGATAGAATCAATGTTCTTGAAGGTAAAGAACCTGAAGGACCTAAGAATCCAATGAGATTAGCAGAATTAAAAGCATTTGATGAAAGAATAGATACTCTTGAAGAAGAGGAAAGTGATTCTGTTGTTGAATTTCCTAATGGTACTAAAATAGTATTTGAATTAGAAGATTTCTGTACAGCATTAAAAGAAAAATTATCTGCTGATGATTTAAATAAATTAATAGACCGTAGTGAAGAATCAATATTCTTAAAAATAAAAGGACCTTCTGAAAATGACACAGTAGAATTTGAATTTACAGATGTAATGCCTAGACAATTTAAAATATCTAATACAAATAATGGTACTACTGGATTTATAGCACATGGTACTTGCGATTGTGATAATGGAGCGCATTTATATGAGGTTTTATTTGATTTAGCAAAACCTGAATTTGATGAAAATTATTATATCTATAATGCGACAAAATTAACTTTATATGAAAAACCTCATGTAGAAATTATATTTGAAGATGGTACAACTAAAGAAGTAAAATTAGATTCAGCAGTATTACCATTAACAGTTCTTGATTTAGATAATCCTAAAGTATTTGAAAAAGAAAGAGATATAATTTATAATAGCTCGTTTGATGACTTGCTTAAAGCATATCAACCAGATTATGAAGACTTAGGAGTAACAGATGCATTACATAAAATATCATTTGATAAAAATACAGGTAGTCCATTCCTATTTATTCTTGGACCTGACTCTAATGTTACATTAAGTAATGGTGTTCCAGTAGTTACTGGAGATGCCTCTATATCTATTGGTGTAGGTGAGGATGATGCACAGGATAGTGGAGTATATCTTATTGAAGACTGGGATGGCACAGTAGCATCATATAGTGCTTATACTAAGCATTTATTAGGACACTATTCAAGCGGTGGAGATACAATTCCACATATATTAAGCTTTGGACTTATTCCTTCTGAAGAAGAAGTTATTCAACTAGTTAATGATGCTGTAATGTTTAATCCAGTAAAATTAGTATATGTATTAGAACAATGTGATGCATTACAATTAGCAGTAATTGATGTAAACTTTAGTGATGCTAATAAATTCCCTATTAAATATTATACTGAAGAATAATTAAATAGAAAGGAAAATAATTATGAAAGAAGAAACTAAAAGATTAGATGTAGCAGAGCTACAAGATTTAGAAAAAAGAATTGATGTACTAGAAGGACAACCAGAAACTCCATTAGTATGTCCTATATTTAAATCAGACTTAGACGATATGAACGATAGAATAACTGTATTAGAGGGCGGTACAGCTCCTGGACCACAAAATCCAATGAGATTATCTGAATTAAGTTCTTTTGAAGGTAGAGTAGAAGAACTTGAAGATAAACCTCAAAAACCTCTTATGGTATTTGACGATGCATTTAAAACAAAATTTGCATCTTATTATGATGAAGTAAAAGATGAAGGAAGCGACAAATATTTTAGATGGTTTGATGTTGCTACTAATACAGGTTGTCCAGCAATATTTGTTGTAGGACCGGATACAACAGTAACAATATCTAATAATAAACCTGTAGTTAGTGGAGATAATCAAATTTCAGTAGGTTTTCTTGGTGAAACTGCTTATCTTATTGAAGATTGGGATGGAACTAAATTACCTGACGCAACACTTTATCACGAACTTTGTACTTTATCAAGTGTTATAAGTCCAACATTTGAAAATATACTAAGTGCTACTTGGACAGCAAGTCAAGCATTTAAATTAGATACTGATATAACATTAACTGATTTATTTAATCCAGCTAAATTAATTGTTATTTGGGAAGATTGCGATGCACTATCAACATTTGAAATTGATTTTGACGATGAAGATGCAGATATATTCCCTATTAAAGAACAAACAGAATAGAGAATATAATGAATATACAATATTTCGTTAGAACTACAGAAGATAGAGAATTTGATTATGATTTGGACTATGAAATATTGGTAGATACAGAACATAAAGCAGTTGATTCATTTATAGAAGCATTGTATTATATATCAGATTTTGATGCAGTGCTTCTAGAAGATGATTTAGTTTTATGTAAAAATTTTAAAGAAGAAATAGAAAAAGTAATAATGCAATATCCAGATAAAATAATTAATTTCTTTTCAGGACCAAGAAAATATTATTCAACACATTTTTCAGATTTCTTTGATTATAATCAATGCACATATTATCCTAAAGCAATTACTAAGAAACTTGCTGATGAGATGACAATATTACATAGTAAATACCCTAAAGCAAGGTCTTATAATTTTCTTGAAACAAAAGCATTAGTTAACTTAGGAATAAGTCATTTAGTATATAGACCAACATTAGTTCAACATAAAGATGTAAAATCAATTCTTAATGATGGAGCAGAATTAAAAAGAATAACCCCATACTTTAAAGATTATATAGATGAATTAGGTATTGCCTATGAAGATGCATTTAAATTAGAAAATAAAAAGAGATTAGATGAAATGGTTGAAAAAGATACGATAAAGTTTGAAAAAGAAATGAGAGGAGATATTAAAGATGAGTTTATATAGTAATATTAAAAAGAACTTAAAAGAATCTGTAAAATATAAAGATTTAAATGATGATGCAAAAATTGAATTATCAGAACGAGGAAGATGGACATGTTACTATTGTGACGAATGTGGTTCTTGTTTTAATGAATTAGATTCTAAAAATGTTGATTTGGAATCTTATTATGGCGTAGGAAGTGATTTTCCGGATACTCATTATGGAACATTTTATTATTGCCCTAATTGTGGTGCAGAATCTCCTCAAGAAGTAACATTATATTTTGAAGATTTATTAGAAGAATATGTTAATGATAAAGCAAATGAAGAAAATATAATTAAAGAATTTAAAAAATACTATCCAGAAATAGATATAACTAATATGACCAATGAAGAAATTTTTGATAAATATATTGATGAGATATATGAAATGGTTAATGATTTAGGATTATATTAAAAACTACTAATATTATTTAGTAGTTTTTTTATTATATATATGAAAGTAAGATTAATTAATGAATTAATATACTAATTAATAATTCAGAGATTAATTATTAATTTACCTGCAAGGATTCAACAATTATGATTTATTTTCAAAATATTTAAGGAGGAAGAAATTATGAACGAAGCTAGTTTAACTAGAAAGTATCTTAAAGAAGGCGAAGCAATAGTTAAAAGAAATGATAAATTAGTTGCTTCTGTAGAAAAAGCACTTAAAGAATCTTCTAATAGAACTTTATCTGCTTTAGATAAAATTAAATTAGCAACAGTTATTGATAATACAAGTAATCTATTAATGATGAATGAGTCTGATGACCATACTGAAGTTAAAGATATTGCTAAAAAACAAGAGTTCTTAAACTTAGTTGTATGTACTTGGGCTAAATCAACATTACCTGTTTCTACAATGACTTTTGCAATGACTCAAGAAACTAGTGTTGTTTATTACCTTGCATATAAATATGCTAATAACAAAGGTGGTATTCAAGCTGGTGATACCCTAAATACTTATGACCAATATTGGGTAGACGATGCTAAAGTTGATGCAGCATCTAAATATGCATCAGAAGAAATCGAAGGAGAAACTGTTGGTGCTTTGGCTGCTACTGACACTTACAAAATGGAATTTGCTCCAGTAAATGCTGGTACAGTTAAGATTACTGATGGTACTAATGAATATACTGACGATGAAGCAGGAAATATCAAAAATGCTTCTGATGTTACTGTTGGTACTATTGATTATGTAACTGGTATTATTACATCTACTACATTGGCAACAACAGATGCTACAATTGATTATACTTATAATAATCAAGAATGTCCAGTTGAAGTTCCTCAATTAAAACTTGAAGTTACTAAATTACTATTAAATGCTAAAGCATATACTTTAGGATATACTTATAGTACATTCGCAGCATTTAATTTAGCTAGAACTCAAAATGTTGACCTTAAAGATTTACTTGGTGAAGGAGCTGCTAATGAATTAGTTGAAGAAATTGATGCATTAGTTTATAAAGATTTCGCTAATAGTGGAACTACTTTAGGTGTAACATTCAATATGAATGCTACTGGATTCTTCAGTGAACATGAATATTATCAAGGATTTGGTAATAGATTAATCCAAGCTCAACAATTAGTATGGCAAAAAACTAGAAAGATTCGTCCAAACATTGCTATTTTAGGTATGAATGGTGCTTATCTTGCTAGACAATTAGATGGCTTTACTTCTCAAGAACAAGCTAATCCAGTTGGAATCCATGTAATTGGTTCTTATAGAGGAATCACAATGATTGAAAACCCATTCCAAGATGAAGACTTAAATATCTTAACTTATAAAGCTAATGAATTTACAGGTTCTTACGCTGTAGGTGAATACATGCCTGTAATGCAAACTGCTCTATTAAGTTATGAAGATTTCAGAAATAGTTCTAGTTTAGCAACTATGGTAGCTAAGAAAATGTTAAATACTAAATTCTTTGCTGAAGTTACTATAACTCATAACTAATAGTTTTCTAAAGGTAGAGTTTAAAGACTAGTTTATACTAGTCTTTTTTATTTACTAGAAATTTTATTTAATAATAGAAGATAAAATATCTTCTTATATTATATTTTAAGTTGCAGGTATAAAATATAATAAATAAATAGAAGGAGAAATATTCAAATGTTAATAAGAAATGTTATTGATTTTAAAGCAAATCAAACAACAAATCCAAGTAAATTGGCATCCGCAATTGCCCATAATATTACAAATGCTGATATTAGAGTTAATTGTTTAGGACCTCAAGCTGTTTGCGGAGCAATTAAAGCTTTAATAATAGCTAAGAAATATACTCAAAATAATAATTTTAAATTAGCTTTTGATTTTTATTCTGTTGATGAAACAGATAAAGAAGGAGCTGTTTTAAATATTATTCAAGTATTAATATCAAAAGTAGATAATGAGGAGGAAGTAAAATAATGGAAAAGACTTATAGTATAAGAATATCTTTTAATCATGGTAATGATATTACTTTAGATTTAAAAGGTTGTGGTTTATTACATATTAAACCTTATAAAGACTATTATTTTATAAATGCTCCTATTGAATTTACTACTTATTTAGCTCAATTAAGAAGATTAGGAATTACATATAAAATAACTAATGATAGAAAAGGTTGTTTTCAAACAATAGATTTAACTTCATATTTTAAAAATGATGCTAGAGAAATTCTTAAGAATTTAAGAAAAGCAAATGTTATTAATGAAGATAATTATTTAAATGAAGACACTAAAAAAGCTAAACATATTAAACCTGAAAGAAAAGTTGTTCTTTCTTCAGACGATTTAATTGAAACTAAAGAAGTAGTAGTAGAAGCTCCTCAAGAGGTTAAACCAGAGGAAGCGAATAATAATGAGGTTAATAATATTATTACTGAAGTCACTGAAACAGAGGCATTAGATGTAATAAATGAATCAACTGATGAAAATGTTGAAACAGAAACACAAAATGAAACACAAAGTGAAACAGAAACTGGAACACAAGTTGATGAAGAACCTCCAAAAGTATATTCTGAAGAAGAAATACGAAAGATGAGTAAAAATGATTTACTTGAATTAGCTAATTCTTATAATATTAAAGAAGTATCTGAAATAAATACTAAAAAAGAAATAAGAGAAGCTATTTTAGAAAAGATAAAGAATTAAATTTAGAAGGGAGTTCTTAAGATGAATAATGATTATAAGGATTCAGAAGCAAAAAGATTTATAAAATCTATGCTAGGTAATTCCAACATGGAGATAGAACTCCAAGATGAAGATTATGAAGTTATAGAAAGACAGACTATGAATGTAATTGCTCCTTATTATGAAGGAACAAAATATATTTATGGTTCTGGCGATGTTATAGATTTAAGTAATTATCCAGAAGTTATCTCAGTACATCAAATATTTGATACAAATAAACAAGATGATGAGTTTATTCAAGCTCTATATTTTGGTCAACCTGGTGTATATATTTGGGATTCAACTACAATGAATAATTATTTACAATATGTATCATTACAATATTTATTTACTAACTTTAGAACAATGAAAAGTAAAAATTGGAAATATATAAAACCATTTGTTTATGTTCATGGTTATACTGGTAATGTTATAATGGAATGTTTTGTTAGACCTACAAAATTTTCTGATATAGACCCAGAATCAGATAAATATGCTTTGGCACAACAATATGCATTGGCATTGGCTAAAGAAATTGTTGGTAGAACTCGTAGTAGATTTACTATAGCAGGAAGTCCATATCAATTAGATGGACAAGCTCTTATTCAAGAAGCTCAACAAGAAAAAGCAGATGTTATTGCAAGAATTATTCCAGAGATAAGGATTTATTAATATGGCAGCAACTAAATTAGATTTTACAATAGAAGATTTACAATTAAGCAAAGATATGAAAGACCTCCCAGTTATCGCGAAGTATGATGAAGCTGTTAAGGAATTATTATCACAAGTATTTGCAGGTAATGTGATATTAGCTCCTTCTGATAGAGCTTTTGAATTATATGTAAATCAACAAAACGATAAACTACATTTTCCTTTTATTTCTATATTTCCATCTAGTAATGGTTATACAAGAGTAAATAAAAACTTTGCTCAATCTAATATTGGTAATCCTATTAATAGAGCAGCAATATTATTTAATAATGATACATTAAAGAAAACAGGTCAAACAAAATTAATGCAAAATTTCTATCAAGTTCAATACTATAATATCCCCTACATTATAGATTGTTGGAGTACAAATAGAATCCAAGCATTACAATTAGTACAAGAATTAATGTTCTGGTTGCAAAGCCAAGGACAAATATTAATAAATTATAAAGATAAGAAATATACAGCTAATCTTACAATAGATGATACAATAGCTGATAATACTTCTTATACAAGTTATTCTGATTTAGGTAACATCTATAGATTTACTATAGCAATTAATATTGAAGCTCCTGTATTTAGGACTCAAAATTATTTGAATATAACTAAGAGTGAATTAGAAGTTACTTTAAAAGATAACGATACAGAAAATAATATTGATACAAATATTATGAAAGGAGAAAATTAACATGAAAGAAAAAACTCTTTTTGGTATGTTAAATGATGATTATCGTGAATCAGTTCTAAAAGAAAATGAAATGAAAAAAGTTAGAGCTAATATTCGTGAAAAATCAAGATTAAAGAAATTAAATGAATCAAATAAGAAACATTTAAAAGAATCTGTTAATATTAATGTAAGCGCTGATGGAAATGTTAATGTCAATAACGATAAAGTTAATATTAATATAGAAGAACAATCAGCTCCTATAGTAACAGAACCAATTCCAGTTGAAGAACCAGAAGTAAGTGAAGTAGAAAATACTGAAATTATTGAAGAATCAGATGCTGATAATATTGAATCTTTAGCTAAAAGAATGGTTGCTTTAGATAAAAAGTATTCACCTTATGCAGGATATACTCCATCAGATGAAGAAATGTTAGATAATAATTTATGGTATCTAAATACTGGTGAAGATTTAGGTGAATTATCTTCTTGGTATATTAATGAAATTATTGCTAATGATGATGCCCCAGAAGAAGATAAAAAAGAAGCAAGTGAAATTCTTGATGCTTTTGATGATATAGCAAGAAAAAAAGGATTCACAGAATCAGAAGAAACTAAAACAGTAGAAGCTGAAGCAATTGCTAAGAATCCTAAAAATAGAGGAGATATTGAATTTCAAGCATATATTCCAATTCTTAAAGATGTTGCAAAAATGCTTGTTCAAAATGTAAATGAAGAAGGAGTCGGCGAAGATAGACCAAATGTTATATTTGGAATTGAAGATACACATGCATCAGACGAAGATGCTTATGTTTATGCATATATTAAACCGACTGAAAGTATTCCTGGAGAAAAAGAAGAAATTCCTTTTGGCTTAGGTGTTTCTGATAGTCAACAAGGAGCTCCATATCACGGTGAAAAAACAGAAAGATTCTTACAATTCTGGGTAGATGATGATTCAAACAAAGCTCGTGATGGCGAAGTAAATGAAGAGATTAAATTCTCAACTGATACACCTATTGCAAAACTTAAAGAAGATTTTTATAAATCACTTTGTAATTCTGAAGGAGCAAGATATTTAGAAAAGAAAATTGGAGACTATCAAGATTTAATTAAATATAGAAAAGATAATAATATTACTGATAGTGAAAAATTAAAAGAATCTGAAGCTGAAGAAATAGGAGAAGATGTTATTAACTCAGTAGTTTCAAAAATAGCAGCTGAAGATGCAGAATTAGCAGATAAGATTAAAGAAATATTATCTAAAGATTCTGAAGAACCTGAAACAGAAGAAGTTACAGAAGAACCTCTTGAAGAATGTGAAATATCTTCATATAAAGTTACAAGAATTGCTCCAAATTCAAATGCTTATATGTTAGAAGCTCAAACTAAAGACGGTTTAAAATATATTATTGGAAAGAATTTTAATGAAACTGAAAAAACATTAGATGAAGCTGAAATTTTAGATAATAAAAAAGATGCTTCAAATAAGTTTAGAAGTTTATTAAAATAGATTAATGAAAGGAGAATAATTTATGGCAGATTTATTACCAAACATAAGTGTTACTTTAAATCAAGTTAAAGCAACATCAGGAACTAGATTGGTACCTATTAATGCTACTGTAGTATTAAAAGCTAAATCAGGACCAATTGGTGAATTAACTAAAATAAGTTCATATTCAGAAATGGTAAAAACTTTCGGTTTAGGTGATTCAACTACTCCAGCATTATATGGTGTTGAACAATATCTAAAAACATATAATTATGTTAATATTATTCGTGTTGCTTCATCAAATGCAGCAAAAGCATCAGTTGCTTTAAAAGTTGAAGGAGAAGACCCTGAATCAGAAACAGCACTTGGAACTATTATTTCAGGTGAATCAGTATATAAAACTGATATTTATAATGGCGATATAGTTAAATTAGTTTATAATTCTGCAAGAACTAGATTATCTATTTCAGCTGAATTAGATGGTGTTACTTATACAACTCCATTAGAATTAATAGATTTATCTACTGCCAAAGCCGATGAATTAGAAGTTGTTTTAAATAAATTAGTTACTAATTGGAATGCTTTAAATACAGGTATTACATTAGAAAATAAATTTATTAACAAAACTGCTTCAGATGATACATTAGCTCCAACTGATAAAGTATCAGGAACTGTTGGTTTAGGAGATTGTGGTAATGATAATTCAATTTCTAATGATAGTATAGTTGAATTATTAAAATTAATTGAAGACCCTACAGTAGAAACTCAAGACGTAGTAATGGTTCCAGAATTTAGAAATTATGCGATAGTAAATGCAGGAACTGCATTAAAGAATGCTTATTTCTATATAGTATCTGCAGCAGGAACTACATTAGCAGAAAAACAAGATGCAACTTCTAATTATATTCCATCTGATAAAGGTGTTATGTA